TGTCGATATGGTACGGCGACCACATCACTCAGTGCAATAGGCATCGCCTTCCCTATCACTAGAAGTGGGAGGGAGAGGCAACCCCATCACCACGCCCGGCCTGCCTCGTTGACGTGCCACAACGACCAATGAGAGATTGCGTGGCAGGCGCCAACCATCCACGAGAGGAACGCAGTGCAGGACGACGAGGACGACGCCAGCCTGCACATCGAACCCCTCAAGAGCATGCTCAGAGGCAGCCAGGTCGGCCCCGTCGCCACGTTCACGTACACCGGCGACGGATGGGCCGCCACCGGATCCGTCAGCCGCACCTCGCAGGGCCTGGTCATCTCCCACCTCGAAGTCGACCCCGACGAAGAGGGGACCGGGATCACGACCGCCATGCTCCGCGACGTGCCCACGCGCAAGATCCTCTCCAGTGCACGCTGGATCCAGTCGCTCGCGCTCCGCCATCCCGCCGTGCGGGCCGACCAGGAGCAGATGCCGACCCTGGCGTCCCCCGTCGAGGGCCGCGCCCCGATCACCGACGAATTCCTGCGGCGCGTCGCCCTGGACTACCTCGAGGAGACCGCCCCCGGCAAGCCGCGTGGTGCCATCTCCCGACTGACCAAGCGCTACGGCAAGTCAACGCCCACCGTCTCCCGGTGGGTCGGGAAAGCCCGCGAGGCCGGCTGGCTCGGCCCCGCCGTTCCCGGCCGCGAAGGCGGAGAGCCCGGGCCGCGCATGGGTCACGGCTGACGGACCGTCCCGCCGAGTAGCCGTCCGCGCCCGACACGCCCCGCCTCCCGCCCATCCCATACCCACCGCAGTAGTCTCCCCTCGCGTGCATGTGACGTCCTACGCGCAAGGGGCTCCGGCCGGAGTAGCCCGTTAAAGAGCTCCGGCCGCCCCCGAAGATCAGCCCCCCACCCGAACGGTGATCCTCATCCCGTTGGTGTCCATGGCGTCGATGAGCCTCTCGATCTCGTCGCGGACATCCCCGGCCCGGGTCACCTCCCAGTGGGTGACACCAGTTCCGGGCCTCTCGGTGCCAGCCGGCTGCGCGCCGGGGGCAAGCTCAGCAAGGTAGCCGAACGCTTCGGCCTCCCGGCCGTTCGGTACCTCGGCCTTGATGTACGTCTTCGCGCTCATGTCGCACCTGCCGCTCGACTACCCCCTCTTCCACGGTAGGCACCGTCGAACGGCGCCGCACAGCGGGGGCGGCGGTCATGCGGCCAGAATAACGGCGCGCGAAGGCCCCGCGCCCGGGAACAGGGCGCGGCCAGTTCGTCTCCGCCTTCATCTGGTGCGGGAAGGGACTGCCCGGGGCGGCGCGCAAGTGCAGAAGTCACCCGCACGTGTGATTCACGTGGACAGGCGAGGACTTTCAAAGTACTTTCGAAGTATGAGCCCGACACCCTCTGCAACCTTCTCCGAGCTCGTCAACAAGCCCGTCGACACCGTCGCCAAGATGGACCGCGCACCACGCCACGGCATCCGCATCGTCCGCCGAGGCGACGAAGACCTGTACCTCACTACCGCAGCACGCGCCGAACAGGTCGTCGAAATCGTCGACTCCACCACGCGCATGTTCGTCGCCCTCATGAAGAGCGAACCCGCTGCCGTACAGCTACTCACCAGCGTCTTCCCCGATGCCTTTCCCTGGGTGCGCTTCCTCCCCGACGACGCCGTCAGAGAATTCCTCCTCGAGCTCATCGATACCGCCAAGGCCAGCACCGCTCTAGGCATCGTCGACCCCATCGCCACCGTCATCGCAGCCTGGAAGAGCACCGCCGAGGTCTACGCCGACCCCGAACTCTACGCGGCACTCACCAGCGGCACCCACGATGACCACGGCCGCGTCACCCTGCCCGAGGTGGACGACGAGTGAGCGGCAAGAGGGGGGAACGGGCAGCACCGCCGCCCGGGAGTAACGAATTCGACGTCCGGTTCAGCTGCAACGAAGCAGGCAAGGGCTGGGACGACCTAATCCAGCAGGCGCCAGCCAACCTTCTGGCAGCCTGGCGCGAGATGCGCGCCAGTCCCGCCCCGGCCGTCCAAACGGCGCGCCATCATCGACTCAGGCACACGCTAGCCAGCGACTCCTACAAGGGCCAGGTCTACCCACAGTGGCAGATCGAGGTCACTGGGGGCGGTCGTATCTGGTACCTCTTCGACGAGGAACGGCGCACCTGCTGGATCCACTACGCCGGGACCGGCCACCCGAAAGCCACGGACTGAGTACGACGAGACGCCCCGCCTCCCCGGAAGCGGGGCGCTTTCGCATGCCCTACCTGACAGATCCTGACGGCGGCGGGTGCATCCTGTTCCCGTGGACCAAAACATCGCCGGCCTCCTCGGCCTCGACCTCACCGACCCAGAGACCATCGCGCTCATCGCAGAGCAGGACGAGATCACGGCCATCCGACGGCGAGTCTGGGACGTCCTAGCCCGGACCGGCACCAGCGAGGAGCAGCTGTCCGAGCTGATCAACGTCGACCCCGCCAAGCTCGCGGCGTCGCTCGCCGGCGACCGTCGCTTCTCCACCTACGAGCTCGCCGCGATCGCTACGCACGGGGGCGTGACCGTCGAGTGGCTGTGCGCAGACGACGACCAGCCCTCCGACGACTGCCCACCCGAGGTCACCGAGGGGCTCGCCCGGCTCGTCGGGCGAGCCGACGTGTTCGCCACCCGGCGCCCCGACCGTGACGGCTACACGATCGCCGTGTACCTGCCGCCCGGCATCACCGAGACCGAACGCGACCGGCTGTACGACGCCATCGCCGACGCCGCGCACCACGGCGACGGCTGGGACGTGGTCGGGGTACCCGGGGACCCCATGGGGATCAGCAGCGCCGAGGGGTGAGCAGCACGGAGCCCCGGCCGGGAAGCGACCGGGGCTTCAGCCTGTCACTCGGTCAGAATGCGGCACGATCCGATCAAATTCGATCGCCGTTCGTGAAGGACTCGTGGAGTAGGTAACGCACCGTCTGACCTGCATGAACGAGAAGTAGTTGGAAGATTGCGGGCGCATTTCCGTGACGCCAATCGTTCAATAGGCATGGGAATCGCCACCACAGAAGTCCCTCCCCCAGGGGCACCCGGCACCACCCCCGACGCCGTCCCGCTCGACGCCATTCGCGTCGGCGAGCGCGACCGTCAAGTCATCGACGGGATCGACGAATTGGCTGCGTCCATCGCTGCCGTCGGTCTCCTTCACCCGATCGTCGTCACCGCGAACCTGGACCTCGTGGCCGGCGGGCGACGGCTCGCTGCGGTCCGGCAGCTCGGCTGGACCGAGACGCCGGTCACCGTCGTCGACTGGTTCAGCGCCGAGCAGGCCCTGCGCGCCGAAGCTGACGAGAACACCTGCCGCAAGCCGCTGTCCCCGCTGGAGGCCAGCCGGATGCGCGAACGCCGGATCAAGGTGCTTACCGAGGCGGCGGTAATCCGCAAGCCCGGGCGCCCCGCCAAGACGGTCGAGCCGGAGATCCCGCAGGACGGATTCTGGGAGGAGCCAAAGGCTGACCGCGGAAACTCGTCCAACTTGGACGAGTTTCCAACGAGTCCGACCTCTGCGGCTGCACGCAAGGTGGGCGCCGTCACCACTGGCTTCTCCGGTAGCTCCATCGACAAGGTGGACGAGGTTCGGCAGATCGCCGAGCGTGGCACCCGCACCGTCGGCGCCGGCAGCGCCAAGCATGAGGAGCCGGTCCCTGAGCCGGTCCGCGAGATCGCCCGCAAGCAGATGCCCGCGCTCGCCCAGACCGGCGCGGCCATCAACCCGGCGCACCAAGCGGTGCGCAAGGCACTCGATGAGCATCTCGGCAAGGACCCCGATGTCCAGCTCGCCCTGGTGTTCAAGAACTACACCTCGGCCTGCGTAGCGCTGCGCAACTTCACGATCTTGGATCCGGACCGCGTAGCCGAGGCGCTCACCTCGCGTCGGGACGGATCCGAGCGCTGGGCCGAGTTGGATCGGCTCCGCGCCGCGGTCGACGACTGGTTCGACCGCATCGACACGGCCAGGCCCAAGCCTGGCCTACGCCTCGCCGGAGGAAATCAGTGAGGAACAGCAACATCCGGAACATGCTCAGTGCGGAGGAGCGCGCCGAGTACGACGCCCTCGTCTTCGAGGCGGGGTTCGACGAGAACGGCCAGCGCCGGCCCAGCTGCGAGATGGGCGACAGGTTCCACGAGCTGCTGAACGACGCCATCCAGGCGCAGCGCACCTGGGCCAAGTGGGTGATGGACGAGGACGCCCGCGCCGGCCACATCCGGCGCTTCAAGTCCTGGGACCGGACGCGCCACCCGGTGCAGACCCGGGACGGCGAGAAGTTGGTGCGACTGTCGGGCGTCCAGGCGCTGCGGCGGCGCGATCCCGAGACGCAGGCCCTGTTCTGGCAGGACACCAGCCTGGAGGATATGACCGTGGACGACCTCAGCTCGGTCATCGAGGGCATGGACGGCAAGATGGCGCCGCTGGTGTACAACCGGGAGACCGCCCGTAGCCTGCGCGCCCTGGTGACGGAGTGCGGGACGGCCACGGTGGGCGAGGCGCTGGCGTTGCGCGGGATGACGATCGACGAGTACCTGCTGGGGAACGCCGCCTGACGCAGAAAGACGCAGCCCCCGCCCAGGCGAATTGGGCGGGGGCTGCTGCATGTGGGGGCTACTCGTAGGACAGCGCCTGCATCCCAAGGTCCAGCCCTCGGGTGGCCGGCGCATAGTTCCCCATCGGCGCCGGATCCAGGCCCAGAGTCCACACGGTCACTGCGTACTCGAAGTCCTGGCGCACGTGGTGGTACTCCTCGGCCTTGTCCTTGAGATAGCGGGCCGCGGCGGTGCTGTATCGGCTGTACTCCGACGTGCAGGTGAGGAGGTCGCCGATCAGCCCGTCGACCGCCAGGTGCCACTGATTGAGGTAGCCGGCCAGCTCCTTGAGGAAGCTGCGCGCGGCCAGCTCCCCGAACTCGGCGGTGTGGTCGCGGATCGAGTCGGCGTCGAACTGGTCGAAGCAGTCGTGGATCGCGGTCCCGTAGACGGCGGCCTCGAAGCGGCTGATGCCCTGGGTCTCCCCGGGGGTGAAGGGGGCAGTGTCGTAGTCGTAGTGGGTGAGCTCGCGGGTGGCGGTCATGGTCACTCCTGGGTTGTTGGCGGGTCGGATTCGGCCTTCTTGGGCCGGTTCTTCTCACCGCGCTGCCCTGCTGCGATCTGCCTGGCGCGGGTGAAGTGCACGCCCATGAGGTCGCCGATCTCGCGCCAGGTCTTGCCCTGCTCTCGAAGACTCAGGACACGCTGCTGCCTGAGCTCCCGGAGCCGCGCGTGCTGCGCGGGCCACTGATCAAGAAGGTCGGTTGTGGCCCGGATGCATGCTCCGTCGTCATCAATGCCTTCGAGTGCGGCGATGGCGTCCATGATGCGCTGCACCTCCTCTGGGTGTTGTGCCACTCCCGCTCCCTTCGTGCCGTGAGGGCGCGACAGCATGGCCATATTAGAGCCTAGGCTCTTGCATTGCTAGAGCCTAGGCTCTAGCGTGGTCTATGCGTCGCACTCACGCAGTGCTCCGTATCGATCAACAGCAAATGGCCCCGGCCGGCGCTCGCAACGCCGCATGGCCGGGGCCAGACCCACCTCAAGCCGCTAAGCACCGAGGAAGGTCTCCCATGGAGAGTACCGAGCAGTCACGTACCTGCACAGACGCCCCGCGCGTCACCACGCTCCGCCCGCGCCCGGCCCCGCCGCGCCAGCGCCTCACCGCCCGGCCCCTGGCCCGCGACCTGTGGGACGCCCACCACGCCGACCGCGCCTTCGGAGACGCCGACGACGGCCCCGCAATCCCCCGCATCCCAAGCCCCCGCCAGCCCAGCGACTACGGCAGCGCCGCATGAACGACGAACCCACCCTCGTCGGCTACGGCCAGCCCGAACACCCCGCCACCGACGCGGAGATCGCCGAAGGACTCTACGAGGAACGACCGGCCGAGCCCGTACGACTCCAGGGCGACACCGCAGGCAGAGCCCAGTAGCCAACCCGCACCCAGACCGGCGGCCGCGCTGAACACCGTCCCCCGCGGCAGCGCGGCCGCCACCCACAGCCAGCTCAACGAGAGGAACGCCATGAACCCGATCAGCAGCACACCCGAGCCCAGCGACGACAAGCCCGAGCCCAGCAACGACGAGCCCGAGCCCAGCAACGACGAGCCCCAGCGCATGCGCCCCACCCCGATCGACACCGACGTCTGACACACCCACCGCCGGGCAGCCCATCGCTGCCCGGCCCCACCCCATCCCCGGAGGAGAAGCACCGTGACCGACACAGGCAAGCTCGACCGAGCCGCAGCCTGGAGCCGCCACGCCGCCCTCTGGCTCCGCGACACCGGACTCGGCGGCTTCGGCTTCGCCTTAGTCCTCGTCGTCGCCCTCTCCGGCTGGTCCGCCAGCTTCATCGGCCTCCACCTCTTCGGCGAGCAGCACATGATGCTCAGCCACCGATCCGCATGGCTCGTCCCCATGACCTTCGACGGCGCCCCCGCCGGCCTATCCATCGTCGTCATGCGCGCCGGCGTCCACGGACGATCCGCAACGCTCTGGCGCACCCTGATCGTCGCCTTCACCGCCCTGTCGTCGTGGATCAACTGGGAGCACATCAGCGACCCCGTCGGCCGGGACGTCGCCGCCCTCATGCCACCCGCCGCAGTGATCCTCTTCGAAGGGCTCATGTCGGAAGTCCGGGCCGCCGCGAAGCGCCGCGACGGAGCCGAGGTTCGCCCCCGCCTCCACCCGCTGCGGTTCCTGTTCGACCACAAGGGAACCTGGAACCTGGTTCGCGCCTACGTCCTGAACCTCCCCCTCCCGGACAGATTCGAGGAAGTTCCGAACCAGGTTCAGGCGCGCCCCTCGGAGCCCGAACCGGTAGAGGTTCACCGGCCCGGGCAGGTTCCGGAACCCGCAGCACCCCAGGTTCCGGCTGGTTCCGAACCTCTCCCGTCGGCGGCCGTTGAACCTGCGGATCCGGGTCAACCGAATCTCACTCGAACCCAGCCGAAGCGCAGCAAGCCCAAGCCGGCCGCCGAGGCCAAGCCCACCAATCCCGGCACGCCGTCGGTCCTCGATCAGGTGCAGCAGATCCTCGACCTGATCCAGGAGCACGGCTACGACACCGTGAAGCTCAAGTTCGTCCAGGAGCAGACCGGCATGTCCAAGACGACCGCCTACAACCGGCTCATCGAGGCCCGTACCACCTGGGCCGAGGAGCACGGCGAGGGCGGCTAGACCCGCGTCGTCGTCGTAGTCGCCCACGGCGACGACGACACCCACCCCACCCCCTGTACGCGCATGACCTGCCCCTCCCGGCCCAGCGACGACGACTACGACGACATCAAGGAGACCCCCGTGGCGGACACCCAGGCCCCGCCAGCACCCCCGACGATCCCGGCCCCAGCACCCGTGGCGGCTCCGGTGCCTGCGGTCACGGCCGACTGGCAGCAGCCCGCATCCGCCGAGCACCAGCCGCCCAGCCGCCCGTCCAAGCACCGCCGCGGCATCCCGGCCGGCCCTGCTCTGGCCGCCGCGGGGAACGCTGCCACGCTCGCCGCTACGGGTGCCTACGCGGCGGGCGGCTGGCCTGTCCTGGCGGCCGCAAGCGTCGGCATGGTCGGGGTTGGTGCCGCGGGGGTGGTTCGCCGCCGCGGGACCGTGAAGCGTCGGACGACTGCCCGCGCGAACCGGTCCGGCGGAACCGGGTCCTGGTCGGTTCCGTCACGGTCGGGCGCCGGTTCGGGCTCTGCTGGTTCCGCGCGAACCTCTCGCCCTGGTTCGACCACCGGCTCCGTCGGAACCGGTTCGCCCCGAACCCGATCAGGTTCCGGCTCGGCCCCAGGTTCCGGCGGCCCCAGAACCCGCAGAGGTTCCAGCGCAGGTTCCACTGGGGACTCGCGGTTGGCGCGGCTCGCGGACCGGATGCGCGGCGGAACCGGCAAGACCGACCGCCATGGGAAGCAGAAGCCCGGGAAGGGCAAGACCGGCCAGCGGCAGGGCGCAGCCGCGTCCCTCGCCCGCCGCGCCGGTCGTGTCGCCGCCCAGCAGTCCGCGCGCGCCTGGAAGGCCAGCAAGCCGCACCGCACCAAGGCCGGCGCTGCTGCCCGCCGCCACGCCGTCCGGGCCCGCGGCGCCGCCGCCGATGCCCTGCGGTCGGCTAGGGCCGGCCTGTGGGGCGTGATCAAGCACGCGTCGCTCCGCAAGGGCGCCCAGAGGGCCAAGGCCGCGTGGCTCAAGCATCGCGCCAACCGCAAGGCCGCCAAAGCCGTACCCGCGCCGGCCCCGACCGTTGCCGCCACTGTCCGACGACCCACCGCCTACACCGCCGCCTCGACCACGGGAGCCCCCGCCATGTCCGGACACCACTTCGTCGCCCCCGCCATGGAAGCGGCACGCGCGGCAGCCAACTACCAGCCCACCGGCATGATGCAGGTCGGCGCCGACTTCGCCGGCCTCCAGCAAGCCCTGGAACTCAACGCCGAGGCCATGAAGGTCACGGTCGAGAACGCCGACGCGAAGTACCCGCTGGCGCCGCAGATCGTCGAAATGATGCGGCAGATCCACCAGTTGCAGCTGAAGGCAGCTGAGATGGCGAGCGAGCTACAGCCCGCGTTCCGCAAGCTCCACGACGTCGACATCGCCCGCATCGAGCAGCCCCGCAAGGGCCACGCCGGTGAGCGCATGTGGGACGTCGCCTCCAACTAGCCCCAGGTCACTGGGTGAAGGGCTTGATCGTGCACATCGACTGGGATCGCGGCCACGGGCCGGTCAGCGGGCCGTTCAACGCCGCTGTGAGCGCGCTGGCGCTGTCGTACGCCGGGCACGTCGCGCACCTGCCCGCCGACTGGGCTCTGGCCGCCGCCGGCGCGGGCCTGCTGGGCACTGCGGTGGCCGGGCGCCGGAAGCGCTGGCCCTGGCCAACGTTGGCGCTGCACGCCGCGGCGTGGTTGGCGACCGGAGCGTGGTGCCGGTGGGCTGTCCAGGTCGGCCCGTGGCATCCGCCGGTGATCGCCGCCCTGGCTGCGGGCGCGATTGGCTTGGGCATCTCCCTGGTCGGCGCGCACCGCGTCGAGGAGGAGCAGGCCGCGCACAAGGCCGACGTCGAGGCCGCGGTGAAGCGGGCGACGATGGACTACCAGCGGCAGAAGATCGCCGACGAGTGGGATGCCCGCATCGCCCTGGTGTGCACCGGCGCCACCGTCAAGATCGTCGGCGTGGAGATGTGGGAATCCGGCGCCGGACTCACCCTGGACGCCGAATGCCTCGGCGGAACCAAGTGGCGCGACCTCGTCCCCTACTGCGACTCCCTCGCAGCCGAGGCCCGCCTCCCAGAAGGCTGCGGCGTCGAGATGAAAGCCGGCCAGCACCGCGGCGCCGTTCTCATCGATGTGGCCACCGTCAACGCCTTGATCGACGACGCCGACTACCCCACCGACTACTCGCCGCTGTCCCTGGACGGCCCCAATCCGCACGGCATCTACCGTGACGGCACCGACGCGGCACCCAACCTGCGCGAGCGGTCCGGGTTCACCGCGGGGCGCCGCGGCTCGGGCAAGACGAACCTGATGAACGTCAAGCTCGCCAACCAGTGCCGAATGACGGACTGCCTCTCCTGGGTGATCGACCTCAACGGCGGCGGCCTCGCCCTCGCTTGGCTGCACGCCTGGGAGGCAGCCGGCCGTCCGGGCCGTCCGCCGATCGACTGGATCGCGGACACGCCGGAGAAGGCGCTGGCCATGGCCAAGGCGCTGCTGCGGATCGCGAAGGCCCGCAAGCCCGGCTACAAGCACCTGGAGATCACCGCCAACACGGACAAGCTCCCCGTCAGCCCGCAGGTTCCCGGGATCGTGCTGGACGACGACGAGATCGCGGAGCTGTTCTCGCCGAAGGCCCGGCGTGATCCGGTGCTGCGGGAAACCGGCGACATCATCGTGCAGATCCTGGAGCTCGGACGGGCGGTGGCCTGCAATGTCGAGAACGCGGCCCTGCGCGCCACCCAGGACGTCGTGACCGAACCGCAGTTGGTGAAGCAGGCCGCTCTGAAGATCGGCATGAAGTCCGACGAAGCCGAGATGGCGTACCTGTTCGGCTGGTCCGACCGGGTAAGCCCCGACGAGGCCCCCTATCCGGGCTGCGGATTCATCAAGGTCGACGACGAACCCGCGCGGCCCTTCAAGGTGTTCCGAATCAAGCCCAATCAGATTCGGGACATTGTCGCCGCCTGCGCCGACCGGCAGCCCGAGCTGGACGATCTGTCCCGCCGGGCAGCGGGCGAGGCGTACGAGCGTCGCTGGGAGAACACCGACCACCTCTTCGGCGCAGGCCCCGTACCGGTCGGTGCGGTCGCTGAGGAGCAGCAGGCGGTGGAGCGGCCGCGCACCACCGGCGTCACCGCCGACTGGGGCAACCCCACGGCGCCCACGGGCGGGGACGCGCAGGCGGCGATCGACGAGGCCGAGGCCGTGCGCCGTCGCCTGCACGAGGCCATGTCCGACGCCACGGACCGTGACCCGGACACCGAGCAGAAGTTCCGCGAGATCCTCGCCGCCGGTGGCATCGACTGGGGCAAGCCCCCGCAGCCGCAGGAGCCCGAGGCGCCGGCCAAGCCCGGGGCGGACCCGCGCATCGGCCTGGTCGTGGAGATCGTGCGCTGCGCCGGTCCGCAAGGCATCAACCCGTCCGCCGTCATCGCGGTGTTCGCCGACACCTACCCCGGGCAGACCGCACCGTCCCGCTCGGCGGTTACCACGTGGCTGTCCGCCGATCCCCGCATCCACCAGCCCGCCCGCGGCCTGTACGCGTTCCGCGCCGAGGAGAACTGATGTCCGTCCGCACCGACTTCTACGACTGGGCCCAGGACGAGGCGATCGCCATGCCTGCCAACCTGCCCGCCCCCTATACGCCACCCGCCGCGCCCGCCCTGGTGCCGCCGACGGCCCGCGTGGTGTCCGTGCCAGGGCACGCCCCGTACTACGCCTACCAGCCCGCGCCGTTGCCCCCGTACGATCCGCTGCCGCAGCGCATGTACGGCTGCGGGGTGATGGCGTTCGGGATCCTGGCCGGCGCCGGCATCGCCGAGGCCGGGTCGTACCTCATGTTCGCGGGCATGGCCCTGGCCACGCACGCGCTCATCGGTGTCGCGGCCATCGTGGTTGGCGGCGCGGTCGCGCTCGTCGTGGTGAAGTCGGCAGGCGGGGTGCGGATCCAGAACTTCCACCAGGGCGACAACTCCAGCTTCCAGGCCGGTCGGTGAGCGCGCGGCGACACTGGCGGCGCTGGACCCGTCGCCGCCGTGTCCATCCTGCGGCGGTGCTCCTTGGGCTGCTGGGCGCGTACTGGGCCGGCGATGTGCTGCTGCAGGAGGTAGCCGCCCATGCGGTGCTGATCGTCAGCGTCGTGGTGGTCGCCCTGCTGGCGGGCGGCCTGGCCGCCGCCGCCCAGCTTCGGATGCACCGGCGCCGCGAGCAGCAGCGACTCCACCGCGCTCACACCCTGAACCAGATCCTCGCCCTGAACTCGACCACCTTCGAGTTCTTCACCGCGGACCTGCTGCGCCGTGACGGCTGCACGCAGGTTCGGCGCGTCGGCGGAGCGGGCGACTTCGCCGCCGACAACCTGGCACGCCTCCCCGACGGGCGGAAGCTGCTGGTGCAGGACAAGTTCTATGCCCTGTCGAACCGCGTGTCCTCCGAGGACGTACAGAAGGTCGGCGGCACCTGGAAGGTCATCCACGGCGCCGACGTGGCCCTGATCGTCACCACCTCGCACCTGACCCGGGACGCAGCCGAGTACTGCCGCCGGGCCAAGTTCCTGGTATGCGAACGGGAACAGCTCGCCGCGTGGGCAGCGGGCGGGAAGCCACCATGGGCGTGACCATTCAGTACCCGGAGAGGATGATGGAGCCATGGCACAGAAGAAGGTCGAGCACACCGCACGTCCCAGCGGCACACAGCCCCTTGATCTCCGTGTCCTGGGCGGCGTTACCGCCGAGCAGCACCTGCGTGGTGTCGAGGCTGGCATGCGGCTGCTCGCGGAGATCGCGCCGGGATGGAGACTGGGAGCATGACGGACATCCTGGCGTCCATCGACGACACCCTCGCCGACTGGCACGGCAGTGCGGACGCGATGCGGTGGCGACCGGAGGGCAGCGAGGAACCCCAGCCCGCACATGGCTGGCCCGGCTCAGGCGGGACGGTGACGGAACGTGTGATCGGCATAGTGGAGACGGCCTGGTACGACCAAGACGGCGCCAGGATCACCGAGGACACCGCCCGCAGCGACCGCGAGGCCGGACGATCCGTCACCTTCGGCGAGCTGCACGAGACCGAGAGCGGCTTCAGGTTCCTGGCGCTACGGAACATCCCCGGACACGAGCACCCGCCGGAATCCCCGGGCACTGTCTGGGCCGGCCTCGCCTGACCGTCCCGCCCCTGCCGTCCCCCGTCGGCGGGGGCGCTGCACGTCCGGCGCGCGGATGTTCGAGTCCCGCCCCCGATTGTCAGTGCCTCCCTGCATCATGGCGTCCGTGAGGAGCGACCCGGATCCCGAGGCCGACGGGCAGTCACGCCGCGAGCGCATAGCGCTGTTCCGGTGGGAGTGGGACATGTGGGGGCGCGTCCTGCTCGGGCCCCGCTGCCGACCCGTCAGCTGGGACGAGGCCGAGCAGCTGTATCGGGAGTTGGTCGAGGGCGGCGGGACCGCGGGCTAACCGCGCCTTGACGATCACGGGCGCATACTTGGCTCAGCCACTACCCTCACTCCTGCCACACCGGGAGCTGCGCCATGTCCGTGCTCAACGTCTGCCCTGGCTCTCACAACAACCCGTGGAGGAAAGCCGAAGCCGCCGGCGAACCCCACGACCTCACCCCCACCTGGGGCACCCCCGTGCACTGCCTGCCGTGCACAGGCCGCGCCTACCGCCAACTCTCCGAGCTCCCCGAACTCCTCGCCGCCATCTGGCTGGAAGCCACCAACGGCACACGCGAGGGCGACAAGCTGGGCACGATCGGCCGCTCCCCCGAAGCCGTCTGGCCCGGACAGGCCGCCCGCCTGATGACGGACCTCATCGTCGGCGGCCTGATCGAGCTCGAAGACGACCTTCGGGACCTGCGGCACCTCAATCCCCGCCCCGACCGGGGACGCGAGGGCCAGACAGCCACCGGAGCAGTGGCGTTCCTGCTCACGCATCTCGACTGGGCGCTCACCCACCACCCGGCCGCGATGGAAACGCACGACCGGGACTCGGCGAACCCAGCCTCGCAGATCAGCCACTGGAACCGGGCCGCGACGCGCTTCACTCGGCGGGACGTGCGCCTCGACCAGAAGTCCGCGCCGTGCAAGAAGTGCGGCTGGCGGTCCCTGTTCTTCGGCGACGGCGAGGACTACATCGCCTGCCACAACCCGGCCTGCGAAACCCTGATGAGCGAGGCCGAGTACCAGGCATGGTCCGATGAACTCACCGAGAAGTACAAGTCCGAGGAGAGGGCTGGCCAAGAGGGCAGGTTTGCCGTAATCTCAGCGGCGGCGGAGTATGTCCAGGAGTCAACCGCCGCATAGACGTCTCGAAGCCCCGTCAGCCCTTACCGGTCGGCGGGGCTTTTCGTATGCCCGGAAGGCGGTGGCCTCCGTGCAGACGATGGACACTGAACCCGTGTCGATCACCGGGAGTCTCGAAGCGACGCTGTGGAATCCGCAGCAGGCCGCGCAGGCGGCTGGCGTGACGCCGGGCCTGATCGCGCTGTGGGCGCATCGCGGCTACCTGACCCGCGTCAACCCGGGCGTACGTACGCCGATGTACCGCGCCGTGGACGTGCTGAAGGCTGAGCATGATGTTCGGATGCGACGCGGGCGGCTGACCGCCGCCGCCTGACTCCCCGTCTCCCTGCTGCTGCGCTCTGCGCCGGTGGGGTGTCCGCGCCCGCGTCGAGGGTCGCGGGCTGCTCGCGGCCCGGCTCGCCCCCCGTAGGCCGGGCCGCGAGTCCAACACGCAGGAGGCGGTGACGATGGCCACCTCTGGTGCGTGGATCTACTGCTCCTGTGGTCATACCGTCCCCGAGCACGGCCCGGACGGGAAGTGCCGGTCCGCGTCCGCGTCGGGCTGGCCGTGCGACTGCCAGTCCCTGGATGTGGACGACGAGAGCGGCGACTGATGCCGGGCCAGTGGCTCTCGACCTTCACCGCCGACGACACGGCGCACGCCGTCCCGCTCGATGACCTGATCGTCCACGAGTTCACCGACGACTGCCCCTGCGGCCCCAGCCCCCGCCCCGTGCCCCGCAGTGACGGGTCGATGGGCTGGCTGATCGTGCACCACTCCCTCGACGGCCGCGAAACCGCCGCGACCTGAACCACCACAACCACCAACACCACCACCACCTGGAGTTCCGCATGCCCAGCAACGAGACCAGCAGCACCCTGCACCACTACGTGGTCAAGATCAACAACGGCTCCGGCCTCACCTGGCAGCCCGTCGAGGCTGCCTACTACAAGTCCGAGGGCAACTTCACGACGTTCAAGGATGCCGACAACAAGGCGGTCCTGTCCGTCCGCGACGACCTCCTCGTGTCCGTGACGCGAGTCGACGCCAGCGGCACCGACCGCGACGCGGAAGCCCCCCGGGCCTCCATCGACCGCGACATGGACTTCGGCGAGGCTCTCGGCGCGCTCAACGGCGGCAAGCGAGTCAGCCGCGACGGTTGGAACGGGTCGGGCATGTTCATCGTGCTGCAGGCCGGCTACCCGGACGGCATCCCGATCAACGCCAACACGGCGCGGGCCACGGGCATCCCCGAGGGCACCGTGTGCCGCTTCCGGCCGTACCTGATGATGATGACCGCCCAGGGCGACTTCGTGCCTTGGATCGCGTCCCAGTCGGACGTCCTTGCCAGCGACTGGCGCATCGTTCGCGGGAGCTGACCATGGACACCTTCTCCGTCATCCCGATTCCGTGCCCGTGCTGCGGCGAACTGATCAGCGTGCCGCTGACGCCGGGCCCAGTCGAGACCAACGGCGACGGGCGGCTCGTGGCGACGATGGTCGGCGACGCGGAGCCGCTTCGGGAACACGTCGCGCAGCACGCGAACAGCCCCGACTGGCTCGTGCCGTCGCTGCATGAACCGGGAGCCGAGTGACCGACGAGAAGCCCGACGACGCCTGGCGCACCCTGGACGCCCCGTTCCGGACCCGCGCCGAGTGGCATCCGGTCCCCGGGACGTGCTCGCGCTGCGGCGGCCGGGCCTGGCTCGGCGAGACCAAGTGGTGGCACGTCAAAGGCCACTGCCCCGCCCGCGGCCCCGGCGCCGAGTTCCTGCCCGACCCCATCTGACCGCTTCCCGGTCGACCACCTGGTGGCTCCTCGCTGCCCACGCACCGAGGAGCCACATGACGCTGCCCATGGTCACCCTCACCGGCCACTACCAGACCGCGAACGGCAGCCCGGAGACCGGCACCGTCACCATCACCCCGAGTACGACCCTCCAGTCGTCCAGCAACAATCTGATCATCCAGAGCGGCCCGGTCACCGCCACCCTCGACGGCACCGGATCGTTCAGCCTCTCCCTGGTCGCCACCGACGCGTCCGCTGTGTCCCCCACCGGCTGGACCTACACCGTCGTCGAGCGCCTCGGCAGCCAGCTCGCACCCGTCGGCCGCACCTACAGCATCCTGCTGCCCCAGGCCGACAGCCCCGTCGACCTGTCCAGCATCAGCCCTGTCTCCCCCGCAGGCAGCCTGTCCGAGTTCGGGGCGCTGGGCGGCAACAACACCTGGTCCGGCAGCAACGTCTTCACCGAGCCGGTCAGCCTCGACGGCCAGAAGATCACGTCGCTGGCCAACGGATCCGGCGCACAGGACGCGGCCGCCTTCAACCAGATCCCGGTCACCGGCCAGTCCGGCGACATCACCATCGTCGGCTCCACCACCTCGACCGGATCCACCGGGCGCTACGCCGACGCCGGCCACGGCCACTCCCAAGAGGGCCACCTCGCGGGCGACAACAACATGCTGTGGGAGTCGTTCCCGCCACTGCTGGCCAGTGCCTCACCCGTTCTGGCCAGCAGCTCCACCGGCGGCAAGCTCCTCCTGCAGCGCATGGTGCTCCGCAAGACCATCACCATGACCAACATCAGCTTCGGTGTCGCCGTCCTCGACAACGGCGCCATCACCGGCAGCTACCTCGGCGTGTTCGACAACACCGGCACCCTGAAGTGCGTCACCGCCGACATCTCCAGCGTCTTCACCACGGCCACGGTCAAGACCATCGCGTTCACCTCCCCGTTCACCAACGCGCCGCCCGGCGAGTACTTCATCGGCCTGCTCATGAACGGCACCTACACCGTCCTCGCCCTCAAGTCCTCGGGCGGCGGCGTCACCGCCAACGCGGGCCTGGCGGCGCCGCACCTGACGTTGTCCAACTACGGCAGCGGCCAGTCCACGATGCCCACGCCCATCACGCTCTCCAACCAGGCCACGAACCTGATCACCGGCGGCGTCGGGTCGACCTGGTACGGCATCAGCTGATCGGAGCCCGCATGCTGCGCCGCCTCGTCACCGCCCTGGTCCTCGTCCTGGGCGTCCTCCTGGCCGGGGCAACGCCCGCCACCGCCACCGCGACGCCCGCACCGTTCAGCATCCCCCTGGACATGCACGACGGGATGGTCGCCGACTTCGGCGGCACCTACTACGCCTACGGCACCAGCTACGGATGCGGCTACCAGTGGTACATCGCCAACACCCCCTGGTGCGGCTTCAAGGTCAGCACCGCCCCCAGCCTGAACGGCCCGTGGTCCACGCCCACCCTGCTGTTCGACCCGACCAGCACCGACCCGTGGACCGGTGCGAGCTGGCAGACGGAGTGCGGCGGCAACGGCCTCGGCTGCTTCAACCCGCGCATGATCCAGCGCACGGGCTGGGGAGCCAACGACGGTGTCTTCGTGCTGTGGTTCAACTCGCCCCAGGACTGGTCGACGAACCACGCCAACGCCTACAACGCCATGGGCTGCACCGGGCCCGCCGGCCCGTGCGGTCCCGGGGCCCCCGTCCACGGCTCGTACACCAAGCCCTCCTTGAACTACTGTTCCGGCAACGGTGACTTCGGGGTGGTCCAGTCCGGGACGGCAGGGCAGGCCCCGGCGCTGATCTGCACGATGCCCGGAGCCGCCAGCCTGTCCATGGAGCAGCTGAACTGGTGGGGCACCGGTGGCAGCGGCGGAGCCGCGAACATCGCCGGCTTGTCCTCCATCGAGGGCCCGGGCGGCTTCTACGACACCGCCTCCGGCACCTACGTGATCACCTACTCGGATCCGGGCTGCGGCTACTGCGCGGGGACCGGGACCGGCTACGCGACCGCGTCGAGCCTGCTTGGCCCGTATACGGCGCCGGTGGACGTTGCCGCGGGCAGCACCGCTGCCACCGGGCGCCGGGACGTGTCCGCGACGAGCTGCGGAGGCCAGCCGCGGACCGTGTCCGTCGTCGACGGCACCCCTTATCAGGGCATCGACCTGTGGACCGGATCCCGCAACGAGACCGCCGCCGGGGACCTGTACACGCCGCTGACCTACACGCCCACCAGTCACAGTGCCGGAGATGGCCAGGTGTGGACACCGCCGGTGTCCTACGCCTGCTGAACCGCAACGACCACCGGGGGTGAGCCGTGGCATCCATCGGCAAGGCGCTGCCCGCGCGAGTCCGCAAGTCGATCGTCGAGGCCATCAAGGCGGCGCCCGAAAGCGGCGTGTCGCTGCGCCAGATCGCCCGCGACCACGACGTCAACCCGACGAGCGTCCACAACATTGCGAAAGCCGAAGGACTCGAAGGCTGCTTCGACCGCAGTCAGACCGAGAACGCCACCCGTGCCCGCTCCATGGACTGCCGTGCCGCACGGGAGAAGCTGAAGGAAGACCTCCTCACGGACGCCGAACGCCTACGGCAGCGCGCCTGGGACCCCTACGTCATTGTCGTCAGCACCCCCCAGGGAGCGGCCCAGGTCACCCTCGACCTGCCGCCGCTACAGGACGCCAAGGCCGCCTACACCGCGGTTGGGATCGCCCTGGACAAGAGCATGCGCCTGGAGCAGTACGACACCAGCGACAACGCGGACGCGGCCAAGAGCATGCTCGGCAGCCTCAGCGAAGCCCTCAAGGCCGCGGCCGACAGTCTGCCCGATCCTGCGGCGAGCACCGAATAGCCCCCGGGAGGGGCCGTGCAGCTCAATGCCTTGCCTCTGTCTCCGAAGCAGATCCGCTCCGTTGCCGAGGCCGATGCGCGCATCAACATCTGGACCGGTGCCATCCGCTCCGGCAAGACGATCTCCTCGCTGCTGCGCTGGCTCATGTACGTGGCCGCCGCGCCCCGCGGGGAACTCGTCGTCGTCGCCAAGACGAGCCAGACCGCCATGCGGAACGTGTTCTCCCCGCTCCAGGACTACGCGGTGTTCGGGGAGCTGGCCAACCAGACCCGCTACACCCCCGGCGCGCCCTCGGGCACCATCCTGGGTCGCCGCGTGTGGGTCATCGGCGCGAACGACACCCGCGCGGAAACCAGGCTCCGCGGCCTCACCGCCGCCGGCGCCTACGTCGACGAGGCGACCCTCGTCAGCGAAGAGTTCTTCTCGCAGCTCCTCGGCCGCATGTCCGTGCCCGGCGCCAAGCTCTTCGCGACCACCAACCCGGACAACCCCGCACACTGGCTGCGGCGCAACTACCTGCTCCGTAGCCACGAGCTCGACCTGCGCAGCTGGCACTTCCTCCTCGACGACAACCCGTCCCTTGACGACGACTACAAGGCCGGCGTCAAAGCCGAGAACGTGGGCCTGTGGTACCGGCGCCGTGTCCTGGGCGAATGGTGCGCCGCCGAGGGCGCGATCTACGACATGTGGGATCCGGCTGTCCACGTCGTCGACATCATTCCCTCGATCCACACGTGGCTGGGCATCGGCTTGGACTACGGTACGACCGCTCCGACCGCGGCGCTGCTGCTGGGCATGAGCAACCGCGGTGGTGGCGACAGCGGCCAGGAGCCGTGCCTGTTCCTGGTGGACGAGTTCCGGTGGGACTCGCGGCAGCGGCACCGGCAGCTGACGGACGTGGAGCTGTCCGGCAAGCTCCGCGAGTGGATCAACGGGGTGCGGTTTCCGGGGACGCACCTGCGCGGACCCACTCCGCAGTACCTGTTCATCGACCCGTCCGCGGCGTCCCTGAAGGTCCAGTGCCACCAGGACGGCTGGCCCGTGACCGACGCCGACAACGGTGTCCTCGACGGGATCCGCCTGGTCTCCTCGCTCCTGGCCCGGCGGCGCCTGAAAGCGTCCCGCTCCTGCCAGGGGTGGATCGACGAGATCGGCGGCTACTCCTGGGACGACCGCGCCGCGCTCATGGGCGTCGACAAGCCCGTCAAGGCCGACGATCACTCGCTGGACGGCGGCCGGTACGCCATCAAGTCCTCGCAGGGCCTGTGGTTCAACAGGATCCCCCTGTCCGCTGCGGCCTGAAGGGCGGCAGATGCGCACACCCCGCAGCGTTGTCGCAGGCGAACCGGAGCTCCACGGATGGTGCCCGGTGTGCCGGCTGCCGTCCCGGATCCGGATCCCGCTGCACATCGGCAGCCTCACGGCGGCGGTCGCCGGCGTGCTGGAGATCTGTCCGGGCTGCGGTACCGGTCACGACCGTCCGGCCGTGACCGCGACCAGCACGCCCCTCCCGCGGGTGAACCCTGTGGTGCGCATCGCCCACGGCGTCCACGCGTGGTGGTGCCGGCGCCGCGGCGTGAAGCCGCTGGGGTGCGCACACGGCGCCTGCCCATGGCCGGGCCGGTACGGGCACGTCCACGTGATGGCCGGCGACGAGGGCACCTGGCGCTACGTGTTCTGCAGCCGCCGACACCGCCGGGCCTGGGCCATTGAGCACCGCATCCGCCTGACCTGACCCGCAGCGAGACCGAACAGGAGGTGGCGCAGGCGCATGGCAGCGATCGACGACCGAATGCGGATGCTCCTGCCCACCGACTCACGCCCCTGGCCGCCGCCGGAGTTCAACCCGATCACGATGCAGATGCGGGCCTGGGACGCGTGGTGGTCCGGCGACCCGGACAAGCTGCAGTGGACGTACTACAACCTGGGCGACAACTCCCCGGTGGGCCGCAGCTACTTCTCGACGACGGGCGAGGCCGGGCTGCCGATGCCGCGCCCGGGCCAGTTCCGCGGTGGCCTGCTGGGCTCCGTGTCCTACACCTTCTGGGGCTCCCCGACTTCGCCCGGCGAGAAGCGCAGCAAGCTGCACGTGCCGATCGCGAGTGACATCGCGTCCACGTCGGCGGACCTGCTGTTTTCCAAGCCGCCGGTGGTCACGGCGTCGAATCCGGCGAACCAGGACGCCCTGGACGGCCTGATGGACGACGGCATGCACGCCACGCTCCTGGACGCCGCCGAGAACTGCTCGGGGCTCGGCGGGGTGTTCCTGCGGGTCACGTGGGACACGGACGTGTCCGACGAGCCGATGATCGACGTCGTTCCGGCGGATGCCGCGGTGCCGATGTTCTCCCACGGCAAGCTGCTGGGCGTGACGTTCTGGCGGATCCTGTCCGACGACGGCTCCGCGGTGGTTCGTCACTTGGAGACCCACGCACCGGGCCAGAATGCGATCTTCCACAACGTGTACGTCGGCGACCAGACCGACCTCGGTCGCGTGTACCCGCTGACGGACTTCCCCGAGACGGCCCAGTTCGCGCAGTACCTGTCGGAGGGCAACGCGATCACGTTCCCCGACATGCCGCAGGACGCCTCGACCGTGGTGTATGTGCCGAATATGAGGCCCAACAAGATCTGGCGCGACCTGGGGCCCGCCGTCGCACCGCTGGGCCGGTCCGACTTCTCCGGCGTCGAGATCCTCATGGACGCCCTCGACGAGGCGTACTCGTCCTGGCAGCGGGATCTGCGCCTGGCCAAGGCCCGGCTGATCGTGCCGCAGCAGTACCTGGACAACATCGGCCGCGGCAAGGGTGCCGTGTTCGACCCGGACCGGCAGGTGTACAGCCCCGTCTCGATGATGACGAGCAACGGCGGCACCAACGACATCATGGCCAACCAGTTCCAGATCCGGGTCAGCGAGCACCAGCAGACCTGCGCCGAGTACATCAACCGCATCGTCCAGGGCGCCGGGTACTCCGGCCAGACGTTCGGCGAGTACGACAGCCAGGGCAGTGCCATGACGGCCACCGAGATCCGGGCCCGGGAACGCAAGACCGAGATCACCCGCAACAAGAAGCTCCTGTACTGGCGCCCGGCCGTGCGGGACATCCTGTACGGCTGGCTCGCCGTCAAACGCGCGGTGTTCAACGACGCGAGCGTGAGCCCGGAGCGGCCCGAGGCCGAGTTCCCGGATTCGGTGACGCCGGACCCGCTGGAAGTCGCACAGGCCGCTGGGGCGTTGGCGCAAGCCGACGCGGCGTCGAAGGAGACGCTGGTGCGGATGGTGCATCCGGACTGGGGCGACGAAGAGGTCCACCGCGAAGTCAAGATGATCTACGCGGAGACGGGTCTCGCCCTCGCAGGCCGCGCCAGGATCACCATCGCGCCGCCCATGAACAGCGACGAGACGATCTCCCAGGAGATCCAGGAGCTCGCCGACGCCTCGAAGGCGCCCGCGGCGGCGCAACTCCCCGAAGACGGCGACGTGGAAGGGCAGTGACATGGCCGAAGCCAAGAAGCGGACCATCAAGGCTGCCGGGAAGAAGCCCATCAGCTTCAAGCCCGGCGGCCTGCACGAATCCCTCGGTGTCCCTAAGGACAAGCCGATCCCCGCGAAGGACATGCAGGCGGCACTCGCCGGCAAGAAGGGCCCGAAGGCCCAGAAGCAGGCCAACTTCGCGAAGAACGTCCTCAGCAAGGGCCGCTCCGGCGGCAAGGGCAAGTAACCCAGAGAGAAGGCGATCATCATGGCGATCGGCGACAGCGGCAAGCCCGTCAAGAACACCATCCCCGGCCAGGGCCCCCAGGGTGCAGCCGACCGGGTCGGCAAGCACGTCCGGGGATCGGGTCCGATGCCCGGCACCGGTGCCAGCGCCGGAGAGACCGCGCAGGCCAACAAGCGCGGCAGCGCCGGCGACGCCGACAACGACGGGATGTGACCCCGTGCTGACGCGCGGCCCCGACGAAGCGCTCCCGGAGCCGAACGGCAAGGCCGTGGCGTCCCTCGCGCCGGGCCCGGGCCCCAGGGACATCTCGGCGGATCTGCGCCGGCACCAGCAGGCCCCTGATGCCGCCGTCACCGCGCCGCCCGGAGGCTATCCGCTCACCGTCGGCGGCAATCCGAACCCTCCGGCGGACCGGCAGGTCAACGACGACGAGTGCGATGGTGTCGGCGTGGCCGCGCCGGGCCCGTACTCGCTGGCAACCAAGTGGGTGGGCGGAGGTGCGAACTACTGATGGCCACATCCAAGAAGACCGCCGCGAAGCAGGCACCGGCACCCGCTGACGGCAAGAAGCTGCCGACGACGGCCGGCTCGCAGCGGCCGCCGAGCGCGGTCCGCGACCAGTCGTCGCACACCACCGGGCAGTCGGTGTTCGACCGGGCCGACGCGGGCAACCGGCGGCTCGGGAAGCGGAACCGCACCTGATGCGGAAGCCAGGCAGTAACTGGATCACCGAGCAATTCAGGAAGGCGTGGGGAATCTGATGGGCGCCATCGACATCGCGGCGAAGGTCAGGTCGGCTGCGCTGGCCGCCGTCGAGCGGCAGTGCTTCGGCGAGGACTTCGGTGTGATCGCCACGGCCGTCGTCGCCCCGACTCCGACCGGCGGATTCGCGGTTCTGCACACCCTGGTCGTCTCGACCCGGTCCCCGCTGCTGGGTCAGGGCCCGCTGGTCAACGTCACCCAGATCCAGGCGCCGGATCCGACCGGCGAGCAGGTCGAACAGGCCGTCACGGGCGCCATGAAGGGCCTTCGGGAACTGTCCTCGAAGATCCTCAACGATCAGGGCAACACGCCGGCGCTCGGGGGCACGTTCCGACCCTAGGGGGCGATGGTGACCAGCCCCCTGCCGCGCACCCCGGGTGATCAGCGCGAGGATCACGCCCAGGCCGTGGCGGACGCCGTCGCCGCGATCTACGAGCCGCTCGAACTGGCCCTGATCGGCATGACGGCGACGCTGTCCCGCCAGGTCGCCTCAGGCGTCCTGCTGCCCGCCGTGGCCCAGCGCAAGCTGCTCCAGGGCGCCGACGCCCTGTTCAGCGCGGCCGCACCTAAGATCCGAGCCGTCCTGTCCGCCGGCTTCACCGGTGCCCGGCCGACCATGTCGGTACCAGCGCCAGTAGGCGACTGGATGCCGCTCGCGCGGATCCTCGACCACGCCAACGACGAGGCTACGACATCCCTAGCCCAGGGCCTGAAGACGGCCGTCAGCGCGGCCGAGCACACCACGTCCTCCGCGCCGCCGGCGCCCGGGAACATCTTCGCCCAGGTCAGCAGCCGGGCCGTTGCCGAGCACCGCAACGGCCTGCCCGGGACGTCACTGTCGCTGTCGCGGATCCAGGCGGCCCAATCGGCGCTGGACGAATTCGGCACGCGGGGCATCACCGGATTCACGGACCGGGCCGGCCGACGCTGGGACCTCACCTCCTACGTGGAGATGGCCACGCGCACCGCGGTGTCCCGCGCCTGGGACGACGTTCAGGCCGGCGCGCTCATGCGGTCGGGCCTGGACCTGGTCGAGGTCTACACGCACTCCGCCGAGGGGTCCTGTCCGCAGTGCCTGCCGTGGCTGGGCCGCACCCTGTCCCTCACCGGCGCCACACGCGGCTATGCCACGCTCGCCGAGGCCAGGGCGGCCGGATTCCGGCACCCCTCGTGCCGCTGCTCGTGGACCGCCCTCGGCGCCGGCGTCGCCGCCGAGGCCACCAATCCGGTGGCACTGGACCGCGCCGCGGCCATCTACAAGGCATCCCAGAAGCAGCGGGCCCTGGAGCGCCGGGTCCGGGCGGCCGGACGCCAGGCGCACGCCGCGATCACCCCCGCATCCCGGGCCGCTGCCCGGCGTGAACTCGCCGCCGCCAAGGCCGCATCCCAGACGCACCGGCGCCTGCATCACCTCGCGATGACAAAGGTCGCCGTCCAGCGCCGCGAGCACCCCTTCGCTGCTCGCTGACGCCCCAGTCCACCCGCCTCCGCGGCGGGTTCGCTGCCCGGCCAGGAGTCGGGTACTGCATACCGCCCCAGGAGGGCCACTCATGTCCGAACCCACCCCCGAATCCACCCCGACCCCGACGCCGACTCCGGCACCCCCGCCGAACCCGCCCGCCCCCACGCCGGCCCCGGCGCCTTCCGAGCCTGCGCCCGCACCGCAGCCCGCGCCGGTCCCGCAGCCCGCATCCAGCGTTGACGAACTGCCCCCCTGGGCGCAGAAGTCCCTCGCCGAGCTGCGTGCCGAGGCCGCAGCGAACCGGGTGAAGGCCAAGGAGAACGCCGACCAGCTCGCCACCTTCCAGGCCGAGCAGGCCAAGCAGCGCGACGCGTTCGCGAAGGCCCTGGGCCTGGTCACCGACGAACCGCCCACTGCGGAGCAGCTGGCCGAGCAGTTGGCCACCGCCGCCAAGGAGCGCGACGCGGAACGCGACCGTGCCCGGCAGGCCGCCGTCCAACTGGCGGTCTTCAAGGCAGCGTCCGCCCAGCAGGTCGACGGCACGGCGCTGCTGGACTCCAACGCGTTCACCAGCACCCTGGCCGCACTGGACCCGACATCAGCCGACTTCGGGCAGCGCGTGACCGACGCCATCGCCGCTGCGGCCGACCGGGACCCGCGATACAAGACCGCGGCCGCCCAGCCTCCGGCACCGCCGGCACCGACCATCCCCAAGTCGGGGAGCGAGTTCGGCGCTGTTCCGCCCGGTCCGCGGCAGTGGACCGACGAGGACGTCCAGCGGGCGACTCCATCCCAGCTGCAGAAGGCCATCAACGACGGCCTCTGCGCCGACCTCGGCTTCGGCGCCAAGCGCGCCGGGCGCCGGTAGCAGTACCGCGCTTCAGCTTGCCCGCGCCAGGTGCGCGGGCTGTTCCGTACCACGGCATGCACCCCCGGGCGGGGTGGCCGGACACCACCAGCCACCCAACCCAACCCACCAAAGGGGTGAGTAAATGTCCGTTCTGGCTTTCAAGCCCGAAATCTGGAGCAAGGTCATCCTGGCCGCGCTCCAGAAGAACCTTGTCTTCGGCGGCCCCGGCATCGTCAACAACGACTACGAGGGCGAGATCAGCGGCCCCGGAAACGTCGTCCACATCACGCAGTTCGGGGACCCGGTCATCACGACCTACACCCCGAACTCCACGCTGACCTACCAGGCCCTGAACGACGCCGGCCTGGACATGAACATCGACCAGGCGTTCAGCTTCAGCTTCTCCGTCGACGACGTCGACCGGCGCCAGGCCGCCGGCGACATGCAGTCGTACCTGGAAGAGCGCGCCAGCTACAAGCTCGCCGACAACGCCGACCAGTACATCGCTTCGCTGTACACCGGCGTCTCCGCGCAGAACATGGTCGGGTCCTCCGGCTCCCCGGTCACCCCGGCGCTGTACGCCTCCAGCACCCCGGCGGACTTCTACCAGAAGGTCCTGCTGCCGCTGAAGGTCCAGCTCACCGAGGCCAACATCCCCATGCAGGGCCGGTACGTGGTCGTGCCGCCGTGGGCCGAGGCGCTCCTGGAGCAGACCCAGGCGTTCATCGCGATCACCGACATGCAGGGCCAGCCGTCCGAGGTGTTCACCACCGGCATGATCGGCCGCGCCGCCGGCTTCGACATCTACGTGTCGAACAACGCGATCAACTACAGCGGCAGCAACTGGATCGTGCAGGCCGGCCACCCGATGGCGCTGACCTACGCGGAGCAGATCGTCCAGACCGAGGCCCTGCGCCTGCAGACCACGTTCGCCGACGGCGTCCGCGGCCTGCACGTCTTCGGCGCGAAGCTCGTGCGCCCCGACGCCATCGCCGTCGCCTACGTCACCCGCCCGTCGGGCATCTGAGCAGAAGGGAGTAACCCGTCATGACCGCACGTACCCAGCTCACTCCCGTCCAGCTCGTCCGGGACAGCTTCGGCGTCACCGAGTCCGCGGCCAGCGCCGCCGCCTCGACCATGTACATCCAGGGCGTCAACGCGTCCTCGCCGTCCTCCACGATCGACCTGCGCAAGCTCCTGCTGCGCTTCATCATCGGCTCGACCGCGACCGTGGTCACCATCCGTGCCAACGGCAACGGCGTCAACGTGTCTGGTGCGGCACAGACCAGCCCCTACCCCAGCAACGCCGTGTTCAGCTGGGGCTCGCAGGGCGACCTCGTGTCCGCGTCCACCACCTCCGCCACCCTGGACGTCGGTCCGCTCACCAGCGACCGGTTCATCCAGACCGACTCGTCCGGGAACACCTACCTGTTCCTGGACTTCTCCCAGACCACCAGCGTCACGGTCCTGGCGTACGAGCTGCCGTTCAACCTGGTGTGACGATGGCTGACACGATGTGGATCCGGGGGGAGAACGGCGCGCTGCACTGCTTCGACGTGCCGCTCCCCCCGGGCATTGCCCACCGCCTGCACCGGGGCGACCTGGTGCAGGTCAACGAGGACGGGTCGCCGTGGCGCGAGCCGGGCCACGACGAGCCGGAACCCGCCGAGGCCGTCGATGTTCCCGACGCCGTCCCGCTGCCCAAGCGGGCCGACAACCGGGCGACGTGGACGGAGTTCGCCGTGTCGCAGGGCATGGACCGCGCCGCTGCGGTCGCCCTGACCAAGGCCGAACTCATCGACCTGCTCACCGGGGCGCACAACACCTGAGGGGTGGGCCGGTCATGTCGTTCACGATCCTGGGCAACCAGCAGTCCGACGTCCTGCAGGGCGCACAGATCAGCCTCACGCAGCTGTTCGAGACCTTCCCCGGCTCCGGCCAGGGGGCCCCGGCATCCGGCGTGACGGTGACCATCTCCGCCGCTGCAACGGCCAGCGGCGGCACGGGCACGCCGGTGGCCACCACCTCCACCGGGGTGGTGGGACTCGACGGGAACGGCCTGTTCCAGTACGTGTGGTCGTGCCCCGCCGGGCAGTCCGTCGGTGACTACCTGGTCACCTGGTCCGGCACGGTCGGCGGTACGGCAGTGAACTACGTGTGGACGGTGACCGTCGCCGCGGTCGCGTCGGGGTCGCCGGCTCCCGGCATGTACGCCACGGTGGCGGCCTACCGGGCTTGGTCGGGGGACCAGTTCACGCCTGATGACCTGGTCTGCGTGACGCTCCAGCGGGCGTCGGAAGCGATGGACCACTACCTGATCGGCGCCGTGTACGCCACGAACGCCAACGGCATGCCGACCGATCCGCTGCTGATCGACGTCCTGTCCCGGGCCACCAGTGCGCAGTGCCAGTTCATGCTGGCGGACAACGATCCGACGGGCGTGAAGCGGCAGTACGGCAGCACCTCGATGGGCGGCGTGTCGACGTCGCGGGTGTCGGCGATGACCGCGATGACGTTCCCTCCGCTGGCTCCCCAGGCTGCGGCGATCCTGCACGCGGCCGGTGTCCTGGGCAGTGCCGCACTGATCAACTGGTAGGCCGCTGATGATGGAGATCGCCAACACTCGACTGACCATCATGCGCGGCACGGCCGTGAACGCCTACGGCGACGAGTCGGACGTCGGTACGCCGATCAAGACGGGTGTCCCGGCCGCGGTCAACGAGTCCAGCAAGCAGACGTGGGACCCGGCCACGCAGCAGCCCCGGACGATCCGCACGTCCATAGCGGTGGTCGCGGGCTGGGTGGATGTCCTGGACTCGGACACGATCATGGATGAGATCAGCGGGAACTACTACATGATCCAGGACATCCAGGTCCAGCCCACCGGACCCACCGGCATCCCACCCGACAAGATCCTCACCCTGCGCTGGCGCTCCGGCGTCGGCACCGGCTCGGACTAGGAGGCTCCCCCCATGGCCAGCCGGGTCACCGTGGACGACCAGTGGGCGGAGCAAGTCGACGCGGCCACCGAGGACTTCTTCGAATGGCGCCTCGGACCGGACATCGCCGGCGACGCGGCACGCTACTGCCCCGAACGCACCGGGTCGCTCAAGGACTCGATCGAGTCCCACATCGAGGACGGCAACCTGATCGTCTCCGCCACCGGCGGCGACCAGGGGCGCACCTACGCCGCCTACGTCGAACTCGGCCACCGGGTCTACCACCCCAGCACCGGGATCACCGGACCCGAAGTCGTGCCGCCCCAGCCCTTCCTGCGGCCTGCCCTCTACCAGGAACGCGGCGACTAGACCGGGGGGTGCGGTGACAACTCCCCTTCCCCTGGAGACGACGGACGAGCTCGTCGCGACGGCGTGGATCGCCACCGTCCCCGGCTTCACCTCCGCCATGGTCGGCACCCAACTGCCGCCGGACGTCGACGACACCGGCACGCCGGCCGCCTGGATCACCACCGGCTTCGCGACCGTCGCAGTCTCCGGCGGGACGCCCGATGATGCGCTGCCCGTCGGATGCCCCGTGATCCAGGTGGACTGCTGGGCCACCGTTCCCGGCAGCAACAAACCGCCGTGGCTCAAGGCCGCCGCCATGGCGTCCGCGATCCGGCGCGCCACGTTGGACCGCTACAACATCTCGCGCCCGCTGGTGATCGACGTCAACGGCGTCGTCTACCCGCCCGCGGTCGTCAAGTCGGCGTACATGGCCACCACCGCGCGCCGGATCTACGACGACCAGGGCGACTACGCCCGCTACGAGTTCGACCTGGCTCTGGCCTGGGTGACCGTCAACGACCGCCTCGACTGAGAGGACCCCCATGCCCGACACGCCCGGCCCCGACATGGTCACCGTCGACGTGACCATGTTCGCCGACCCCATCAAGGTCCCCGCTGACGAGGTCCCGGTTCTGCGCTCGCAGGGCCTCCTCCGCCAGAAGGCCCCCACCGACGCCGAGCCGCCGGCCGGCGGCGCCAAGACCACCACCAAGAAGGACGGCGCCCCGTGAGCATCCTGACTCTCACCCCCACGCAGCTGCCCAAGACGGGCGCCAGCGCCCCCGTCAACCTGACCACCCTCATCGCGGCCGGAGTCGTCGGCTCCAACACCGGTGTGACCTGGCAGAACACGGGCCACGAGTTCCTGGTCATCGCGGTTGGCTCCGGCGGCAGCACCTGCAGCATCGCCATCGGCACCACCATCGAAGGCCAAGCCGTCTCGCCGCTGACGCCGACGCTCACCGCGAGCGCGACCAACGTCATCGGACCGTTCCCCACGGACGAGGAAGCCCCGGGCGGCACGATCACCGTCTCGTTCGGCACCCCCGCGAACATCACCCTCGCGCTGCTCCAGTACGTCGGCGTGCTCTAACGTCCTAGGGCTCCAACCTCTCGGCTTCGGCGAGCAGTTCCGCGATGGGGGCGGGCCGAAAGTCTATAGTCTTCACCCCTTTGCTTCCGTTGCAGAACCCACACAGCGGCTGCACGTTGTCGATTTCATTTCGACCGCCTGCCGAAACTGGAACTATGTGGTCGATAGTTACCTCCGGCTTGGCGCAGCTGAGACAAGCACCCCCGTAGGTGGCGATCACAAGTTCCCAGTCCGCTGCGGTCAGTCGCCCTGCTGCACGCTTGCGCTGCTTCTTCAGGCGACTGAGCAGGTTGGAACGCTCGCGGTTCTCCTCGCGCCATCTGCGAATGCTGGCCCTGACTCGATCCTGATTAGCCTCGCGCCAGGCCTTGTTCTCGGCTGTGCGCTTGTCTCGGTTGCGCCACCACGATTCCATGGCGCGGGACCGTCGGCACGTCTTGCACTGCCGGTGCCCTTGAGGGCTGACGTAAGTGTTCTCGTCGTCATATGGATGCCCCTGCGGACAGTGCGTCTTGCGGGACTGGGCATGCCCTTTGAGCGGGCCAAGATGCTTTCGCATTCGCTGACGTCCGGACTCCCTGCTTCCCTCAGGGTTCTTCCAATAGCGGGCCCTCCCGCGAAGGTTCTTGCATGTCCGACAGGTTCCACTACTGCCGTTCGGAGCAATGTTCTCGGGCGTCAATAGGTGGCCGCGCTTGCAGGTCTTCATGACTGCAAATTCTACCAATTGAGCCTCAAGTCCATACGCCAGTTGGACATTTGATGGGCTCCAAATCTGAGGAGTGGTCCGATTGAGCGTGAATGCTGCAAATTTGGTCCTTGGGCCCGCGCGCCTGTATGTCGCGCCGTTCGGCTCGTCCGAGCCCGCCGATTCCGCCGTCACCCCCAACGGGCCGTCGACGCCCCCGAGCAGCCCCTGGACGGACGTCGGCGGCACCGACGGCGGCGTCACCTTCGAGACCGACAACACGTACACCGACTTGTCGGTGGACCAGATCATCATGAACGTCGGCGCGCGCCTGACCGAGATGAAGATGACGGTCACCTCCAAGCTGTCCGAGATGACGCTGGCGAACCTGCAGACCAGCCTCAACAACATCGGCACGACTGGCAGCGGGTCCGGCTACGCCACCCTCGACATCCCGGTCAGCTCGGCGGCAACGCAGCCCACCTACGCGGCGCTGATCATCGACGGGTGGGCGCCGATGCTGTCCTCCGGTGCGCCGGCCCTGCGACGCGTGATCGTCCGCAAGGTGCTGTCGCAGGTCAAGGCCAGCCTGGCGTACGACAAGAAGACCCAGCAGGCGCTCGACGTCACTTTCACCGCCTACTACGTGTCGAACTCGATCACGCCGGTGCACATCGTCGACCAGCAGGCGTGACCCAACCCCCTGACCTTAAGAGAGATGGCATGGCTGCCACAGTGAAGGCCACCAAGACGGCCGCCAAGCGCCCGGCAGCGAAGCCCGCTGCGGCGAAGCGGGCGGCTCCACGGACACGGAAGGCGCTGCCGCCGGTGGCGCCGCTCCCCGAGGCGGACTTCGAGATGATCCGCCTGGTCAGCTCGCCGGAGGCTGAACGGCCGCGGGTGCCGCTGTTCAGCATCGACGACACCGTGTACTCGATCGAGGCCAAGCCGGGCATGAACATCGCCCTGGAGGCGCTGCACCTGTTCCGGACCGGCGGCGAGCTGGCGGCGATCGACTTCCTGCTGAACCGGCTCCTTGGGGATGCGGGCTACCGGGCGCTGCGGGAGTACGACGAGCTCACCCCGGCCCAGTTCATGCAGATCGGTGAGATCGCGATGCGGATCACCCTCGGGGGCCTGGAGCTCCCAAAAGACTAGAAGAGCGCGTGAATCAGGTCGCGTGGATGCTGGACTACCTGGACGACATCGCCAGTGACCTGAGCGCTTTCCACCGGATCGACGACGCCACCGCCCTGGACGGCCCGACGTTCTTCAAGCTGGCGTGGCGGCTGCCGGCCTATACCGGCGTCATGCAGTCCCGGGCGCTGGCGGAGCAGAACAAGGATCGGCGTCCCGCTCCGAAGGCAGCCAGTGGGCCTGCCCGCGGTGGCGATCAGATCAATCCCGGGACGCGGACCACGCTGATGGCGGAGCCGGCGTTTGCCGGTGTTTTCAGCTTCGGATGACCGGATATGGCGGGGGGTGACCTGTCATGCCCGAAGGCTTCAAGATCGCGTCTGCGTGGGTGGAGGTCAGCCCCGACACGGAGGGCTTCAAGGAGCAGTTGCAGGCCGCGCTGGACGAGGCCGTGGCGGGTGTCGAGGCGGACGTCAAGGTCGGCCTGGACACCTCCGAGCTGGACGCGAAAGCCGACGATGTCCGGGCGAAGGTCGACGACCTGGGCAGTGCCACCGCCGAGCCGCGGGTCAGTCTCGACGCGGCCGACCTCGACGCGAAGGTCGACGACGCCAAGGCCAAGCTGGACGACCTGGACGGCAAGGAGGCGCGGCCCGAGGTCACCCTTGAGGCGGCCGACCTCGACGCCAAGTCGGAAGATGCCAAGGCCAAGCTGGACGATCTGGATGCCCGGCGGGCCGATCCGCGTCTGACGCTGGACACCACGGAGTTCGACGAGCGGCTCACCGCCGCGCAGGCTGCGCTGGATGCATTCGCGGCGCAGTCCGGCGGCCCGTCCCTTGGCGCCTCCGGCGGTGGAGGCGGCGGGGGTGGTGGCGGTGGTGGTGAGGGCGGCGGCTTCCTGGGCGCGCTGACTCTGGGCGTCGGGGCTCTCATGCCCGGCCTGGCGGGCGCAGCCACGGGCGCGGGGCTCCTGGGTGTCACCGGTGGCCTGGCACTGGGTGGTGTGGCCAAGGCCCTGTCGGCGGCGCACCAGTCCGCGCTGAACGTCGGCCTGACCGGCGCGCAGTTGGCGTCGACGAACTTCGACAACCAGGTTCAGGTCCAGCAGGCGCAGCAGACCGTCACCACGACCCGCGAGCAGGCCGGCCAGGACGCGGTCACCGCTGCCCAGTCCATCGCCTCGGCGGAGACGAACCTGGCCGAGGTCACCCGTAATGCCGCGCAGGCGCAGGTGCAGGCGCTGCAGTCGGTGAAGCAGGCCGAGCAGGGCGTCGAGCAGGCCAACTACGGCCTGTCCGAGGCGCAGTACAACCTGACGCAGGCGTGGGTGCAGGCCCGCGAGCAGATCACGCAGCTCGACGACCAGCTCTCCGACTCGAAGTTGTCGGTGTCGGCCGCACAGCTGGCGATCCAGCAGGCCCTGTACAACCAGCGGCTGGTGGACCAGAACGCCTACAGCACGAGCATCGACCGCCAGCAGGCGGCGCTGGCGGTGCTGCAGGCTCAGCAGCAGCTCAAGGACGCCTCCGATCAGGAGACCGCTGCGGCGTATGCGGCGAACCTGGCGAACAAGCAGGGCGTGGCCGGGTCGCAGACGGTCATCCAGGCCAAGCAGGGCGTGGTGGCGGCGACGTATGCGCAGACCGATGCGCAGGCCCAGTATTCCGAGGCGCAGCAGACGCTGACCGTCACAGAGCTGAACAATGCGGCGCAGGTCCAGCAGGCGCAGCGGCAGTTGGCGGCGGCGCAGGAGCACGCCGCGTTCCAGCAGAAGATGGACGCGCAGCAGGTCGCGATCGCCGAGCGGAACGTCACCAACACCATCAAAGAGCAGCAGCTGGCGATGGCTGCGACGAAGTCCACGTCCAACGAGGCCGCGAACGAGTTCGCGAAGGATATGGCACGGCTGACGCCGACCGGCCGGGCGTTCGTGAACCAGATCTTGGGGATGAAGGGCGCGTACGACAAGCTGCGGGACTCGGCGCAGAACGCTGTGTTGCCGGGCATGTCGGTGTGGTTGACCGGTCTGGCGACGCTGATGCCGGAGATCACCAAGGGTGTGACCCGGATGGGCCAGGCCATCGGCAAGAGCTTCGCGTCGTTCGGCAAGCAGATGGCGACGCCGCAGTTCGCCCACGTGCTGGACGGGTTGATCAGCAACGGCATCAAGTTCGCCAACATCGTGCTGCCCGCCTTCGCCACGTTCGTGCAGGAGTTGGCGAAGATCGGCTCCAAGAAGGGGGCCGTTGACGGCATCGCCGGGGTCCTGGCCGGGATCGCCAATGGGCTGACGAAGTTCGCTGGCACGATCAGCCATTTCCAGGGGCCGATCAACAGCTTCCTGCAGGCCGCGGGCCACATCATCTCGAACCTGGGCCCCGGCCTGGGTACGATCATCGGCCTGGTGGCGACCGCTTTGGCGCCGCTGACCCGGTACCTGAACGCGCACCCCAACGGCACCGTCGCCAAGGTACTCGGCTCCGTCGTGGCTGGGCTGTTGACGATGAAGACGCTCGTCAAGTGGGGCAAGGCCCCGTTCGAGGCGATCTCCGCCGGTTACAAGATGATCACCGGGATCCCCGGGAAGATGTCGTCGATGGCCACCAAGATCGGCAAGGCGTGGAGTGGCCTGTCGAGCATCCCCGGCAAGGTCGCCGGGGTCTTCTCCAAGGTCTTCGGGCCCGGCGGCGTCTGGGACGGCATCCGACTGCGCGGCATGCAGGCCGCCGAGGGCATCTCCGGCGCCTGGGGCAAGACGTCGACTTTCTTCACCACCACCCTTCCCGGCTACCTTTCCACGGCGGGCCAGAAACTGGGCCAGTTCGCCAGCAACGGCGTCCAGGCGATCCAGAATATGGCGTCGAAAATCGGCGCCATGATGGGCAATGCGGCGACGTCGGTCAAGAATTTCGTGACCGGCTACGGAAAGGAAACGCAGGAGGAAGAGGCGGACTCTGCGGAGATGGCCGAGGAGAACGGCGCCAACGCCACGGCCGTTGAGGCTGAGAACGAGGCCGAGGAGGCGTCGGCGGTCGAGGCCGGAACGGTGGAGGACGGCGCGACCGGCGGCATCACGATCGCGATCGGCCTGCTGGTCACGGCGATCATCTACCTGGCGACGCACTGGAAGCAGGTCTGGGGGGACATCAAGACCTGGGCCGAGGACGCGTGGAAGTTTATCTACGACGGATTCGGAAAATACCTGCTATTGTTGCTCGGTCCGAATGGCCTGATAGCCCTCGGATTGATCGAACTGGCCCAGCATTGGAATTCGATTTGGGGCGGCATAAAGTCCACGGTCGAGGACGTCTGGGGCGGAATCAAGTCCGGGGCCGAGGGCTTCGTTTCCGACCTGGGTGAAATCTGGGGAAAGCTGGAAGACGTCTTTAAGACGCCCGTGAATTTCCTGATCACGAGCGTCTATACGGACGGAATTGAGAACCTGTGGAACCGGGTCGTCAATAAGGTCGGGCTTGGCAGCATCGCGCTGCCCGACATCCCGAAGCTCGCCGGTGGTGGCGTCCTGCCCGGCTACGCGCCGGGGCATGACTCCATCCCCGCGGTCCTCAGTCCCGGTGAGGGTGTCCTTGTGCCCGAGGCCGTGCAGGCGATCGGGCCGGAGACAGTCCACGGTCTCAACGCGACCTATGGCCATGGCAGGAAGTCTGGCCCGCACGCCTTCGCGGGCGGCGGCATCGCGGGCGACGACGACCAGCACAAGAGCGAGCTCGGGAAGGAGTTGAAGAAGCAGCTCCGCAAGCGCGGTGTCGAGAAGCCAGCGGAGCACGGCGCCGAGCATGCCGTCATGGGCTTCAGTGGTGGTGGGATCGCTGGCCTGGCGAAGGGCATCTGGCACGGGGTCACCTCGACGATCTCGAAGACCTACGACATCGGCAAGATCGTCGCGGCGCTCGCGACCGGGAACACCAGTGCTCTGACGAACGCGCTCGACGCGTTCGTGGGGACGAAGGCCACCGGGGACCTCGGGCAGATGATGCTGGGCCTGCCGAAGACGCTGATCAGCCGTGCGGCCGGGCAGATCGTCAACCTGCTCGGTTTCGGCGGCGGCGGCCACGGCCAGCAGCAGCTCCCCGGCGGTAGCTCCGGCGCAGTCGGATCGCTGCCGGAGAACTGGAAGGCGATCGCGCAGTTCCTTTCCACGCACGGGTTCAGCAAGTTCGCGGCCGCCGGCGTGGCGGGCAACATCGACGCCGAGTCGGGCGGTAATCCGGAGATCCTGGAGATCGGCGGCGGCGGGGGTGGTGGCCTGATCCAGTGGACGCCGTACCCGCCCGGCTACATCACCGGGAACGCTCAGGCGGACCTGATGACGCAGCTCAACGCGATCCTGTCGTGGGGCGGCGGCCCGGGGCTCGTCAACCGTGCCACCAGCGCGTCGAACGCAGCCCAGATCTACCAGGACTACTACGAGCGGCCAGCGAATCTGACCTCTTCGCTGCCGCAGCGCATGGCGTCGGCCAACGCCGTCTACAAGGCCATGGGATGGGGCACCTTCGATGAAGGTGGCATCGCCACCGGCATGGGGATGCTCCCGAAGGGGACTCCGCTGCCGGAGCGCGTGCTGTCGCCGCGCCAGACGGACCTGTTCGAGCGTCTCACTGTAGCTCTGGAGCGCGATGCCGCTGCCCCCTCCAGCCTGTCGACTCCGATGGGGGGCGAGCAGGTGGTTCAGAACTTCTACGGGTCGGCACTGCCGAACGCCGAGGAGAAGGCGGCCATGAAGAGGGAACTGGCGCTCGCACTGAGCGGCTAGTCGTCGGCTATGCCCAAGACGGCGGGACAGTGGCTGGCTTGGGCTTAGTTGGTGCTTGGCACTGGCACGGCGCACAGGGATGTGCCGAATCGGTCGGTGAACAGGAGTCGGGCGCTCCCAGCCGGGAACTCCAGGGCTTCCGTCCCCATGATGAACTGACCGACGCTCGGATTGGGTTGCCCGGCGAGGTCGCTGTCCTGGCCTACCGTGATGGGGGGTGGTTCGCTTGTCGGGTGCTGTCGCCGGCCTGCCGTGGACGCTGTACCTGAACTTCTACGACGAGACCACCAGGGCCCTGGCCGACCCGTCGGCCATCCAGCTCGACATCACGTACGGCACCGAGGTCGGCCTCGTCCCGGACGTCGCCGGCCCGTACCAGTACCTGGGGGCCAGCTCCCCAGTACCAGGGGCGATCTGGCGTATCGGGGTCGGCCAGTACGCCTGCACCTGGAACATCCCCGCCGACACCGTCACCGGCGTGTATGTCGCCAACTGGTCCTGCACGTACGGAACCGGCGGGTTCCTGGGCGTCGAGGACTTCCCCGTCGCCGGCGTCCCCGGCGCCTACACGCCGCCCATCACCGGCGGCGACACGGGGTTCTGGACCGGTGGCCTGATCTACGCCGCGGCTGGCCTGGACATCGAGTTCGGCACGGTCGACAGCAACGGCATCTGCTGGCTGTGGCAGAAGATCGACGGCTGGGACGGTCCCGATGTCCAGGGAGCCGGGGTCATCGCCCGCTCGGGTGACCACGGCGCGTGGGCGTCCCCGCAGTACTACGCGGCACGCACCCTCACCCTGACCGTCACGGCCTCCGCGCCGACCCAAGCGCTGAGGGATCTCGCCCGGTCCCTCCTGCAGCAGGCGGTGCCGATCAGCGACCTGGCGCAACTGCGGTATGACGAGCCGACGCCGAAGATGGCGTGGGTGCGCCGCAGCGGGAAGGTCAGCGAGAGCTATCCGACCTTGACGGATGTGACGTTCACGGTCGGGCTGGTCGCGCCGGACCCGCGCAAATACAGCACCGTCCAGCGGTCACTGGCCATTGGGCTGCTGCCCTCCGGGGGCGGCGGCGGCATGGTGGTGCCGTTCACGATCCCCATCACGCTGGACTCCGCTCCGCCGCCGGGCGCCGCGGTGGCGACCAATGCAGGCGATTTCGAATCACCACCGGTGGCGGTGATCGCCGGCCCGGTCATTGGCCCGTCGCTGGCGAATCTGACCACGGGCCTGAGTGTGTCGTGGAGCAACCTCGTCCTCCTGGCGGGCGACGTCCTGGTGGTCGATTTCCTGAACCGGCAGGCGTACGTGAACCCGACGACGGTGTCGACGACGCCGGGCATCCCCTCAACCGGCGGCACGTACTGGCCGGCTGATGTGACCTCGGCCTGGTGGCAGATCGCGCCGGGCGACAACGAAGTGCAGTTCGGCGGTCAGGCCGGCTCCGGGTCGACAGCGACGTACTACTGGGCCGATTCGTGGATCTAAGGGGTGTGGCATGGCAACACAGGTGACGACGAGCCTGCCGCAGTGGCTGACCGGGTGCACGTACGACGGGAGCAGCGGCAATGACCTGCGGAACTCGTCCGTGACGCCAACGTTCTACGACGAGGGCATTGTCACGAGCTCCGCGATCGGCGTCCTGGGTGGCGTCATTGGCGGCGCAGGGCTCGCGGTGGGTCCGGGCACGGGCATGAATGTGACCGTTGGGCCGGGCAGCTTCGTGGTCCCGAACAGTGCGACGCCAACCGCCGGGGGCTATGTGTCGACGCTGGCATCATTGGCCACGCTGACCGTTCAGACTGCGGATCCGACGAATCCTCGGATCGACATCGTGGTCGCGTACGTGTCCGACGTGGGGTCGAGCTCCAGCTTCGGCGCGGTGGAGATCATCACGGGGACTGCGGCGCCGTCGCCGACCGCGCCGTCCGCCCCCGCCAACTCGATCACCCTGGGCCAGCTGGCGGTCGCGGCCGGCACCGTGTCGATCAACAGTGGCATGATCACGGACAGTCGGCCGTACACCACTACCGCCGGCGGCGTCCTGAAGGCCGCCAAGGGCGCCGTGACCGGCTACACGGGCCAGATCGCCTACGACCCGGCGTCGGCGTCGTTCTACCACAACACCCCATCGGGGCCATCCGTGCTGCCCATCATGCCGTGGGTACCCCTGACGTCCTACAAGACCACGGACACGATCTCCATCGCCGGTGCCATCGTCAACGTGGCGTCAGCGACGGTCACCGTGGACGGCAACACGGACCTGGCGATCTACGTCAAAGCGACCGGCATCTACATGTCCGCGAGCCACGGGGAGTTCGGCGGCAACCTGCAGGTGTACCTCGACGGAACGCTCATCGACGAGATGGTCGTCTTCAACACCGCCTCCGACGGCGTCGTGCGTGGCGGCGGCTCCTTCACCGCCTACACCGCGGCATCGCAGGGCACGACGCCGTCCGCCGGCTCGCACACGGTCGCGTTCAAGTTTCAGGGCATCGACAGCACCGGCGTCGACGTGACCCTGCGCGGCGCCACCTACTCGCCGGCAGTGATGCGGGTGTCCCCGGTCGGGCGCTGATGGCCACCTACACCTACGTGGCGACGCACGTGCTCACCGGGCAGGTGCTCGCCGACAACATCCCCCTCACCGTCCAGTCGTTCAGCATCCAACTCAATGGCTCCGGCAGCCTGACCGGGAACCTGAACCTGGATCAGACCTACTCGGTGAATGCCCCGTTCATGCGTGCCCTGGAGTGCCGCCAGGCTGTGCTGTGGGTCCTCATGGACGGCTACCCGGTGTGGGCCGGGGTGGTATGGGACTGGCCGGACATGACCCGCGCCGACGGCACGCTGCCGATCTCCGCGCAGACCCTCGACTCGATCTGGGGACACCGCCTGATCACGGACACCTTGGAGTATCCGCAGGTCGACCTGTTCGCCGCGTTCATCGATCTCGTCTACTACGGGATGACGAAGAGCAGCCCGTACATCGAGGCGGGCGTGTCCCCGGCGGCGACGCGGGACCCGGACTATCTCGCCCTGGTGGCCTCGAACGGCGGCGTGGCGCGGCTCGTGCTGCCGACGTCGGCGGTCGCCGGGGTCCCGTGGACCGCGTCCTACACCTACTCGGACCTGACGCAGGTCTCCAGTGCCTGGTCGGACATGACCGCCAGCGGCAACTTGGAGTGGGCGTTCGTGCCGGGCCTGGATGTGAACGGCGAGCTCGCCGTCTTCGTGCAGATGGCCTACCTGCAGCTCGGCCGGCCGGCGGGGCAGTGCGGCTACGGACTGACGTATCCGGGCAACGTGTTGGACTACGGCTACCAGCGCACCGGCTCCCAGTCGAGCAACTTGGTGTGGGCCACGGCACCGCCGAACGGCTCCGCGCTGCAGTGGCAGTCCGCCTTTCCGCACGGCGCGGACACCTCCGACTTTGCCGCCGGCTATCCGCTGATGGAGTCGACGGTCAGCTGGGAGGGGTCCGTCGTCACCGCGCAGGCCCAGGTCGATGCTTTCGCGGACGGGCAGGTCGCGCTGGTCTCCGAGGCCATGACGCTGCCGACGATCAACGTCGGTGGTGGTGGGCGCCCCTCACTGCGGGACATCGTCCTCGGCGACAGCGTGTCGTTCGTCGCCACGTCCCCGATCCACCCGCCCGGCGCCGACGGCTCACCGGGCCTGCAGACGCAGGTCCGGGTCACGGGCTGGACCTGCTATCCGCCGAACCCTCAGCAGTCCGAGTACATCCAGCTGGCCACCAGCGGCGTGATCGCCAGTACCTGAGGGGGCGCGCCGTGACGATGTACCCGCGGGGGTTGAACGACCGGTTCGCGGCCGAGCTGAAGGCCATGCGGACAGCGATCAAGAAGTTGCAGTCGCGGACCGCGGCGATCGACTCCGGCTTCCCGCTGGCCTGCCTGCCCGCGGTCATCGACTCGGGCTACACCTCGGGCGACCCGAAGGCGTACATCAACGGCTCCCCCACGCTCACCGGCCCCTATCAGCACCTGGCGGCCTACACGCCAGCCGCCGGGGACGCGGTGCTCGCGATGCCCGTCGGCGCCCAGCAGACCTACGTGATCCTGGGGAGGCTTACGTGACCGCCAGCGCGTTCGGTACGACCATCGCCACGGCCCTGGGCTGGGTCTCCGCGGTCACCTACGGCGCCAAGGGCGACGGCGTCACCGACGACACCGCCGCGATCCAGGCCGCGATCAACCAGCTGGGCTCCAACGGCGGCGTCGTGTACCTCCCGGCCACGACCGCCAGCTACCTGCTGAACAGCGGCCCGCTGACGCTGACGACGCCCGCGACCGTGCTGACGGGCGCCGGTGCGGAGAACACGAAGCTCCTGATCGGGTCCAGCTTCTCCGGCACCGCAGCAATCGAGATCACCGGCTACAACTGCCAGGTGCGGAACTTGTCGGTGTCCGGGGCGAGCTCGACCACCACCAGCAACCCGGCATGCAACGCCATCGAGATCACCGGCGTACGCCGCAACAAGATCGAGAACTGCCAGTTCTGGTACGTCAACGGCTGGGCCATCGAAGTCGCCGCCACCTCCGCCTCCGGGAGCAGCAACCCGCTGGGCACGCAGATCTCCCACCTCTACGGGAACTCCTGCGCGGGCGGCATCCACTTCCTTGGCAACACCGCCCAGGGCTTCGCGATGAACTCGCAGGTCACCGACGTCCAGTTCTACGGAGGCGGCGTCACCAGCGGCGCCAGCGCGAACCTGGACACAATCCGCATCGAGGACTCCTGGGACGTCCTGGTCGAGAACGCCATCGCCTGGACGTCGAACGGCACCGGCTCGTCCGTGCACATCAAGGGCGACTGCGCGGCCGCTTTCGTGACCAACCTCGACGCCCTGGGGCCACACGCGGGCCCGTGCGTGCTGATCGAGGACGGCCCCAACGGCTCCCCGCAGAACGTGCAGATCCAAGGCGGCGTCATCCAGCAGGGCTCGCCCGGCCTGCAGATCACCGGCGGCGCCTACCAGGTCCACATCGCCACCTCCCGTCTGATCAACAACCAGACCCACGGGATCACCGTCGCGTCCACCGGCAAGCCCGTCCACATCTACGACTGCCTGTTCAACCTGAACGGCGCCGGGGCCAGCGGCACGAACTACGACATCAACTGGTCCGGAACCGCCCAAGGCAAGATCCTCGGCTGCTGGCTCGGCAGCAACATCGTGACCAGCGGCAGCGCCGGCGTCCAGGAGTCCATCAACATCGGCACCGTCGGCCAGGCCGTCCTGGTCGACGCGGCAGCCTTCCAAGGCTCCGGCTCGTCGAGCAGCAACTGGTTCACGAACCTGCCCGCGGGCGTCATCGAGGCCAGCAGCGGTGTCGTCAACTTCGCGACGGGCGTGAACTTCACCGCCAGCTCCGGCACCATGATCGCCGTAACCGGTGGTTCCACCGGGCAGCGCATGTTCGGCACCACCGGCCACGACACGACGAGCATCGCCCACGGTGCGGGGGTCAGTGGGCTCAGCTTCGACACCTACCGCCTGACCTGCGACGGAGCTGTCAACCTCGGCTCTGGCTCCGCCGCCCGCGACACGGCCTACGGGCGCGCCGCCGCGGGCGTCTGGTACACCTCGAAGAACGCCCTGATCGGATCCGCGACCGCACTGGGCGACAACGGCGTCGGCGAAATCCAGGTCGCGGACGCCACGACCGTGCCGACGACGAACCCCACGGCCGGCGGCGTCGTCTACTCTCAGTCGGGGACCGCGGCGCCACTCAAACTCCGCGACACGTCCGGCAACGTGCGCAGCCTGGTCGACGCCTACGCCGTGTCGGCCGCCACCGAGACCACCACCTCCACCGGCCAGACTGCCTCCACGCACCTGGTCATCGCAGTTGAGGCCAGCGCCACCTACCTGCTGGACGCGGCCCTGATCATCGAAACGCCGTCCGGGGTGAACTTCGTCCACTCCTGGACCGGCCCCTCGGGCGCGACCATGCAGTGGGGCGACGCCGCCGGGAACTACGTCGCCACCATCACCGGCACCGACACCTGGTCCGGGACCGGCGCCAACAAACACGCCCACCTGCGAGGACTCCTCGTCACGAGCAGCACCGCGGGGAGCCTGACCGTCACTTTCGCGACAGGCACCAGCAGCAACACCGCCAGCCTCGTCGCCGGCTCCTGGGTGCGACTAACCCGCATCAAATAGCCCAACAGCCGCGAGAGGGACCGCCCGTGGAAGAACTCTGGGACCAAGCCGGTTTCCTCCAGCTCAGCGCCGCCACGATCCTGGCGGTGGTCATCCTGCTCATCCTCACCGGCCGGCTCGTGCCCCGCCGCCAGGTCGAAGACCTCCGCGAGGACCGCGAGCTGCGGATAAGAGAGATCTCAGCCGAGCGCGACACCTGGCGCGTGGTGGCCGAACGCGAGGCAGCGGCCCGAGCACAGTCGCAGGAGTCGACGATGGAGCTCCTGGAGCTGTCACGCACTGCCGTCCATCTGCTCTCCGCGCTCCCTTCGCCATCTGGGCGGGAGGTGACGGCCGGTGCACCGCTGGGTCCACTACCTCCGCCACCCGCTTCGTAGGCCGCAGGGCGTGTGCTTGGAGCGCAGGGTGACGGAGGGCCAGCGCGACGCCTCGGCGGCGATGGTCCGGGCGTCGTCGGCTCTCCGCGAGGCCGAGGGCCTGCGTGTGCAGGTATCGACGACCGCCGAGCACTTGCGCCGTATCCGGCGCCGTAACCACTTCAGCGAGTCAATCGGCGAGTTGTTCGGTCTTCCGCCACGTTGACCAGCGTCACCATTCGGGAGGGGACCGTGAGCCCGGGGACCCTGGACGTCATCGTCCACACCACGACCATCGAGGTCATCGCCACATTCTGTGCCGCCGTCGGGGCCATCCTCGTCCTGTGGGCGGTCGCCCCGTGGTGGCGCTCGGCCATAGGGCGCAACGCCTTGGCGATGGACAGCGCACTGGCGCTGACGCTGCTGCCCTCCGTCATCCACCACGCGCTGGGCGTCAGCTCGGCTGATACGCCCCTGTTCGCGTGGTTCTCCGTCATCTCCTTCGGGCTCGTGCCCATCGTCATCGTCTGGCGCGTCGTGCTCATCCTCCGCATCCAGATCAAGCACGAGAACGATCCGCCCGACGACGGCCCTTCCACTCCCGGCGCGCACCGCACGCGCGCCCCTCGCAACCGGAGGACTCCGTGACCGACGACCTGTCGGGGCACCCTGGACACCAGGTCGCTGCGCACGAGCAGGCCCAGGCCCACCACTACGTCATGCACTACCCGGAGCACCCGGCGCGGCAGGACGATCCGCACTACCGCGACTTCGAGGCGTACCGGCGCCGCACCAAGGCCACCGCCAAGTGCGCCATGGGCGTGGCCCGCGGCGACTTCTCCGAGTGCGACCTGAGCGCGCCGCTTGAACTGCACCACTCACACGTCGAGTTCAGCCTGCAGAACGGCGTGGACCTGGCGTGGCTGGAGCGGGACTATCCCGGCATCAGCGACCCGAACCAGGTCGGTGCGTGGGTCGAGTCCGCGGACAACCTGCAGTGGCTGTGCCGGGCCTGCCACCGCGGCCACGGAGGCGTGCACGTAGCCGCGGCGTCGGACTACGAGGCGTCCAGGTACGTCAGGGGTCTGATCTCTTGAAGCAGCGGCTCGTTCGCCCGGCGATATTCGGGCTGTCCGACGGCATGATGTCGCTGCTCGGCGTCGTGCTCTACCTGTTGGGCCACCGCGATCTGATCTTCCCGGCGGCTGTGTCGGGTGCGATCAGCTCTGCCTTGTCGATGGCGGGCGGGGAGTGGCTCAGCGAGAGCGACAACGGCTTCGGCGCGTCCTGCGTGATGGGCCTCGCCACGGGCCTCGGGGCGGCGCTGCCGGCGCTGCCGTACGCGTTCGATACGGGCCCGCTGGCGATCGGCGCCTCGGTGGTCATCTGCATCGGGATCGGCGTCGCGGTGGCGCTGATGCGACCCAATCGGCGTCCACTGCGCGCTCTGGTCGAGACCGGCGCGGTCCTGGCCGCGATTTTCATCGCCGTGCTGCTGTGCGGCCTGTTCCTGCCCGGGAGTGCTGCATGAGCCGTCGCCTGATCGACCGCTTCGTCGACGCCGCCGACCGCGTCTCGTACGCCATCGGCACACCGCAGAACATCGGGATCTGGTTCGTGCTGCTGGTGGCGTGGACGCTGCTTGGCCCGGTCATCGCCAAGTCCAGCTTCCTGCCGGTCTGGTTCACGTCGAACAGCTGGAACTTCCCGCTGAACACCGTGACGACCATCCTGGAGCTGTTCATCGGCTTCCTGATCGCGGCGAGCAACAACCGGCAGGAGCGCAGCCTCGAACTGCTCCTGCAGCACATCGGGGCCAGCACCGACGAGAGCCTCGCCGACGAGCGCCAGGAGCTGGCCACCCTCGCATCCCTGGCCGAGCAGCTGACCGCGCTGACCGAGCGCCTCGCCGTCATCGAGCAGCAGACCGCACCTGTACAGGTGAACGTCGCGGCCTCCGTTCATGTGGATCCCGCAGACGCCTGAGCACCTCCGCTCCACCACTCACGCCCCCGCGAGTCGGGGGCTTTCCCATGCCCGGAGGGGCCCATGTACGAAGGCATCACCCCCACCAAGTTCGGCCGGCACGCGGCACCGATGCCGATGCGCCTGGACCGCATGCACCTGCACCGCGGCGAGACGCTGCGCGAGGTCGACCACGAGTCCCCGATCCCGGTCCTGGACCAGGAGGATCTCCTGGCACAGGGCATCGACACCTCGGCCCTGGTCCCCGGAGCGGCGAAGGTCGACGCGCTCGGATCCTGCACCTGCAACTCCGGCACCGCACACGTGGCAGAGCGGTACGCCGCCCTCCATGGAGCCGCGGCGCTCCCGCAGATCGGCCTGTCGACCACTGACAGCGTCGGCGGCGAGAAGTTCGCGATCAAGCTGTACCACGACGTCACCGACCAGACCGGCGACCCGGCACAGGAGTGGCCGCCGACCGACTGCGGCAGCACCGGCCTGTACGTGTGCACGGAGCTGGAGAAGAAGGGCCTGGCCTCAGGTCACAAGACCGCCTCCGGGATACGCAACGTCGTCTCGTTGCTCCAGGGGGGCACCGTCATGGTGGGCCTGCCCTGGTTCGAGGCGTGGATGGAGCCCGACTCCCTGGGATTCGTCGACGGCGACGGCGGTATCGCGGCGCTGGAGCGGGCGATCGCCTCCGGCGTGGCCGGCGGTCACGAGACCTGCATCACCGCCGTGGAGCGCCTGACGACCGGGTTGCTCGGCCGGATCGACGGCGACAAGTCCCACGTGCGCGTCCGTAACTCCTGGTCGGAGTCGTGGGGCGATCACGGCTCGTACCGGATCCACCTGTCCACGCTGGCGCTCCTCGGCGCCTATGCGGACTACAAGCAGCTCATCCTCGCGGCCTGAAGGGACCCTCACCATGAGCAGAATCGTCAACACCATCCGAACTGAGCCGGTGCTGATCACCGGCCTGGTGCAGTCCCTGCTGGCCCTCGTCGTGGGCCTCGGCTTCAGTCTCACGGCTGGCCAGACCGGCGCGCTGGAGGCGGTGACCACCGCGGTCCTGGCGCTTGTCGCGGCGGTGAGCGTGCGCCCGTTCCCGGTGGCGGCGCTGACCGGTGCGCTGTCGGCCGTGGCCACGGTCCTGATGGCCTTCGGTGTGCCTCACGTCACGACCGGGGAGGTCAGCTCGCTGAACGCTGTCGTCGTGGCCGTGCTGTCGCTGGTCCTGCGCATCCACGTGACTCCGACGGCGTCTCTCGTCCCGCAGCCGGCACCGGGGCCGGCGCCGATCCCCGCACCGCCCGCCGCGGTCTGACAGGAGCGCACCATGACCGTCAACGGCCAGGACTGGGCGTCGTACCAGTCGCCCACCCCGAGCACGTCGGGCCTGTCGTTTGCCTTCATCAAGGTCACGCAGGGCCTGACCTACGTCAATCCGCTGTGGCAGCAGCAGCGCGCGCACGCCGCGGCGGCCGGTCTGGTTGTGGGGCTGTATCACTACCCGGATATGGCGAACTCGCCGGCGGCGGAGGCGGATCACTTCCTGTCGGTGGCGCAGCCGACGGCGGGTGAGGTGTTGTGTCTGGACTGGGAGGGCTACGACGCGGCGAACCTCGCGGTGCCGAAGCCGGCGCAGGCTGTGTTCAAGGGCGCGTGGTTGGCGTATGTGCGGGGCAAGCAGCCGCAGCACCAGACGGGCTTGTACTGCAACAAGGACTACTGGTTGAACGTGGATACGACGTCGGACTGCGGGGATTTCCTGTGGATCGCGACGACGGGTCTGCCTGCTGGTGAGCCGGGGATTGAGCATCCGTGGATGTTCCATCAGTGGGCGGTTGCTGGTGGGGTGGATCAGGATGTGTCGGCGGCGGCTAGCGCGGCTGCGTTGCGGGCGTGGGCGTCGGCGAAGGTTCCGAAGCCTCCGGCGCCGAAGCCCGCCCCGGCCCCGTCGTATGAGCCGTTTCCGGGCGCGGCGTGGTTCACGATGGGCCGGGTGTCGCCCGTGGTGGGCCGGATGCATGCGCGGCTGGTCGCGGAGGGCTGTGACAAGTACCGGTCGAGTCTGGGCAAGGACGTCATCGGGACCGGGGACGTGAACTCGTACGAGGCGTGGCAGGCGGAGTTCTCGCGGCGCCACAACCTCGGCTGGACCGGCGACGCCCTGAAGTGGCCGCCGGGGAAGGAGTCCTGGGACGGCCTGCAGGTCCCGAAGGGCTGACCCATCCCCCCTGCTTGTCGCCATGCTGTCCGGCCCCCGCGCGGGCATCGGGCCCGTGGCTGCACATGGATCGCCCCGCTCTGCTGCCTTACGGCGGCGGAGCGGGGCGCTTTCGTGCGTTCGGGGCTACTTGGGGACGGTGCGGGGTCGTCCGGCGGCTTCCCAGAGGTCTTGCCAGTCGCCGCCGCCTTGGCGGGCGGCGAGGTAGCCGGGGTGCCGGTTGAGGGCGAGGACGGCTTCGCGTTCGGCTTGGCGGAGGGCTTCGCGCTGCTGGGGGTCGTCGCCGTCGTATGCCCTGAGGGCTTCTTGGGCTGCGAACACTGCGCGCTGGAGGTCGACGAGGTCTTCGGGGAGTGGCTGGTCATCGGGCACGGCCCGAGCATACGTGCGAGTGCTGGTCAGGCTGCGACGGGCTCGCCGTCGTCCTCGCCCTCCCGCCGCCGGGCCTCGTCCCGCTGGTTGACGGCGGTGAGGTAGGCGTCGACGAGCCGGTGGTACTCGGCGCGCTGCTCCGTGGTGGCCGGCGAGCGTCCGGGGATGCCGCGCAGGTACGCCCGGATCCGCGCGTTGGCGCGCTCGATCGCACGCTGCGGGTCCGGGGTCGGGCGAGGCGGAGGCATAGAGATCATTCTTCCAGGAAGGTGGACCAGGACACGCCACGCCCGGGTCCTTGCGAGTGTGTAATTCGGGGTTATAAAATAACCGCTATGCTCACACCTGCTGATGCGCAGTACATCACCGAGGCCACCACCGACCTCGCCGTCCCCCTCCACGACGCCCTGGACAAGGGACGCCTCGTCGCTCACGAGCACTACGACAAGCACAAGATGAACGGCCACGGCTACACCAAGGGCCGCACCGACCTCACCCGGGACCATGCCCGTCGACTTCTGTCCAGCGAGGACCTCGGCGGCTGGGAACTGCGCAAGACCGTCAGCGGACGCATCCTGCTCGCCAACGGCCTCATGCTCATCCGCGTCCTGCACGGGGCTCCGTTCGCAGACACGCCGCCGCCCGGCCGAAACCAGGCCCGCGTCAGCTACTACCGCAACCCCACCCTCGACCTATTCGGAGTCGAGTCCAGCAGGCTCCTCGCCGTGTGGACCAACGACACGAAGACCGGCGAACTCAGCATTCGGATCGTGCGCCCGGTCGGCGCATGGAGCCTGGGACGCAACGCCAAGACGGACATCGACTTCACCCTCCCCCGCAGCGCCGAAGATCTCACCAAGATCGAGTTCATTCCGAACGACGAGGACTTCGTGCTCCCCTTCGAGCTCGACAGCGACGAGCGCCGCGAAGAGGGCGACACCGGTGCCTGATGCAGGCGAGCGGCTGCGCACCCTGCGACTGCTGATGGGCCTGTCTCAGGACGAGCTCGCAGCTATCGCAGGCGTGTCGCAGCCCCTCATCCACTACATCGAGAAGCACACCAAGCTGGCCACGGAGGACTTCCTCTCCAAGGTGGCGGCTGCTACCAGCACCCCCCGGGCCTTCTTCGACGTCGATCCGGATGACTTGCCCACAGACACCCTGGCCTTCCGCAAGCGGGCCGGCGCGTCAGCCAAAGAAGTGAAGCGGGTCGAGGCGACCGTCCGCGAGGCGTACCGCGTGGCCGCCCGGCTGCTGGCGGAGACTCGCGTGCGGCGTCTCCAGCTGCCCCGCGCCGAGGGCGACATTGACGGCGACATGATCGAGACGCTGGCGGAGCAGACCCGTGACGCGCTGGCCGTTGGCCGTGACGGTGTGCTGCGCCATGTGATCCGGACGTGCGAGCGTGCCGGGATCCCAGTGGTACCGCTCGTCCTGGTCGACGCCCAAGGGCACGGCGAGGAGATCGTCGTCGGCCACTCTGGCGTCTCCTGTTGGCGTGGGGCGGACGACCCCTATCTGATCAGCTACTTCGCCGCAGGCAGTGGTGATCGCCAGCGGTTCACCGTCGCTCACGAGTTGGGGCACCTGGTCCTGCACACGGCACGTCGCGGCCTGTCGGCGGCGGATGCAGAGAAGGAGGCTCACCGGTTCGCGGGCGCGTTCCTCTTCCCGCAGGAGCGGGCCCGCGAGGCCCTTGAGGGCGTTTTCACGCTGCGGGATCTGGCTGCACTGAAGGGCCGCTGGGGGGTGTCGATCCAGGCGTTCATCATGCGGGCGAGCCATCTTGGGCTGATCGACGACGACAGGAAGACCAGTCTGTACAAGCAGATCGCCGCTCGGGGATGGCGGACACAGGAGCCCGTAACGGTGCATGCTGAGCAGCCGGCGTTGATGCGGGCGATGCTGGTGCGCCGATATGGGGAGCCGCCGTCGGTGCTGCAGGCTGCAGATGACCTCGGCTTGCATCCGGTGTTGATGCGGTCATTGGCACCGGATGCGGGTTCAGATCCGGCTCCGAAGGCTGTCGACAATGTAGTGAGCTTGCGGACCCGCATGCAGGGAAGGCCCGGTGGCGGACGTGCGATTACGCAGTCTCGCTGAGCCGGCAGGCGCCCGCGTCTCCTTCGGGAGGCGCGGGCGTGGGTTTTCACGGACATCCGTGAAAACCCAGGTGGGGGCGGCCGCTGGAAGCGGTGAGCTGACCAACAGGCACCCGTGCCGGCCCCGCTCGCATCGGGGCCGGGCTTCGTCGTACTCGCAGCCGGTTGGCTACAGCGAGAGCCGGTAAAAGACCTTACCGTCGTTGACCGGCACACCCAGCTTCTTGTAGAAGCCGAGCGCGGCCGGATTGTCCGTGTCGCCGGTCCACTCCAGACGACTGCACCCAGCCATCTCGGCGGCTTCCTTCACCGCGTCCAGGAGCTGCGCGCCAACACCCCGACGGCGGGCGGTCTCGGCGACGAACAGCTCCTTCAGGTACATGGACGTATCCGCGCCCGCAGCGGGCCACAAGCGGGAGAACGACGCCAACCCCACCACCGTCGCCCCGTCGACAGCCAGGAGCACCGTCGCGGACACAGGCTCGTCGAACAGGGCCACGCGGACCTGCGTCTCATCCGCGGGCTCATTGTCGCCGCCGTAGTACGCCTCCACCTCACCGAGGAGACGGGAGATGGCCTCGACGTCCTGCTCGACGGCCTGACGAATCGTGATGCCCACGGCGGTGCCCCTTTCAGACGGCTCCGGAGGGCAGGGCGAGGATCTCCCGCAGGACCCGCATCTCCGGCAGTGACCTGGCTGTCTCGGGGACTGTAGCGGCAAGATCACGGGCACGGTAGACGATCAGCGGCGAGCGATGCTCCAAGGGGAGTTCCAGCAGTGTCTGTGCCGCCATCGACGCGGCCGTCGCCGGGTCACCGTCCCAGGCGAGGCATGAGGCGCGGTCCAGTATCACCAGCGACCGGTCCGTGCGCTGCTCGTCCGAATACAGGGCCAGGGCCTGCTGTTGCTCCTCCCAGGCGCGCCCGGTGTCGTGGAGGAGCGTCCATGCCGACCCGGAGTGGAACCGCAGCTGTGCTTCGTCGTAGCCGAGCGCGGAGGGCTGCCGGTCTTCCTCGGGCAGCCGGTCGAACGCGACCTGCGCACGGGCCAGCGCCGCCACCGTCTCGTCCCAGCGGCCTGCGGCGGCGTGCGCGCGGGCTTCCAGCGGCGCGGCGAGAGCATCCGCAACGCACGGCAGCCCGCCGGCCAGCTGCTGGGCGCGGACGGCGAGTTCCACGGCGCCGGCGAGGTCGTTGTCGTAGTAGCGCTGATAGGACTCCTGGGCGTAGATCCAGGCGAGGACGGGCCGGTTCTCGGCTGCGGTCGCGGCGGCGCGGCCGGTGCGCCACCAGTCCCGGGCGGACGCGTCGTCGAGCTTCAGCAGGGTCAGCGCGAGGAGCCCGGACAGGCCTGCGGCCGTGGCCAGCAAGCGGCGGCGCACGTTCAGGGGGTGCCGGTGGGCGAGGAGCCGCTGGAGGTCGGTCATGTCGGCGACGAGCTCGGGCAGCAGGTCGGCTTCGGTGCGGTAGCGGGTGGCGCGGCCGTGGCGGGAGACTTGGTAGTCCCACTCTTCGAGTCCGGCATCGGTCATGGGTCCGGCGGCGAGACTGTCCGCGAGGTCGCGCTGCAGGGCTGCGGCAACCTGGATGGCGGGGGTTCCGGGCGGGCTTTGTACGTGGTGGGCGAGGGCGCCGCCGGTGTCCAGGGCGCGGTCCAGGGTTTGGGCCATGTGCAGGGTGGGGCGGCGGCGTCCGGATTCGAGGTCGCCGATGGCGGACTTTCCGCAGTTCGCGAGGCGCGCGAGGTCGCGTAGGGAGAGGTCTCCGCGTAAGCGCTTGAGGAGCTGGCCGAAGGTCTCGTCGTTCACGTGTTCCCCTGGGTGTCCGCGCTGTCCGCGAGGGTGCGGACGGGTGCGGACAGTCAGACCCTGTGGTTGGGTGTCCGCATTGTCGACGCTACTCGTACCAGCGGTTTTCGTCTGGTGGATCGCGAGAGGTGCGAGCGGACATGTCGGAGCATCAGGCGCAGGCGTGCGCCCCGGGCGCAGGACGTCACTACTCTTACGCGCAGCTGCACGGCAAGGCGTGCGTGGCCTGCGCGGCGAGTGGGGGCGTCCTGGTGCGAGCGGGATACGTCGAGGTCGAGGTACGGCCGGGCCAGCCCCTCGGCTGGGCTGTCGCCGCGCACCCTGACTGCCTGAGGCTGGCGTCATGACCACAAGCCCGGTGAGTGCCACGGCGTGGCTGACCCCGGAGGGCTTCACCCGCTGCCTGGACCACCCCGTCGTCATGTGGCCCGCGGGCGTCCTGTGGGATGCGGTCCGCACCCCAGCCGACCTCGCGCTGCCCGCGCTCACGTACCTGCTGCACGAGAACCAGTACGAGCGCAGGCGCCTCGGACCGGTCCTGCACGACACGAAGGCTGGCCAAGTGCACTTCCTCGTCAGCCCCGGCCACAGCGCCACCTACCCGCCCGGCTGCCGCCTCATAGGGCGCGGCGGCTGGCTCAGCACCCCCACGGACCGCGGGCCCAGCAACCGCTTCCAGTGGCTGCACCTGCCGTCCACCCCGCGCCTCAGCGGACCACCGTGGCTGGCCGCCGCCCTCCAGCACCAGCACGCCCTGAACCGGACCACCCTCACCACGGAGACGCCAGCATGACCCCCACCCTCACCCGACCATCCGGCGTGCCCACCGACGCGTGGGCCGAGTTCCTCGCGCTGCGCACCGCGGGCCTGACTGCGCGCATCACCCCGGAGGGCTACCAGACCGTACAGGCCCTCCTCCGGCAGTACCCCGCGCTGCGGGAGCTGTGGTGAGCGACCCCGGCGCCGTCGTGCGCATCACCCCACCAGCGGCGCCGGCCGCCGTCCCCGGGCAGATGGGCGACGCGGTCGGGGACCTGCAGCAGGCATGGCGGGTCGTGGAGCAGCTCGGCGCCGTCCACGACATAGCGGCCACCCTGCAGACCGCGGTCGTGTGCACCGGCAGCAGCCAACTGGAGGCATTGGAGGCGGTCGTGGCCCTGGTGCGTCAGTCGCCTCGCGCCGAGCTGCACAACATCGCGTGGGCGCGCACCCCGGGCCCGGTCGAGGATTCGTCGCAGTACCAGGCGACGGTGACCCTGTCGTATCCGGACCGGTACGGCGAGACGACCGGCACGACCCACCACGCCGAGCATCCGCGAGGGGGCGCGTGAAGCCAGTCGCGCGCCGGGCGAGTGCGCCTGTGCGACAGGATGTCGGCGAGCAGTGGTTAGGGGCGCGGAGGGCGGGGAGGGGAGTCCTCGTCGTCTCCTATGAGCTGCGGCCAGTCGATGGTCAACAACCAGTGCGACGGGACCTTGAGGCCGCGGGCCAGCAGGATGTACGTGTCGATGCCGGTGTCGGCAGCGCCGTTCTCGACGCGGCTGATTTGGACGGCGTGCACGCCGGTGGCTTCCGCAAGCGATTCCTGGCTCAGCTTGCGCCAGTCTCGGATGCTGCGGATGTTGCGGCCGATCGCCACTCGCTCCGGTACGGGGTCGGTGTCTACCGGCTGGATTGGATCTTTAGCCACACAGCAAAACTGGAGGTGGGAGCGGTGATAGTCCCTAACGGATTCGTTAAGCTTCCCGGGCGGTCGGGGTTGATAGATGCGTCCGACACCGATAGGTTCGCACGCATGTTCCCGTTATCCGGCGTTAACGGCCGTCACTGACTCACCGCGAGAGCGCTCCCACTCAGCATCCGGTGATGTCGCACGTATCCGCACGACCTTCTCCGGCGGAGTCGCATGCCCAAGTGGTCCAATGGTCAACTTTTGCACGCTGACATGCCGCCCCTGACGCGCGACAGCGCGCCCCACTGACGGCGTCCCGCTCGACCCTGCCCCCCAGGCGGATCAGCGGGACGCACGAGCCAGGCTCCCGCCGACGGGCGGGGGCCTGGTGCTATTTCCGGCAAAACCAGGGCGTAGCGAACGCGCCGCATATTCATACCCACATGCCTGCTGGACTCTCTCACCCGAAAAGGCGGCGTAGACATACTCCTGAGGACTAGCCTGCTGCCATGCCCAGAGACACTCAGGGCCAGCCGGCCCCCCTGCGCGCCTTCATCTACAACCGTGCCTCCCGCGACCCTAAGCGCCGCGGCCGTTCCACTGACGACCAGTCGGCAGAAAACCACGCCGAGTGCGACGAGCAAGGGTGGCAGGTGGTCGGCGAGTTCACCGACACCGACCGCTCAGCCTCTCGCCACGCCAAGCGAACCCGCGACGAGTTCGAATCCATGGCCGCCCGCATCCGCGCGGGCGAATGCGACGTCCTGGTGACCTGGGAGTCGTCACGCGCCAACCGCAGCATGGACGGCTACGTCCTCCTGCGCCAGCTCTGCGAGGAGACTGGCGTCCTGTGGCACTATGGCGGCCACACCTACGACATGACCAACCGTCGCGACCGGCGCGACACCGCCCAGGACGCACTCCAGGCCGAGGACGAGGCCGAGGCCATCCGGGACCGGAACCTACGAACGGTGCGCCTCAATGCCGCGAAGGGACGCCCCCACGGCCGGATCCCCTTTGGCTACGCCCGCGAGTACGACCCCGCGTCGGGCGAACTGATCGCCCAGGTCTTGCATCCGACCGAGTCGCGCGATCTCGCCGAGGCATACCGGCGTTACGCCGCCGGCGAGTCGGCGCCGCCCATTGCCGCGTGGCTGAACAGTCAGGGCCACAGGACCCGCGCGGGCTACGAGTGGAACGGTGACGCGCTGCTGAAGATCATGAGGAATCAGACGAACCTGGGGAAGCGCAAGCACCAGGGAACCGTGATCCGGGATGCGCTCTGGCCTGCGCTCATTGACCCGGAGACGTTCTGGGCCGTACAGAGTCTCCTCTCGCTGCCCGGCCGCAACGACGGCGCGGGGCGTCCACTGACGCATCTGCTGTCCGGGATCGCGATCTGCGGCGTCTGCAAGCAGCGTGACCTGTACATCCTGAAGAACCGCACACTTCCCAGCTACACATGCCGCCCCAGCGCCCATGTCGTCATGCTGAAGACGCGACTGGAGGCGTACGTCGAGGAGTCGCTGGTTGAGTGGCTGTCTACTCCGCAGTCGGCGGAGGCGTTCAAGCCGGTCGACCGGGGCGGCACGACGGCAGCGATCCTCGCCGAGATCGACGAGCTGAACACCGAGTTGCAGGAGGCGCGCCAGTTGGCGGCATCGCGCAAGCTGTCGGTGCTGTCGCTGGCCGCGCTTGAGGCTGGCCTTCAGCCGCGCATCGAGAAGCTGCAGTCCCGACTGCACCGGGCGACCGTGCCGCCGGCGCTCCGGGATCTTCTCGGGGCTCCGGATGCTGACGCACGGTGGAATGCGTTGCCGCTAGAGAGACGTCGGGCGGTTCTTCGTGCTTGCGCGAGCATTACGGTGAATCGGGGCAGGAAGGGGGTGCGGCGGATCGAGCCCGGCCGGGTGGACCTGTGGTTTGGGCCGCAGGCGACACCCGATGCCGAAGACTCGACGTCCGATCTGCCTAGTTGAGGGGGCTTTCGGGCTTTCCGGGGTCATTCCAGTGCTGGGTCCAGGTTCCTGAGTCGATCTCCTGCTGCATGAGATCGGTGAGCTCGCGCAGGCCCTGTTCGGAGATGTGTCCCGTCGAGAACCTGAACAGGATCTCTCCGTCGTCTTCCAGGGCGATGACGGCCCGTCCTCCCGGGAGTGGGTAGTCGACCAGTTCGGCACGTGCGATAGGCATGGAGCGCCCCCTACTGCGCGCGGAACCAGAGCCGATTCGCGCGCAGCTGCGCGAATAGGCCGGTTCACAGATGGTCTTGCACGCCCCCCAGGCGGACCACACATGATGCCAATGTGATCAGAGTGTGTCGAGCCCAGTACCTAAAGTCGTACTTACTCGTGGCTTTCGTCGGCGTTCTGGATCTTCCGACGGGTCCACAGTTCGACCATCTCCGCCAGCTCCTGGCGCTCACTGGGAGTCAGCTTGTCCATTCGCGCTGCGGTGATGCGTCCCTCTCGGCTGCTGGAGTAGATCGCATCTACGGCTGGCTTGATGCCCATGTATTGGGCGCCGGCCGCTTCCTGGACGACCTCCACGGGTAGGTCGAGGGCAGCGGCGAGCGCGCGCAGCTGCGGCAGTTGCGGCGGCGTAGTCGGTTCGTCGTTCTCCAGGCGATGCAGCCAGCCGAACTTGATCTCTAGCTCGCCTGTGTCCGGGTCGATGCAGCGAGCCTCAAGCTTGCGCAGACTGAGGTGCAGCTTGGCGCGCCTGTCACGTACCAGGTCCGCCAGCTGTGTGCGTGGGTTCTGCTCTGCCATGGGGCCCATCCTGCCGCTCCGGGTTCTCATTGCAAACACTGGTGTCCAGGGGTCACGCGCATGCCACCGGTCTGGCCGCTGCTCAAGGACATGACATGTTCGCGCACATGGACACAGTGTCCATCTACTTAGACGGCGCAGGGTAGGGCGCGCGACATATTTGGCGCAATCCAGGGCCATCCCCTGAACATCTTGTTCATCCTGCTAGACAAAGCGTCTAGGCCATGCAATGCTCGTCTTGTTCAGGCAGATAGACACTCCGATCAAGGAGGTGAACATGCGTAGCAAGACGCCCACGCTGCCGCCGCCGATGTACCAGCTCGTAGACCGAGAGCTGATGGCGAAGCTCATGGAACGGACCGGCGACGGCAAGAAGGTAAGCCACCGAGCTCTCGCCGAGGCAGCAGGTTGCGCCGCCCACAGCACCATCGGATTCCTCTTGGACGGCACCCAGGAAAGCGTCCCCATGGATGTAGCCCACGGCATCACCCGCCGTCTCGGAGTCGGCGTCCTGGTTCTTTTCCAGCCACCGCACGGATCGGACGCCTACGAGGCACTCCTTCAGGCGGTCGGCGCATGACCCGCGAGGAGCGCCACAAGATCCTCCATCCGGATGAGATCGCCGAGGCGCACCGAATAGCGGCCGAGTCGCCGCCGCCATCGCCCGAACAGATCGCCTTCCTGCAGCGGGTCTTCGAAATCACCGTCCAGCCGGCCGAGCACCAGACCGCCGCCTGACAGCAAAACGGGCCCCCGGTTCCCCTGCGGATCGCACCCGCAGTGCCGAAGGCCCTGGCAACCACCCGAACACACAACCGAAGAAGGGGTGGTCACCGTGACCATTCTGACACCCGAAGCAAGAACTACCGACCTCGCGCTCATCTTCCGGATCGCCGCGGACGTGATCGAGCGGAACGGCCTGGCGAAGGGCGCGTTCGTCGCCCCGCCGTCCGTGCCGGATGCGTCCGGCGTGCTGCACGCCTCGGACCCGCAGTTCCGCCCCGTGGACATGGTTGGTGCGATTCGGATCGCGTGCGGCATGGACCCGACGGAGTCGGGCGGCTTCACGGCGATGGCGGCGATCAAGTTCGCGTCGCTGCACATGCGGGGCGAGGCTCCGTGGACGGATGGGGAGCCGGACTACATCGAGCACCTCGCGGACTTCACCGACTTGACGCCGTGTGTGGTGACGGACGTGTCGGCGTGCCTGACGCGTCTCGCGATCGAGGCCGGCGTCGAGTCCCCGGTGCGTGCCGCGTGAGCCCGCGCCTGTGCCCGGGTGGCACGGTTCGCCCGGCGCTGGACCCGGTCGATCACTGGGAGACGTTCGAGGCGCTGGAGCGCACGCCTCTGTCGTCGCCGCTGCACGACTACCTGCGGAATCGGATCGCGGCGGAGAAGGTCCCGACAGCGGATCTGGCGCGAGGTGCGCGATGACCGCCGACCTGCTGCTCGCCCCGCCCGCCGTGACCGCCGCGCCTGCCGTCGACCTCGTGATGTGCGAGGAGTGCTTCGACACCTTCCCCGCCGCTGAGACCCGCGAGCACCTGCCGTCGGAGCGGGTGCTGTGCCTGGACGACTACGACGCGGAGCTGCTCCGCGAGCACGACGACCGCCACTACCGCGACTACCGGCGGGGGTGCTGACCATGAGCGACCCGATGTCGGATGACCGCCTCGCTGAGATCGCGGGTGTGCAGCTCGGCGACTGGTACGGCGGCGAGTGGACCACCGACTACGTCGAGGGCGACGGGGAGGAACCCGCGTACTGGCGGGTCATCCACCACGAGTCCGGTTCGGTCCTGGCGACGCTGCCGGACTATGCCGGGCCGATCGCGCTGTGGATCGCTGACGCCCACGAAGCCGTGCCGGAACTGCTCGCCCAAGTCGCCCGCCTGACCCCGGAGCTGCAGGTCGGCGTCACGGCCGTCCGCGTCACCGAGACCGCGCGCTCCGGCTGGCAGGTCCGCTACCGCCTCAACGGCAAGCGCAAGTCACAGCGCCACTTCCCGTCGAAGGACCGCGCCGACGCGTGGATCGAGCAGCAGCGCGAGCGCCACGGAGGCACGAAGTGACCGATCCCAAGCTCGCGCACGACACCGACAACGGCCGCTACTACACGGACCCCGCCGGCGGCCCCGACCTGGTGTCCGTCACGAACGTCCTGGACACGTCGGTCCACAAGCACGCCCTGATCCCGTGGGCGGTGAAGCTCTGCGTCGAGTGGACGCTCGACAACCTCGCCGAGGTCTCCCGTCGCGTCGTCACCGACCGGACCGAGCTGACGAGGGACATCAAGGCCGTCCACGGGACGGTGCGGGAGCGCGCCGCTGATCTGGGCGACCGCATCCACGCCGCCTGTGAAGCGCGCCTGCTGCGCGCCCCGATCGCTGACGACGCCGAGGTCCGGCCCTACCTGCGCCGGTTCGACCTTTGGCTGAACGAGTGGGGCGTCCACATCGACCGTGACGTCGTCGCGACGGAGATCACCGTGATTCACCGCCGCCTCGGCTACGCCGGTACCGCAGACCTGATGATCTGGCTGCCGACCGGCGCGGGTGGCCGCATGGAGCTTTGGTTGATCGACTACAAGTCGAGTTCGACCCGGTCCGCGAAGAGCGTGTACGCGGAGAACGCGCAGCAGCTCGCTGCCCTGCGGTTCGCCGAGAACGTGCTGCTGCCGGACGACAGCGACGGCGACATGCCCAAGATCCAACGCACCGCCGTCCTGAACCTGCGCCAGAAGTCCCACGCCTTGGTGGAGATGCCCGGCAACCGGGCCGCGTTCCGGGCGTTCCGCGGCGCCCTGATGAACGCCCAGTGGCACCACGCCGCTCCCTCGTCCTATCCCGCGCTGATGCCGCCGCAGGCTGCGGCCGTGACCCGAAAGGTGGCCTGAGATGGGCTCCCGGCTCCTGAACATCCAGCGGAAGGCCGCCGAGCACGGTCGCCTTCGCACCGGCTACACGCAGGGCAACCGTCCTGTGCGGTCGGCGACATGGGTGGTCACCTCCCACTCGGAGGAGCACGTGCGCACGGCCGCCGAGCTGTGGGGCGGCAACGTCGAGCAGTGGTCGCCGCTGAACTCCTCCATCGAGCAGTGGCGGGTGATCACGAAGGCGGCGTCGATCGAGGCGCTGATCACGCCCGGTGATCCGCTGAACCAGTACAACGAGATGTGGTCCAAGGGTGGCTGCCAGCGCCGCTGCGACGGCGAGACCGAGCTGCTGTCCCGCCAGCCGTGCCTGTGCGCCGCCAAGTTCGGGGAGACCTGGTACGAGCAGCCGAAGGGCCGCGTCTGTGCCGCGACGTCGCGCCTGAACGTGATGCTGCCCGACCTGTCGGGGATGGGCATGTGGCGTGCGGAGACGCACAGCTTCTACGCCGCCAGCGAGTGGGGCGGCATGGTCGACATGGTCCTCGCCGGGACCGACGGCAAGGGCTTCGTGCCGGTGACGCTGCGGATCGAGCCGCGTCAGCGGGTCGCGAATGGGGAGACGAAGAAGTTTCCCGTGGTGGTGGTCGAGCTGCGTGGTGTCACGCCGCGGCAGGCGCTGGCCGGGCCGCTGCCGACCGCTGTGGCGTTGAACCCGGGTGGTGCCGTCGAGGCGCTGGCGATCGAGCCCCCGAAGCCGGACTACGTCGCGCTGGCCAAGGGCGCCCTGACGTCGGACGACGTGCGGGATGTGTGGACGCAGGCCCGCCAGGTGGGTCACGTGCGGGCGGACGGCAAGGATCCGCTGTCTCAGGAGCTGATGCGGATCGCCAGCCTCAAGGACGAGGAGGCTGCGTCCGATGAGCCGCTGGAGGCCGAGTTCGTGGATCCGGACGACCCGGATGGCCTGCGGACGCGGCTCAACGAGGCCCGCAGCCTGCGCGGCTGGGACGGGGAAGCGACCGAGTCGCAGTTCGGGATCTGGTCCCAGGGTGACCGCATTCAGGACGCCAGCGAGCAGCAGTTGGCCGCGTTCGTCGACTTCATGGTCGAGGGGGCGACGGCATGACAGTCAACCACTTCGCGTCGGCGGAGAAGTACCTGTCGCAGGCGTCCTGGTTGCGCGGTACGGGCCCGGAGGCGGTGTTCGTCAATCCCGAGTCGGCGGCGATCTTGGCGGCTTTGGCTGGCGCTCACGCGACGCTGGCTCAGTTGCCGGAGCAGCAGGCCCACGCGCAGGAGCAGCTTCGTGAGCTCCAGCGGGACTTGGCGGCCACGCAACGGATCGTCGGCGCTGTGATCGCCGAGACGTTGATCGACGGGAAGCCCGCCGCGCAGGAGCTGGCCCACGGGCTGGCCTACGCGCTGCGGTCGCGCCACGTCAGCGTGGACGCGGCGATCGAGAACCGCATGGAGGATTTCAACCGCAGCTACGACGCGGACGCGGCACCGCCCGTGCCGGCCGACGACGAGCCCGCGGCCAAGCCGGTCACGGTCGGGCTGGACCAGGCAGCGTTCCGGAAGCTGTCCGAGGCGTACCGCGACTTGCTGGTCCGGCACGTGGCGGAGGAGTTGCAGGGCCGCTCGGACGACCGGTGGGCGGCTGCGAACGCGCTCGCGTCCCGCCTGGACGACGCGGGACTGAACATCGACGACGCCGTCGACTACGCCCTCGAACTCTCGGACATGGGCCAGCGGGCCCGTAAGCGGCCGTCGCAGCGCTGGCCCGAAATCTCGGACGAGCCCCCGTTCTAGCCACCCAGCGGGGCGGTCTCGCCCACCGCCCCGCCCGTACAGCAGATCCATTCGTGCCACCGAAAGGGACCCTCGTGAACTCCGCCCTGGATGTCGTCTCCTTCCTGTTCGTCCTCTTCCTGGCCTTCGGCTGGTCGCGGATCTGCTTCAACGCCTGGCGTCATCGGGGTGCGCGATGACCGCCGCCGTGGACCTGAGGCCGGCCGGCCCGGAGCCGGCGCCCCTGCTGGACCTGCTGCTCGCCGCGGTCGCTGCCCGCGAACTGCGCGACTCGATCACCAACCACCGCGCCGAGATCACCGAGGAGGAGCCGTGCCTGAGGTCTTGAAGTCCAGACGCAAGCTGCGGCGCGAGAACCGCGACCTGCGCGCCGAGGTCGCTCTGCGGAAGAAGCGGGAGGCCATCCAAGCCGAGCGGCACGACCGCACCACTCAGGACCTGACGACGCTGCGGGAGCTGTACGACAACGTCGTTCGCACGGCGGGGGCAATGGATTCAGCGGAGGTCGCCGCCCTCAAGAAGATCATCACGGGGCTTGAGGGCGAGAACAGGGCCCTGACCCGCCGCCTCGCGGACACGCCGACGGTGGCCGCGCTGCGGGAGCAGATCGCCGAGCGGGACATCACGCTGCGGGGCCTGGCCGAGGAACTGGACACCACGAAGGCCGCGCTGGCCCGCGCGTCGGAGCCCGCCGAGTGGGATCCGAGCCGCGGTGACGCCGCGAAGGCGTGGCGGGACGAGCACCGTGCCCGCGTCGCCCTGACGGAGCGCCTGGCCCTGATGCAGCGCGCCAGCGAAGCCCGCGACCCGCACCGCAACGACCACCCGTGGACGCCGGCACCGGCGGCGACGTCGTGACCGCCCGCTGGCTGGCCGCCTTCGCCGCCGCCGACCTCGTGGCCCTGCTGCCGTGGCGCCCACGCCGCACCAGCGTCTACGCCAGCTTCGGGCCGCACCCGGTCCTGCCGCAGAACTGGCTGGAGTGCGCAGACCACGGCTTCGCCGGGTTCGTGAGCCTCCTGGAGCCCGGCTGCGGCTGCCCCACCGACACCGCCTAGGCCACTTCTTACCTGACCTGCGGATACGTCCGCCTGAATTCGAGCCCCACCCTCACCTTCACCCTCACGGAGAACGCAATGAACAAGGCCCACCCCATCGACGCCGTCGCCGCCAAGCTCGGCGGCCGCCGCGCCGCCGAAGCAGCCGTCGACGCCGTCCTGGACACCATCACCCGCAGCCTCGTCGCCGGAGAACCCGTCAGCGTCACCGGCTTCGGCCGCTTCGAGACCGTCGAACGCCACGAACGCGCCGCCCGCAACCCGCAGGACGGCACCCCCATCCGCATCCCCGCCCACCAGCACCCAAGGTTCCGGCCCGGCCAGAACCTCCTCGACCTCGTCGCCGGCACCAAGCCCCTCCCGCAGGGCAGCGCCGTGACCAAGGCCCCGAAGGGCACCTACATGCCCGGTGGCGTCGAGGCCCTGCGCGCCGCCGCTGCCGCGGACATCGCCGCCCGAAAGCAGGTCGCGTGATGGCGCCCGCGACCACGTTCCGCGTGACGGACAACACGACCCGCGACATCGCCGAGCGCCACATCCGGCAGCTCACGCAACGCCTGCGACTTCCCAGCGTCAAAAGCTGCCTCCACCTGTCCGAGCGATACCGCAGAGAACGCGCCCAGTGGCAGCAGGCCATCGACGACGCCCAGAACACCGCCGAGGGAGACCCGAGATGACCACCAAGGCTGCACGCCGCGCCCAGGCCGCCGAAGCCCGCGCCGACCTCGCCAACCTCGCCACATCCATCCGCTACCCCGTTGAGGGCCACTGGGCCGGGCCACGCAAGTACATCGGCATCGCCGCCGACGCCGCCGGGGACTGGGTCGTCTACGACAGCAACGCCGGCTACAGAGCCCCGGACTACTGGAACGGCACCACGTGGGAGCCGCTGACCCCCGAGGCCGGCCGCGGCGGGGCGCACTGCTGGACCCGCGAGCAGGCCGAGGAGTGGGGCCGCCACTTCGCCTTCGAGGCCGGCCGCGTCTACCGGCGTGCCGTGACCAGTGAGCGCGGCGAGTTCCTGGCGTGGCTCGCCGGGGATGCCGAGCTGGCCATCGACCAGGTTAAGGCGTTGCTGGACCGGCTCCGGGTGGCACGGGCTCCCGTGGCCAAGGTCGAGCCGATCAAGCCCACGCCGGCCAAGGAGCCCGACTGCGGTCCCAGCACCGTTCAGTTGCCCGCGCAGCGGGTCTTCGGCCCGGATGAGACCGCCCAGTACCCGGCTGCGGCGATCCCCGCCGACATGCCCCGTAGCAGCCTCCCGCCGCTGCCGCCGGAGCCGCCCGACGAGGTGCCGCTCGGGCCCGCACCGCACGTCACCTGGAAGCCGAAGTTCTCGCGGAAGGCAAAGCCGGCCACAGCGGCCGAAGCCGTCTGACACCCGCCGGGCAGCCCAGCGACCTGCCCGGCCCACCAGCCGGCCGCCGTCGGTCTTCCCCTCCCCGGCGGCGGCCACCACCCCAGACCCGAAGGGAGCCCGTCGTGCTCCACGCCCTGCTCATCCTCCTCGACCACCCCCGACTCACCCTCACCGCTGGCGTCGCCTTCGTCGTGGTCTGCCTCGGCGTCGCCACCTGGGCCCACATCAGCCTCCGCAACGACCTGCGAGAGGACGAGCAATGAACCTCCTCCTCGCCATCGCCGTCCGGCTGGGCCGCGCCGTGGGCAGCATCGCGATCCGCCTCCGCGCCGGCACCGCCCTCGCAGCCGCCCTCGCCGAAGGACTCGCCGCCACCGAGCCCGACGTGTACAGGGCCTGCACCGTCGACGACGAACCCATGCCGGCGCCGCGGCGCATCGACACCCTCGCCATCTGGAGTACCGCCGACCAGAACAGCATCGACGCCGCCTTCCTGGTCATCGCCGAGCTCTACCACTCCCACTCCGCGACAAGGAGGCACACCAAGTGACCACCGTCGCCTACAAGCCCGGACGCACCGCCACGCAGACCTGGCGCGACATCGCGTCCTGCCTCGGCCACGACCCCGAACTGTGGTTCCCCTACAGCTACACCAATGCCCACGGGATGCGGCAAGCCAACACTGCCAAGGCCATCTGCCTCAGTTGCCCCGTACGCCGTGAATGCCTCGAAGACGCCCTCCAGAGCGAAGGCGGCTCCAAGACCGACGGGCGGGACGGCATCCGCGGCGGCCTCACCCCCGAAGAGCGCTACAACGTCTACCGCGTCCGCTACCGCCTGGCGAGGGCCGTCGCATGACGCCACTCACCATCACCGTCCACGGCATCCCAGCACCGCAGGGCAGCAAGAAGTACGTCGGCCACCGGACCAGCAAGTCCACCGGAAAGTCCACAGCAGTCCTGCTGGAGTCCTCCAAGAAGGTCGCACCGTGGCGCAACGCCGTCGAGGCCGCGGCCCGGCAACAGCTCGCCACATGGGCCGACTGGACGATCCTCGACGGCCCGCTGTGCGCCGACATGGTGTTCACACTGCCGAAGCCGGCCAGTGCCCCGAAGCGAACCCGCACTTGGCCCACCCGCTACCCGGACCTCAGCAAGCTTCTGCGGTCCACCGAGGACGCCCTGACCACCGCCGGCGTGTGGGCTGACGACGCCCGAGTCATCGAGTACCGGCAACTCGCGAAGGTCTTCCCCGGCGAGCACCCCGACGCCCTCGACTCCCCCGGCGCCATCATCCGCGTCTGGCAACTCGCCGGGGCGGTGACCCCGTGAAGCCCCTCCCGCCGCACGGCACCCACGCCCGCGCCATCGGCCGCCCCCAAACCGGCATCCCCCGCTGCCCCTGCCCCGCCTGCCGCCGAGCCGAATACCTCTACGACAGGCGCCGCCGCTACCTCAAGGAGACCGGGCGATCCCTCACCGTCGACCCGGGCCCCGCACGCGCCCACCTCCGCAACCTCCTCCACCAAGGCGCCACCCAGGAAGACATCGCCGCAGCGGCCGAATGCTCCCGAGCCACCACCGCAGCCATCCTCGGCGGACGGCCCACGCCCATCCGGCGGGCCATCGCCACACGCATCCTGGCCGTGCGCGCCGACCAACTCCCCGGCTATCAAGACCGGCACGTCGACGCCACAGGCAGCCGTCGCCGCGTCCGGGCCCTCATCGCCATCGGCCACCCCGTCAAGGACATCACCACCGCCTCAGGCATCGGCCACACCGCCATGTCGCAGGTCGTCGAAGACGGCACCCCAACCGTGCGGGCCAGCACTGCCGCCGCCATCACCCGCGCCTACAAGAGCCTCGTCGCCGTTCCGGGCAGTTCGACGCGGTCACGGTTGCGTGCCGCACGCCTCGGATGGGACGGCCCTGCGGCGTGGGGCGCCGACATTGACGATCCTGCCGCGCAGCCCGAGCCCGACGTGCCCGAGCCCGTTCTGTGCAAAGCCGAAGCCGCCGTCATTCGCGCCGACGACGTCGCCTGGCTGGCCAGGATCGGCGTCGCCGAAGAAGACATCGCCGCCCGCGTCGGACTGAGCATCAAATACGTACGCGGCCAGATCTCCGGCAGCCGCGGCCCCGGCTGGCGCGAACGAGTACCGGCATGACCGCCGACATGAGCCGCACCCTCGTCTACCCGCCGACCTGCCGCTTCGGGACCCCCGACGGCAGGTGCGGTGACCCCGACGTGAGGCAGTACGCCAGCGGCGCCTACCTGTGCCGCACGCACTCCCCGTGGGCCCGCGCGGGGCAGCCCGAACCGCTCACACCCACCGAGATCGCACAACGGAAGGAGGGCAAGCCGCGTGACTGACATCGCCATCACCACCCAGCAGGAAGCCCGCGTCCTCACCGACCGCATCAAGGTCGCCGTCGAGGGCACCTGGCTCCTCATCCAGGACGCCTACACCAGCCGCGCCTGGGCGGCGCTGGGCTACCCGAACTGGGACAGCTACTGCACTGAGGAGTTCGGGGCGTCCCGGCTGCGGCTCCCCCGCGAGGAACGACAGGAAGTCGTCGCCTCGCTGAGGGAGTCGGGGCTGAGCATTCGTGCGATCGTCGCGGCCACTGGCATCAGCGACAAGACCATCACCAAGGACCTACGTCAGGTGTCGGAAAGTACGACACCTGACGAGATCACCGGGACCGACGGCAAGAGCTACAGCTCGTCCCGGCCTGAGGCCGACTGGCGCCAGCAGGCAGTACGGCGCGGCATCAACTACGTCCAGCAGCAGCGCAGCCAAGAGGCCACGGACGAATTCGCAGGCAGTGAGTGGCTGGAGCCCGATGAGGACGCCCACCCCGGGCAGTCCCACGTCCTGGACTACACCAGCCTGGAGACCGTCTCCCCGACCGTCACCACCCCTACGCCGGAGCCCGCGAAGCCCAAGCGGCGCCCCCTCCCCGAGGCGTTCACCGAAGCCACCCGCGACCTCACGCGCACCACCGAGAAGCTCGCCCGGCTCACCCAAGACGACCGGTTCAGCCGCAACCGGGAGATGACCCACCGCCACGTGCCCGACCTGCTCGGCGCACTGGAGCACACCGCCGCGCTTCTGCAGGCCATGAACCTCGCAGAAGCCACGGCAGACGAAGAGGCTCGCCAGTGGTGGACGGCGAGCCTCAACACCCTCAGCGACACCCTCTCCGATGTCGCCAACTCCCTCAGCAAGGAGCAGTAGATGACCCTCCCCATCGTAATCGGAGCCACGGCAGGCGACCCCTCCTACGAGATCGTCGACGTCACGCCGGGCCTCGCCAAGGAATGGCTGGACCACAACACCCACAACCGCAACATCCGCGAGCAGGTCGTCGACGGATACGCCGTGGACATGGCCGCCGGACACTGGCCCGAGAACGGGCAGTCGATCAAGTTCTCCGTCACCGGCGTCCTCCTCGACGGCCAGCACCGGCTCGCCGCGATCGTCAAGTCCGGCGTGACCCTGCGCATGCTCGTCATCCGCAACCTGCCCGACGAGACCCAGATGACCATGGACACCGGCGCGAAGCGCACCTTCGCCGATGTCCTGCGACTGAACGGCGAGTCCTACGTCGTCCCGCTCGCCGCCGTATGCCTGCGCGTCTACCAGTGGAAGCAGGGCATGCGCAAAAGCCTCAAGGGCGGCACGCGCCCCACTCACATTCAGCTCTTGGCCATCCTGGAAGATCACCCCGAGCTCCGCCGGTCCGTCGAGGTGGGCAAGCGGGTCACTGTCGCGGGCGCTCTCAGCGCCGGAACCGCTTCCCTGTGCCACTGGCTGTTCAACCGCATCAACACCAGCGACTGCGCCTTCTTCTACGCGCGCCTGTACGACGGCGCCGGCCTCCCCCAGGGCGATCCGATCTACGCCCTGCGCCGCGCGCTCGACAACCTCGCGAAGGGCGCCGGGCGCCCGGATGAGGCCCACGTGACCGCGCTCGTCATCAAGGCGTGGAACCTCTACCGCGCGGGCTCGGAGATCAACGTCCTGGGGTTCAAGGCCGGGGGCGCCAACCCCGAGCAGTACCCCGAGCCCAAATAGCAGCCCTGTGGGGCGGCCTGTCGGCCGCCCCGCACCCCTTGCTCCCAAGTTCCTGTCCGATCCCGCGCCGAGAGAAGTCCGCACATGGCCCGTATCCGTTCCATCAAGCCGGAGCTGCGCACCTCCATCACCGTGTCGCTGTGGCCGCGCGAGGTGCGGCTGTTCTTCATCCTTCTCTGGGGGTATCTCGATGACCACGGCCGCGGCGTGGACGACGGAATGCTCATCGCCGCTGACTGCTTCCCCCGCGACCGCGACATTACGGCCGAGGTCATCGACGACTGGCTGGAGGTCATCGCCGAGGCCGGCCCGGTATGCCGGTACGTGGTCGACGGCCGCACCTATCTGCACTGCCCGAACTGGGCCGAGCACCAGCGGCCGCAGCATCCGGGGAAGTCCCGGATCCCGCCCTGTCCGGACGACGAGCACGACGCCTTCACCATGTGGCGCGGAGCGAATCCGCCTCGCGAATTCACGCGCTCACGAAAGTCTCATGAGGGTCTCATGAGGGTCTCTCCGCCTGTTTCCGGCACCTCCGGAACAACCCCTGGAGGGTTGATTTCAAGGGGGGAGGGGGTTGTCGAAGGCCAACTGCTCCACCTGAGCGACAAGCTCCGGCCGAATGGCAATGTCCATGGCATCACCGCAGGCCACCCCCTTGACGTCGAGATTCATGAGGACCTCATGAGGGTCTCCGGAGAGTCTCACGAGGGTCTCACTCCTGAGCAGGGAGCAGGGAGCAGGGAGCAGGGAGCAAGGGAGCAGGAGGAAAAAGCGTCGGCAGCCGAGCCGGCCGACGACGACCCCGAAGGTGCCCTCGAAGCGGTCGAAGAGGAGGGCGTTGTCGAACCCGCCCGCGAAGACGTCGAACTGATCTGCCTCGCCCTCGCCAACCGCATCGAAGCCAACGGATCCAAGCGCCCCAACATCACCCAGCGCTGGCGCGACGCCGCCCGCCGAATGATCGACCTCGACGGCCGCACCCTCGACCAAGTCCTCGCCGCCGTCGACTGGTGCCAGAACGACGAGTTCTGGCAGGCCAACATCCTCAGCACCCCCAAGCTGCGCCAGAAGTACGACCAGCTGCGCCTCGCCGCCCTGCGCCAGCAGCGCCAGGCCCGACCAAACCCGCAGCAGCAGACCGACGACCTGTTCGACCGCGCCATGGCCCGCGCCAACGCCCGCATGCAGCAGGAGAACCAGTGACCCCCGCCGACGCCGTGCTCCTGGTTCGCTACGTCCGGGCCCTGTGCCCCCACCAGAAGATCGACGAGTACACCCCGGACGCCTGGCACGACCTGCTCGCCAACTACGACCTGGACGCCTGCCGCACCGCCTGCGCCGAACTCGCCGCCCGCCAGCCGTTCATCGCACCCGCCGAGATCATCACCGAGGTCCGCAAGGCCCGCACCGCCCGGCTCGACGGATTCCAGTACGAGCCCTGCGGCGACGAGACCGTGGACCAGTACCTCACCCGGCTCCGCGGCCAGCTCCGCGCCGTCGCCGCAGGCCACGCCGCATCCGCCGGCACGCCGATGCTCACCGGCGGACCACACCGCAGCGTCGAGGTACGGCTTGCGGAGATCGGCCGGCCCGTCCTAAGCGACGGACCCGACCACCGACCCGGAGCCCGCTCCGTCGAATGCCCCACCTGCAAGGCCCTCGTCGGACGCGACTGCCGCACCCCCAAGGGCGCACGCCGACCGCCGCACCCGGCACGTTCCGAGGCAGCCGGACTCCCCGGGGTCGAGCCCCGCATGTCGCCCGAGCAGGCCCGGCACGAAGCCGAGCAGCGCCGAGCAGCCACGGCCCGCGCCATCCCGGCACCCACCGAGCCGTTCGTGCCGCCCACGCGGGACGAGGCCGGCTCATGACCGGCGCCGACGACGTCCGGGCCGCGATGAACTGGCCCGCCCGGCATCCGGCCCTGGCCGTCAGCTGCCCGCGCTGCAAAGCCCCCGTGGGCCAACGCTGCACCGGGCTCGTCGACAGGCGGCCCCACGACGCGCCGCACCTGGCGCGGATCACGTCCGCCGCCGAGGTCCCGCCGCCACATCCCCGTGCCTGAACGCCGCCGCTAACTGACCAAGCGGCCAGTTTCGCCGCCGTACGAGATTCGCCGCCAGCACCAACCACCGGAGAAGCACATGACAGACACCACCGAGCAACGGAAGCTGACGCTCACCGAGGAGCGCATGCTCCGCACCGCCCGCGTGTTCGCCGCCGAGGGCCGACTGGCCGAGCACGGGCAGCCCATCCGCGAGTCCCAGCTGATCGAACTGGTCCGCCGCATGTCGGCGATCCGCCAGCCCACCCCCAGGCCGAAGGACCGCGAGGTGTACGCGCAGCCCAGGAAGCGCTCGGGTCCGCCGCCGGTCGACAAGAGCCCCGTGGCCCTCGCACCGGTCCTGCGCTGCCTGGAACGCGGCTTGACGGACGGGCAGATGGCTTTGGAGCTGGGCCTGTCGGAGGACCAGGTGGAGCGCCGGGTGCGGTGGCTGCGGTCGATGTACTCGGTTCGGTCGCGGCGGGACGTGGTCGAGGCGGCGAGGAAGGCTGGGGATCTGCCGGATGCCGCCAGCACGCCCGTGGCGGCCCCTGGCGGCCCCTCTGTGGCCCTGAAGGCCCCTTCCGGGTCCACGGAGCCGCAAGCCCCCTCTAGCGCGTCTCAGGCGGCCGTACAGGCGGTGCAGTGGTGAGCCAAAAGCAGGCCGATGCGCTCGGCCCGAACGGTCGCATGGTCATGGCGAAGGTGCGGATGTTGCGACGCAAGCGCGGTCTGAGCATTCGAGCCTTGGCCGCCGAGACGACGAAGCTCCGACGCACCCTTGGCACGGACGCGCTCAACAAGATCGAGCTGGGCGTCCGCCGCGTCGACGTCGATGACCTGTTCGCCCTCGCATCGACCCTCGGCGTGACACCAGCCCAGCTGCTAGAGCCACCCGAGACCTGCACCGTGTGCGACGGCCAGCCGCCTGCGGGCTTCGCCTGCCTGGCGTGCGGGGCAGACGGCGGCGAGGGCGCTGCGGGTGCTACGCCCGTGGCTGACATCACGCCAGCCGTCCGCCCCGGTCGCCGCAACCGCATCACCGATGAGCACCTGCGCGCCGTTGCCGATGTGTACCGCTCAGCCGAGGCGCACGGCCTGCCACCGACGCGCACGGTCGCCGATCGGTTCACCGTGCCGCACTCCACGGCGGCTAAGTGGGTCGGGCACGCCCGCAAACGCCTCATCCTCGGCCCGGCCGTCAACGGGAAAGCCGGTGACCAGCCATGACATGGCGTCTCCGCGGTCCGGCCCGCGCTCTCCTGGTCGCCGACGTCGTGGCCCGCTACGAGGCCGGCGAGACCATCCGGAACATTGCCGGGAGCATCGGTTACTCGTACACGGCGACGCGGAACATGCTGGTGCGGGCCGGGGTGGAGCTGCGGCCGCCGAACCGGGGAGGCACCCGGTGACGCTCAACGTTCCGTGCCCGTCTCCTGCCTGCGGGCAGCGTGATGTGCCCCGCGGCGTGGGCCGGGGGCGTGCGGGGCGAGGCGGCTCAGGGCTGCGGCGGGGCGTGCTCGGAGGCGGCGGGCAGTGTCGACCAAGGTCCGGCCGGCGGGCGCTCGGGGAGTTTGGCTCCGGGGCGGCGCATGTACCAGCGGATGAACTCGCGGATTACTTGGGCGCGTGGGCTGCGTCCTTCGGGGTGCATGGCTTTGGTGGCCTCCAGGAATGGTGCCCATTCCTCGGCGTTGGGGACGCGGATGTTCTTGGACTTCTCGTAGTCGTCGGGCGTCTTGACCATGTTCGCAGGGTAGCGGCGTGTACCCACAAGAGCAATGGCGCCGTGCACATCTTGCACCCACAAGATTCTTTGCTCAATCACTTGCCTTGTACCCACAAGATGCGTAGCGTTGTACCCACAAGGAACGGAAGCGCAGCACCCACCGAGGAGCCCGAGATGCGCACCATCGCCCGCCGCTGGATCACCACCGCAGCCCACGCCGGCCGCCAGCTCCTCGCTACGGCGCTCACCACCACCGCCGCCCTCGTCCGCCGCATCGCCACCACCACCGGCTACACCGCCGACCAGGCCGCCAAGGCCGTCGAGCTGATCGAGGACAACGCCATCCACCCCCTGCGGGGCCGGATCTGGCTCGCGGTGTCCACCGACGGCAGCCGCATCCACCGCTGCACCAGCGACGCCTGCACCTGCGAGGCCGGGAGCAAGGGCCGCCGCTGCTACCACCAACTTGCCGCCCGCGCGCTGGAGGTCGCATAGACCATGACCACTACGACCACGCGCCCGATCGTCACCCGGGTTCCCGAGTACGACGGCTTCTCCACACTCGGGTCCCGAGACGAGCCCGGAGACGAGTTCCTCCTCGTCGCAAACGGCCACACCATCGGCGGCAGCTACTTCTGCACCGCGAGCAACATCCGCGACGGGCAGCGCTGGGCCTCGTGGGGACTGGCTGGACTTTCTATGCACCACGCGACCCGCGAGGACGCGGAGAGCGTCCAGATAGCCGCGCTGGACATATCCACGTTGCCAAAGCCCCAACCGGAGCCTGCCCCTCGGCCTGCACATCAGCCGGAGCAGCCCGCAGCGATGGCCGACAACGACTTCCGCGCCTACTGAGCCGCCCCCGCTGTCTAGCCCCGCCGCGCCACACCCACCAGCCCCCAGGAGCAGCACCGTGACCAGCACCGGCAGTACCCGCATCGCCTCCCTGTGCTCCGGCTACGGCGGCCTGGAAATCGCCATCCGTGCCGGCCTCGGCGGCCAGGTCGTCGTCGGCGCCGAGAACGACACCGCCGCCGCCACCGTCTTCGAACACCACCACCCCGGCGTCCCCAACCTCGGCGACGTCACCAAGGCCGACTGGCAGAAGGTCCGGGAGCTGTATCGCCCGAACGTCATCGCCGCCGGCTTTCCCTGCACGGACATCAGCAACGCCGGACCAAGGATCGGAATCCATGGCAAGCGCTCGGGCATCTGGAAGAACATCGTTGAGGCTGTTCGCGTCCTTCGACCGCGTCTCCTCTTCCTGGAGAACGTGGCGGCGATCCGGTCCCGCGGGCTGGACGTCGTCGCCGGCGACCTGGCCCAAATCGGGTATGACGCGCGGTGGACATGCCTACGAGCTGGTGACGCCGAGATCGGCGCCCCGCACAACCGGTACCGCTGGTTCGCCTTCGCCCATCCCGCTGCTGCCGACCCCGACGACAGCGGACGGAACTGGCGGTGCTGGGACGTCGCCGAAGCGCAAGGGCGGCATGAACCTGCGAACCCTGGTGACCCGTCTCTGAATCTGCTGCCGACCCCGAAAGCCTCGGACGGCCCACATGGTGGCCCGAACCAGCGTGACACGCAGGGCCGCTACTACCTGCCGGGCATGGCGGTACGTCTTGATCGCGACTGGGTGTCGTTGGACGGCGTGGACTACGGGCCCGCGATTCGCCGCTGGGAAGGCGTGGTCGGTCGCCGTGCACCGGAGCCGACGGAGCCTGGCACCCGCGGGAATCGACGCTTGTCGCCGGCGTTCGCGGAGTGGCTGATGGGGCTGGACGCCGGGCACGTGACCGGGCTTGGACTCAAACGCCCGGACGAACTCAAGATCATCGGCAACGGCGTAGTGCCCCAGCAGGCCCACTACGCCTACGGGGTACTGCTCGGTGCCCACCGCCGGGCTCTGGCGGTGCCCCGTTGACCGCCGGCGACATCTGCCCCGACTGCTGGACCGCCACCCACCCCGACCGGAAGGACTGACCGATGTCCACTCCCCTGCCCGACACCCAACCCGCCGCGATCACCCCGCCGGCGCTCCTGCTCGACCCCGCCGATCTGCGCGAGCTGGCCTTGATCCTCACCGAGGAGCGGTACCGCCTCGACAAGGGCGACGACCGGCCGGTGCCGCAGCCGCGGTGGGGTGCGAACGTCCGCATCTCGCGGGCCGTGAATGCGGCGCTCGACGCCGTCGCCCGCCAGGCCGCCGACACCACCAGCAAGGAGGCGTGACCATGCCCGCTCTGTACCTGCCCGAGCCGTCCACCCCGCCCGACCCGGAATGGCGCGAGACCCTTGAGGGCGGCCACGCTCTCATCGTCGAGTACACCCCCGGCCACGCGCTCGTGATCGAGTACGGCGACTGCGAGTTCTACATCCACTGCGAGTGCCAGAAGACGTTCGAGTACGCGCTGCGTCCGAACCGCCCGTGGCTTCCGGTGTTCATGCGCTGGCAGACGCACTGCGCTGGCCCGGCCCGGGCGGTGCAGGCTCACTGCCAGTGCGGTCGGCCCCTGGGGTCGCTCCCGGCCGGGTTCGGCGACAACCTCGTGGAGGACCTGGCTGGCGCGTGGGAGCGGCACACCATGACGGAGGTCCGCAGCGAGCGCGCCGACGGGCTGGAAGGCGGCACGCGATGAGCGCCCGCGTCTTCTGGCGTGGCGTCCTGGACGAGTTGACCGGCGCTGGCGAGCAGCGTCGAACGGCCGCACGGCACCGCGCGCAGGGCTTCATCGACGCCGCTTCCGTCCTTGAATGCATCGCCGGAACCCAGGCTGGCTTCGACGACGCGGAGATGCAGGAAGCAGCCAGGCACACCGTCGACTGCGCCCGGGCATTGCGGGCCTACGCCGCCAACCTCACCACCACCCCGACCGCCGACACCGCCCGCCCGTAGTCCCCTGCCGGATCAGCCGGCCGAACCAAGGAGCAGCACATGACCATGTCCGATGGCCGCCTGACCGAGATCCGCTCCGACTCGACCGACGCGGTGACAGTGGAGTTGGTCGCGGAGATCGACCGGCTCCGTGCGCTGCTCAAGCGCCCGGAAGGCGCCCGGTACCGGGACCGTCACGGCGACATCTGGATGGACCGGCCCGGCGGTGACGTGCAGCTTTTCCGGCCCGTCGCTATGGCCGCTGACTGCGACAACGGTTGGCGGGAGCAGCGGGAGAGCGTCGAGCGGGACTTCGGGCCGCTCGTGCCCGCTGCCTCGCTGCCTGCCGCCGAGGACGGCGAGTGATGGCCGAGATCCCTGTGCGCATCGAACTCCGCACTCCGCTGCCCGTCCTGGTCGACCGCCTGCCCGCATTGAAGCAGCTGCTCACCACGGCGATGCGCGCCCACGGCGTGCCCGTCTCCGAGGCAACCATGCGGCAGGACGGCACAGACCTGGTCATGTTCTACGACTTCACCACACCCGAGGACGCCCCCGATGCCTGACCTCACCCCCGCCGACGAACTCCGCGCGGCCAGCGCCAAGCTGCGCACCGCTGCCACGTCACCCGATCCCGACCCGCAGGCCCGCATGCATCCGGGCGTCGCCGTGAGCCTTGCGATGGTGTTCGACCAGTGGGCGCGCGTTGCCGAGTTGGCCCCCGACCTGCTGAACCGTGTCGGCGGCCAGGAGACCCTGGCTACTGCTCGCGCGATCCTCACCGGAGGCCAGCATGCCTGAGCGCGCCGAGGTCGCCACCGAGTGGGCGATCCGCTACGAGAACGTCACCGCCGGAACACACATCGGCAGCTACGGCGACGACATGGACCAAGCCCACCGCGACATGGAGCGTCCCCTCGCGCGCGGCGAGACCAGGACCCTCATGGTGCGTGACGTGCACTACGGGCCGTGGGTCACCGAGGAGCAGCGGGACCGCCTCACGCCCGATGAGTCGGCAGCGATGAAGCTCCGCCCGATCAACTCCGGAGGCCAGCCGTGACCGATCGCAGCCTGCGGGCCGACCAGCTCGCTCATGCCCGCCGCACCAACCCGCAGCCCGACGACGCGCGCCTCGCCGAGATCCGGGACCAGATCCGCTTGGCGTGCAGCAAGGATGCCGGGTTCAGCTGCAGCCTTGTTGATCTGGAGCCGCACGACTACCAGGTCGCCGCCGACACGATCATCGGCGAGGTCGTACAGCCGCTCATGGCCCGCGTGGACCAGCTCACCACCGCCCTCGTCCGAGCAGGCATCGTCCGCGCCGACGACACGCCCGCGGAGATGCTGGAGCACATCGCCGCGACCGGCGAGCAGGTCAACGCGATCACCTGGGGCACCGACTGCCTTTCGTGCGCCCGGGTGCTGGACGGCAGCATCCAGGAGACCGAACGCGCCGAGAAGGCCGAGGCTGCAATCACCCGCGTCCGCGCTTACTGCGCCCTGGCCGCCGACTCGTGTCGGGTCGCCGCACGGGAGACCGCGCAGGACGTGCTCCGGCTGCTCGACGGGGACGGCCCCACACCCGGCGCGCCCCGCGCGGACGACGCGGACTGGAACGGCCCTGAGGACGCCGCCTATGACGGTGCCGAGCGGGTGCCGTGCAGCATGACCGTCCTGCGCCAGTTCGGCGGCTCGCCAATGTTCCCGCACCGCCCGCACCCCTGGGCACCGCAGCCGGGCATGACACCCGCCTGGTGCCCCGGCACCCCCACCCCCACCGAGGAGTCCTGATGTCCCGCTCGTACCCGCTCGCCGACATCCTGTCCGTCACCACCGGCCGCCTGCTGTCCCGCCAGCACATGGCCGGGATCTACAACATCCTGAACGACCTGACCGGCGACGACCTCTTCACGCACCAGCTCCCCCGCGCGATGGACGCGTGCCGTCCTGCGGTCCTCGCCCAGCACCCGCAGCTCGACGGCGTCACGCCGCCCGAGGACATCGACGTTCCGGACCTGATGGCGTGGCTCCTGCACGCTGAGCGCCGGTTCGGCGAGGAGCTGACCGTTGAACCGCTCGCCCCCGGCGCATGGGAGCGGCTGAACCCGATTGAGGAACTGTGCGACATGGTCGGCGCTGATCGCGTCGTTGTCGCCACGATGCCCGAGGAGAAGAGATCATGACCGAGGAGCAGTACAACCAAGCCCACACCCCCGCCGTCGAATCCCTCCACCACACCGGTGACCCCGAACTGGACCACCTCATCGACGAGGTCCAGCACCCGGAGATCACAGAGGCGTTCGCCGCCATGGTGTGCCGCGCCTGCGGACAGACACTCCCGGAAGCGACCGAGGAGATCACCCGTGCTTGACCTGATCCGCCCTCCGTGGTCCGAGCGGCAAGTCGCGACCCTCAACCGGCTTCAGGCATCCGGCCTGATGCACCCGTTCACGTGCGGTGCTGCCCATCCGCTGCACCAGACGCTGATAGCCGAGACCGACGGCTGGCACTGCCCGGACGAGTCCTGCGACTACCGCCAGGACTGGGCGCACTCGTTCATGGCCGACCCGGACGCGGTCGCGGCGTTGATCGAATCGGACCCGCTACGCCGCGCCCGTAGCGGTGCTGACCCCTGCGGCACCGGTTCGCCGTGTCTCGGTTCCGGCTGCCCCCATGACCGGGCCGCGGCCGAGCTGACACGCTTGTCGGAGGAAGACTCGACGGACGGCGATCCGTGCCCGGACTGCCATGTCCCGGTCGGCGCACGCCACGATCGGGGCTGCTCGCACGACCGCCACCGCGACGTGTGGGGTGGGCGGTGACCGCGCACCCGATTCCCGAGAACCACGGCCAGTGGTGGCTCGTGACTGGCGACTGGCGTCGCCTGCACGCCATCCCCGGCGAGTCCCTGACCGTCGAGGAGATGCGCACCAGCATCGACACCGCCGAGCCGCTGCGCCTCCGCGCGGTGTGCGGGCAGCGCGGCTGGTGGACGCTGCCCGGGGTTGGGTCCCGGCTCGGACTCCAGCGCTGCCACCGCTGCTGCGACGGGCTCGGAATCACGCGCGGGTGCGGGACCCCGGCGAACGAGACGGAGGCCGATCAGTGACCGGCCAGCGGATAGCCGACCAGGTCATGTGCTGGTCCTGCCAGGAGCCGACTCCGGCCGCCGATCTGGCTCTTGACGCGCAGGGCATCCTCACGGACCTGTGCCGCTGGTGCGCGGAAGAAGCCGACGAGGCCGACGATGCCGGCGGGGACTGCGAGCCGGCATGGGCGCCGCAGCGGAGCACGACCGACCTGCCCGACATCGACCAGTACCAGGAGCAGCCGTGATCACCGTGGTGGGCATCGCCCTGGTCGTGTACGCCGTCCTGCTCGGCGGATGGGTGGTCCGCGAGCACCGCCGGATGCTCCGGCGCGAGCGGGCGTTCACCGAAGCGGTCCGGGCCGAGGAGCAGGCGAACACGCGGGCGGCGAAGGCCGAGCACATGCGGCTGTTCGACGGCGAGCAGCACTACTGCTGCTGCGTCGTCGACAATGAGCAGTGCGGGTTGTGGTGCTGCCACGACGGCGACCACACGGCGGATCGGGTCGGCGACTACCTGCCGATGGCGATGCCGATCATTCACCCGCTGGACCTGCTGCGACTGCGCCTGTCGCAGTGGCCATGGCGGGATATGGCCTGCCCGCTGTGCGGCACGCGGTTCGGTCCGCCGTGGTGGACCTTCGGCTACGCCACCGTGCTGGAGGGCGTAGTCGGCCGCTTCTACGGCGAGGAGACGACGTTGAGCACCGAGCGGCATTGGCGGTTCGAGCCCTGCGGCTGCGAAGGCCGCGAAATCCTGGAGGACCAGCATGGCTGACCTGCCCTGTCCGTGTGGTCACGTCCCGGACCTCGCGTGCCTGAACGGCCGGATCTACGGGCCGTGTGGTGAGGAGTCGTGCATCGGGCCGTGCACTGACACGTACGGGCGCTGCCGGGGCCTGGACGGCTGCTGCGACCCCGAGAAGCAGGACGACGGCGATGCCTGACGTCGCCCCGCTGGACGACCCGGACTACCAGCCGCTACACCCACCAGTCCGTGGCCGCGTCCCAGACGTGGTGAAGCGGTGGGGTAAAGCGTCGCAGCTCCGCTGGTGGCGCCGGTACCGCAGCGAGCTGTACGAGCAGATCGAGGCGCTGCCTCTCCAGGAGAAGCTAGGGATCCCAAGGCACGACGACGTCGAATACTGGTGCCAGTCGGAGCACCACAAGGGCTTCTGCTGCTACTCGTGCTTCGAGGACGGCGAAGCAGGCTACGCCGACTGGTGTTGTTGTCGCGACGAGAGGATGAGGCGATGAGCGAGCACCCTGCGGTGGCCTACCTGCTGGCCGCGCACGAGCGGGCTGAGGGGCAGGCACGGGCGGCGACGCCGGGGCCGTGGTTCGCACAGCGGCACGACTGGGGCGACGACGACTTCGCGGCCGACATCGGCACCGAAGCAGCCGCCTCGGGGGCTTGGTGGGGCAGTGCGAACGTCGTCGGCCACGGCTATGAGGGAGGCGGTGTCGTGGAGATAGCCGACGCTGACTTCATCGCCGCCAACCACCCGGGGACGGTCCTGGCCCGGGTCGCGGCGGAGCGGGAGATCCTGGCCGAACACAACCTGGACGAGGGCCGCTACTGCCGTCGCTGCGCCAAGTGGCTGGACCTCCCCATCAGCCAGCAGGTCGAGCCGGACGATGCGGTGGACTGGCCGTGCCGGACGGTGCTGGGGCTCGCCAAGGCATGGGGATGGGAGGCGGAGGGATGAGGCGGTACCTGATCGCGATCCTGTGGATCAACTTGGTCTGCATGGCTGTGTGCACTGCGGCATTCATCGCGCGTCCTGCTCTGTGGCCGCTCACGCTGATCGCTCTGGCCATCGGCATGGGGGACGTGGCGGGTGCCCGTCGGCGCCTGCGCAGGCTCCACTCGCAGACAGCACCGCCGCCTCCCGTCCGCACCCCGGTCTTCCCTGCCGCCGTCGGCTGCCCGGCCGGCTGCTGCCCGATCTGCGGCATGCACGACGCGGACGGCCTGGTCAACGGGGTGCACAAGTCGTGCGTGGAGTGGCTGGGGTACGTGCCGCTGCGCCAGCAGGAGCGCCTGGGGATTCAGCGGGAGATCCGCCGCTACAAGCAGATGGTGCAGGCGGAAGCTCAAGCCGAGGAGCGTCGTCGACTCCGCGCCGTCCGGCAGGCCGCATGCCCGCATAAGGACGTCGACTCAGACTGCTTCTGTGGCGAATGCGGTGCACGCCTTCAGTACCGGCGTGACCGCTGACGTCTCTATGGCCCGGTCCCCGTCTGTCGGGTCCGGGCCACAGTGCTGCGCCATATGCCGGGCCTGCTGTGCCGGTGGCCGGGGTGCGCACCAGTGACGCTACGGCGCGGGTCTGACACGTGGCGTTGACCTGGGCATTCACGTCCGATTCGAGCCAATGTTCGAAGCATGCGCCACGCACCACCACACGAAGCCACCCCAGCCAAGCACCCAGACACCCCCAACGCGCAGGTGCGCCTCTACCCCGCAGGACACCGCCCCGAAATGTGGATCTACACACTCGGCCAGTGGCGATTCGCCGTCGTACAAGCCCGCCACACCAGCCCCGGCCACATCGCCTACCAATGCGACATCCGCCTCGGCCGGCACGCATGGCAGTCGGCGAGCACCGTCACCTACCAGTGGGACCCGGCCTGCATGCGCATCATCAGCCGCGGCGCCGAGGGGACCGACATCGAAGCCGAGTACGGGCCGAAGGCGATGGCAGCCCGACATCAGCACTGAGCAGCCGACCCAGGGCGGCACGGCCCGGCGTCACCGCTGGATACCGCCGGTCGCCTCGGCCCGTTCCCGGACGGCGTCGAGCAGCTGGCCCAGCCGCTCCCCGTCCACCTCGGCCTTCCGCTTCCACCCGTCCCGCTCGGCGCGGGCTGCATGGAGCGCTGTTACCCACTCCAGCAGGGCGTGCGTCTCCAGGTGCTCCCGGATGAAGACCTCGTCGGCAGCGTACTGCTGCTTCAGGACGGTCTGGACGATCTCCTCTGTAGTCCCGCCGGACGTGGCGCTGAAGTCCGGCATTCTCTGGTCGTAGTGCCATCCACAGTGCTCCAGCGGGCACAGGTAGCGGGTTGTCGGGGTCATCGGTGCTCACCGCCTGCCGTCTCGTCCTCGACCAGAGCATGCCGCTCGTCCGGCTCGCCGCAGACCGTCCCCGCAAGGCCCGCCGTGCAGGGGCTGCCCGGCTCGCCCTCGAAGCAGTGGTTCACGACCCAGGGAGCTCCCTGCTGCTCTGCGCCCGCTGCGGCCCCGGCAACACCAGCCGGCGTATCGTCCTGGTGGCAGGCGCATTGGCACGGTGCCCCGCAGCATTTCGCGCGCCCGCCGCGCTTGGCTCCTTGGTAGCCGGTCATGCCCTGGCAGTACTCGTGGCCGGTCCGGCGGTCGGCCATGAGGTTGTCGCCGACGCAGGCGCAGCTGGTGCTGACGTAGTGGTGGGTGCCGTCCGGGTGGATCGGCAGCGGGAACTCGGGCGCGGCCTCCAGTTCCTCCGCCAGCTGCTCCAGCACCATCTGCGCGCCGATCAGCCGGGTCTGCCCAGCGGAGTCCTGCGCGTGCACGCCCGCGAGCTGCTCCAGGATGTAGCGGAGCTTGGACGCCGGAGTACGCGGGATCAAGGGGAAGTCGGTCACCATTCCCCCCGGTGGGCGGTGGTGAGGTGCTTGCCCCAGGCGATCAGCGCGTCGTTGATCGAGTCGCCGAAGCAGCGCGCTCCGCAGTGGCAGGTCGCGACCGGGTCGCAGTCCTTGAAGTCGAGCTCCATGCACGCGCGGAAGGCGGTCTCGTCATCGGTCACGTCAGTCTCTCTTTCCCGATCAGGTGCTCGCCGAATTCCAGGTGTGCCCCCACGACGCTGGTCCAGCGCCACTGGGCCGTCCAGCCGCAGCAGCACGACGCCCAGCAGCCGGGACGGCCAGTGCGGTACAGGGTCGGGCGGTGGGTCACCGCAGGCCCTTCGGGCCGAGCAGGTGCACGACACGCTCGTTGGGCTGGTCCATCAGGCCCTCGATGTCGAGCCACAGCACGGTGCCCTCGGGCCAGTCGTCGGCCAGGACGGACTCGATCCACTCCTGGTTGATCCAGTTCACGCCGGCGACGTACACCGCCGTGGACATGACCTTCCCCTGACCCTGGGTCGCGACGATCTCGTGGCCATGGGCTGCAAGGAAGCTGGCCTCGAACCGCAGGCAGCGGCTCTCGCAGTCGACCCAGTCGGCATTGGGGGTGATGAACACGAGGTCGGTGACGTGGCTCACGAGTGCTCCTCCGGGATTGGGACGTCTTCTGGGCTGACGCCCCAGGTCTGCCGGAATGCCTCGCGGGACATCTGGCTTCGGGCTACCGATCGCCGGTCGAGCCGCATCGCTGCCGCGTCACGGTCTGCTTGGCTGACGAGTCGGCCGTTGATGTGGCCGTCCAAGTGGGCTTGCAGGTCCTCGAACTCGGTCATGCTTCCTCCTGGTAGGGCGCGGCGGCCTCCTCGCTCGGCCGGTCGCCCCGGATTTCCCCGCCGAGCCCGCACCTGCGGGCGATCAGGGTGAGGACAGCACCGGATGACGAGTCGGAGCGCGCCGTCCAGGTCAGCTCGGGCTGGGTGGGTTCCGTGTAGGTCGCCTGCCAGTCGCCGGTGCCGTCGCGGATGATGCTGAGTTGGATGTCGCGGAGTAGCAGGTTGATGCTGTTGCCGCCCTCGCTGACGTAGTTGAACCGGGCCCGGGTGTCAGTGGCGCCGTAGCCGGGCAGCCAGAGGCGGAAGTCTTCAAGCGGGTCAGCCACGATCGGCCTCCTGGTATGGCGTGGCGAGCGCGGTCAGCACGGCCCGGACACGCTCGTCACGGCCGCAGTCGCAGTCGTAGCCTGAGTCGGGCGAGTCGATGACGGCACAGTAGATCGCCCCCTGGGTGGTCTTGGTGGCATAGCCGTGCTTCCACCCGAGCGCCTTGTCCAGCAGGGTCCGCCGCGCCGCCACATCAGCCAGGACACGGTGCGGATCGTGGCGCAGGATGTGCTCCCGCTCCCGCACCCAAGTGAACTTGACGCGCGGAATGCCTTCGGTGTCGTCGATGCCCGCGCCGCCGGGGCTGGCAATCCATCGCGGAATGGGCATCCCGCGCCTCAGTCGGGCCAAGGCGTTGATGCCGACCACGGCACGCGTCGCCTGTTCGTCGGCCTCCAGCCCGTCGCGGACCTGCTTGGCCAGCGCGGCGATCTCCGGGGACTCAGGCATGCTGCCTCCTCTTCTTCCTCAAGCAGTGCAGGTGCACGATCCAGGTGGCCGTCCGGCGCGTGTGCCCGGCAGGTCCGGAGGATGCGGTCCGGCCGCGACGCCACTGCCACCAGGTGATGCGCTGCCCGCACTCTGCACAGCAGCCCGTCACAGCTCCTCCCCGGCCAGCATCGTTGCCACTGCGAGCGCCATTGCCGCGTACTCCCCACCGGACAGCGGAACCGTGCCGTCCTCGCGCAGGATGGCCAGTGCGTTCGGGCCGAGGCGGACCGGGACCGTGCGCAGGGCGACTTCGACCTTGCTGGCCATCTCGGAGAGTGTGTATGAGGTGGTGCCGATGCCGGGCATGCCGTCCTCGAACATCTCGACGGCCGACCGCACCGTGATTGGCGCCCCGGCCGGGTATGGGCGACTCAGCGGCTCGTACAGTCGGGCCACGTACGGGGCTCGGTTCCCCATGCACTCCTTGACGCGAGCGGTCTCCGCGTACCGGGCGTAACCGATCTCGATCAGCACGCCGTCAGGTACCGCCTCGGTCAGGCACAGGAGCAGCGCCGGCTGGCGCAGCGGATCACCCGGAGGACCCCAGGCGCTCGGCGTGTAACTCGACGCCAGGGCTGCGGTGTCGGGGTGGGCGCAGGCGTCAGGCATCGCTGTCCTCCAGGCTCCAGGTGGTGGTCTCGCGGGTGATCCGGGTGTGCATCGCCGGATACTTTCGGGCGAGCCCGGCCTGCTTCGTCTCGGCTTCCTCCCTGCTGGTGGAGGGGCTGCTGCATGGTGCCCAGCCGTCGCTGTCCTCCCAGCGCTCGACCCACCAGCGGTGACGGGTGCGCTCATCCAGTCGTGCTGCTGCCTGCCGCAGCACAACCGCCGGGGAATCAGACACCAGGCACCTCGAAGTACTTCAGGTGCGCCCACCGGACGAGGTTGTGCCTCGCATCCTCCAGTGCGTTGTGCTCGCCCGCAGGCTGCTCCGGCAACTGCGGGTTGCCCAGCCGCTCGACTTCCTGCCGCAGATCCGCTGTCCACATCGGGATACCGACAGGCAGCTGCATCATCGTGCCGAACAGTTGGGCCAGGGCGACGTGATCGTACGCGGCATACCAGGCCCACAGGTGCGGGTCCGGGGCTGCGGCGATGAACTGCCGGACCTCCTTGGCGATCTGCTCGCGGGGCTTCACATGCCGGTAGTCCGGATGGTCCTCGTTCCAGAACCAGCAGTTGGCAGGTGCGGCTTCCGGTGTCGGGCAGGCGAACCACACGGTCGTTTCCGTGTCTTGGTGGGCATCGGTGATCGGCAGCGACGGCACGACGTTCTTCCGCAGCCAGTCGTGGCGCATCGCCCGGGTGATCACCTCGTGGTCGTCGATGATGGCGTAGTACTCGTCGCCGTTCTCGGTGACCATGCCGATGGAGATCAGGTCGATGGTGGTGCCGGTGTCGATGAACTCGGTGTCGTAGAAGATCGCGGTCATTCGGGACTCCGGTGAGAGCTGGCGGTCAGATGGACGACTGGAACGCTGCAACCTCAACCCGCTGCTTGTCGCCCGGGGCCAGGATCCGGTCCAGGACCGACGGCGCAGCGGTCTCGGCGGCGCGGGCTGCTTGGGCGAGCGGGACACGCGGGCACGCCGGCGGGGTGGGGCGGGGGTCGGTGACGGGCATCAGGACTCCAGGTCAGGTGATAGTGAGGGCGGTGGTGCGCGGCGGGTGGTAGGCGATCTGCACGAGGTCAAGGCCACGCCAATCACGGTCGCGCCGGTACACCGTGGTCTCCTGGCACGACGGGCAGCGGTGAGCCTGGTACTTCAGCAGCGGCTTCTTCGGACCCGCGTACCCGAATGCCATCACGGAGGGCCCGGGATGGCCGCACTGAGTGCAGGTGTTGAAGTCGGCATGCCGGTAGCAGTTGATGACCGGTGCCGCTTCCCAAGGCCGCCAGGTGATCGCCTCGCCGTCGTACTCGGCCGGGAGCTCGGGGATGACGGCCTGGGCAGTGAGTTGGGTGCGGAGGAGGGCGTTCTCAGTGCGGAGCCGATCCAGCTCGGCGTCAGGCGTCAGCACCGGGAACCTCCTTGCCCCGGTTGATGCGCTCGCGGCTGGTCTTCAGCGCGGCCTCGTAGACGATCAGAGTCGCGCCGGCTACCGAAGCGGGGTCCGTGTTCATCGCGGCCACGAACAGGGCCCGGGTCATGTCGAGGTCCCGGTTGGCCTGTGCGGCCATGAACTGCATCGCGAGCCGCTGTGCCGCCGGGGCCCCGTTGATGTCGGCCTCACGGCCCTGGTACTGCACAGTCAGGCCGAACACCCCGCCAGAGTCCCGATCGGCGTGGTCGGCGACGGCGACTTCAGCAAGGGCAGAGATGGTGGCGTACATGGCCAGCGGATCAGGGGCGACAGCGGTCTCGATCTCCGCCCAGGCTTCCTGGTGCCGGTCGGAGAGCCCCAGGGCGACGGCCATTCGGACATGCTGGACGAGAGCGTCGGTCGGGCTCATGTGGGTTGCCTTCGTTGGGAGTTGACGCCAATTATCTCACGATTGCGGGGGTTCGACAGGGTTTGTGCTTAAGGATGGGTGGAGACTTTGCGCAGGTCAGACGCCATGTTCACGCTCAACATCCGCCTCGTCCCCGAGGGTCCGGCGTGCCGTCACGAGCGCGGCGTTCCAGCTCGCGCAATCCGGGTCGGCCCCCCATATCCGCATCTCACCCACGACGACCTCCAGCCAGTCCGCTACCGCTAGCCCGAGGCCGGGGCGCATCATCGGCTCGTTGCAGGGGCAGTTGTCGCGCGCACAGTCCTCGTCCTGCCGCAGCAGGCCGGGCGACCCTTCGACCCGAGGGGCGGTCGCGTTGGCCCGCAGCAGGCGAGCCGCAGCAGCCAGGATCTCGATGGGAGTGCGCTCGGTCATGCTGATCCCTCCTGGGGGAACCTGGCCAGGAGGTCCAACGCCCGGTTGATATCTCGGTGGTAGCGCTCGTAGTCGCGGATGTTGCCGCGCTCCTGGAACTCTCTTGCGGTCTTGGCGTCGGCAGTGATGTCGGCCTTGATCTGCTTCGGGTCGAAGACGGAACGCATCCAGTCGTCGGTGCTGCTCATGCTGCTCCTTCAGTTGGTGGTTGGTCAGCTGCGCCCAGCGGCGACCGCTGCGGCGATCCCGATCCACCCCAGGTGCCACGCCTGATCCAGCTCGAACCCGGCCCGCGGGTCAGCCTTCAGCCAGCCCTGCTTGCCGAGCCGGTGCGCGACCGCGACGAGCCCGGCCGGCTCCGGGTCCTGCCAGTGCCCACCGGACCGGTCGGCGTAGTAGTGGGTGACGGCCGAGACGGCGAGCGCGGCGGCGGCCCGGTGGGGGTTGAGGCCGAGGCCGAGGTACCGGTCCGCGGCCCACAGTGCCAGGGCCTGCGTCGCGGTATACGAGCCGACGTGGCGGAGGCACGCGGCGTGCCCCTCCCAGCCGGGCTTGCCCTTGTCCAGGGCGTCGGCGTCCCGCTGCACCCACATGTCCCCGAGGTGGTGACTGGCGGTCAGGGCGGCGTAGGCGGCGGCGAAACGAACAGCGTTGATCATGGTGGACTCCTCGGGGTTGGCGGTGAATCCAGACTGGCGCCGGGACGGGACGGAGGCTGCCCACCGCTGGGCAGCCAAGGCGTGACCTGCACCACGCCGATCAGGCCGCCGGACACCCGACCCCACACACCTCACCCACCGCAGCCCCACAATCCGCGCACACCCCAGCAAGGTCGATGTCCACCGCTCCCTGCCGAAGGTCGCAGAACTCGCCGTGGACGCAGCAGGTCGAGTCGTCGCAGCAGGCACCGCAGTCACAACCGGGCAGATACATCAACGCTCCTTCGGGGGTTGGGGCCGCCCGGCCACAGCAACCAGGCGGCAGAGGATCAGGTGTCCAGGCAGGTGATCAGCACAGGCTCGACCCCAAACGCAGCCCGTAGCCCGTCGTGCAGTGCCAGGCCGGCGTCGGTCAGGTCGTCCACCGTCGCGGTCCAGTAGGCGCCCTGCTGCTCGGACCACAGGCTGTGCGGGCTACTGCCGAGGTGGACCGCGGCAAGCAGATTGGCGGACCAGTCGTCGGGGCTGGTGGTCTGCAACGCCCAGGCGCCTAGTTCGGGCTGCCCGGCGGCGTCAAGGGCGTCCTTCGCCTGGAACGCCTTTTTGTACCCGGACTTGTGGTAGTCGAACGGCTGCCACACGGCGTTGCGCAGGTCGCTGTTCAGGCACGCGTCCGGCGCGGACAGGTTGATGCTGACATCCACGTGGCAGCCGTGGCTGTAGCCGCTGGGCTCGGGCACGGCGAGCAGCACGAACACGCCGCCCTCGCCGGTGTCGCGGTAGTGGGCGAGGTCGGGGAAGCGGATCAGGTCGGAGGGCACGTGCTGCTCCTTCGTGTTGGTTGGCGCGGGATCGAGCGGGGCGGGTGGCGGTCAGAAGTGCGTGCGCCCCATCGACTCGGGGGCCGCATCCTCACCGCGCTCGGGGTCGAACTTGCGGCGGAGCTTCCACTGGTAGCGGCAGTCGGCGTTCTGGCAGACAGCGCGGGCCTGGAAAGGGTCGGCGGTGAAGAACTCGAAGGACTTCACCGCTGGGCGTACAACGCCGTCGGCGTCGATGACGGCCGTGCCCCAGTCGAGGTACGCGTGCACGTCCTCGGCAACGGCCACCGGGTGGCCGCATCGGGTGCAAAGCAGCGGGCGCGACTCGGGCATGGGGCTGCTCCTTCGGGTCAGAAGTGGTACCAGCCGTCGAACCCATCGGGGATGGCCGGGTAGTTGGCGAGCATCGGCCGCAGCAGCTCCAGGTGCTCGGCGGCGACGTCGGGCTGTTCAGCGCCCCAGTAGCCGGTGCCGTCCCAGCGGCCGTGGCAGTCGCCCCCGTAGCGGCTGTCCAGGTCGGCCGACAGGACCGCTAGAGGGTCGAGCGGATCGACGGGCTGCTTCAGGTTCTGGCTCCAGAGCCCGAGCGCACCGATGCAGGCCCGTGTCCGGCCGGCCTTGCGGCGGTACCAGACGGCGTCGATGTAGGCGGACACGTGGTAGCGGGTGCCGACTGCCCAGTGGCGTTCCTTCACCTCGGCGCCCCGGAACGTGGTGAGGTCGACGGCGTAGGGCTTGCGGGAGATCAGGAACCGGGTATCGCGGATCACTGGTCAGCCCCCGGCGTCTCATCGACCCATTCCAGTCGCGGAACCTGCCGCACGACCCGCCGGTCGCGGATGATCCACCGCCAGGGTTCCCCGCCCGGGTCGAGGGGCCGTGCGGCGATCTCACCGGTGAACTCGTGCGCCCGGTGGGCGTCGACCAGGGCCTGTAGCTCCTCGGCGATGTCGTAGCCGTTGAACGCGCCGCCGGTGAGCGGCAGCACGGCGACGGCGGTGATGATCCGAGTCTGGCCGGACTCGTTCTCGGTGACCTTCTCGTCCAGCTCCAGTCGCACGTCCTGGAGGCCGGGGCCGCGCTTGATCTCGGCCCAGGTGAGGGGCGGGGTGATGGTGATGTGGCCGGTGAAGTGGGACTCGTAGCCCATGGGGCGCTGCTCCTTCGGTCGGTAGGCGGGTTCAGGCAGGCGGGTCAGCGGTGGAGCAGGGCCAGCCCGGCGAGGATCTGGACGGTGATGATCCCGGCGGTGACAAGAGCGGCCATGGCGGCAGTGCTGCCGGTAGTCGGCTGGCGGGGCGCGCCGACACTGGCGATGGAGCGGTAGATGCCGAACACATTCAGCGCGGCGATGGCGAACAAGGCGTAGGACACGGGGACTCCGATCAGAGGGGCGTGCGGGGTGGTCGTGCTGGGGTTGACGAGATCGAGCCGACCAGCAGGGGGCTGTCAGGACTCGTTCCGGCACCAGCCGCAGTTGCAGCGGTGCTTCACGAATCCGGCCACCTGGCTCCGGTGACTCCGTACTGCTTCCCCGTCGGGCAGCGGCGGGAAGTCCATAGCGGCCCGCTCCCGAGCCACCGCCTCACGGACCTCAACGAGCATGACCTCGACCAGGTTGGCGCCGTGCTCGATGAACTCCGGGTGCTCCTTGATGTGACCGCGAACGCGTAGATCGCCGACGGTCTCGATGAGTTGCTGGCAGGCGATGGTGAGCCCGTCCAGGTGCTGGCCGGTGGTGGTCATGGTGATCTCCTTCGCGTAGATCATTAGCAGATCAGGGGTGGTTAACCACCCTCTAAGGATGACACTGCCTAGACAGGTGGTCAACCACCCGTCACCATGGCTTTCATGGCCAACCAGCATTCGAAGAAGCTCCGCGGCATCCGCCAGATCGACGACGACCTCTGGGCCGACCTCTCCAACGCTGCTGAGGCGCTCGGCCTCGACAGGTCCGCCGTCACCAAGCAGCTCTACGAATGGTTCGTACGACGACCCGGGGCCGAGCTACCCGAGCGGCCAGCACCCCGCGCCCACTCCCCCGACGAGTAGCCCTACCGGGCGAGCGACACCAGCCGCGCATAGTGCCCCTGCTGCTGAAGGTCCACCTCGCGACCCCGCGGCCCGTTCCGGTTCTTCGCCACCTCAACGTGCCTGATCCCGTTGTCCGGCGCCGGGTTCGACGGGTCGTCGGGGATGTCCTTGGAGATCAGCAGGATCACGTTCGAGTCCTGCTCGATCTGCGAGGAGTCCTTGAAGTCCGACACCAGCGGCTTGCGCCCGACCTGCCCGCGGTTGAACTGGGCCAGGGCCAGGACGGGCACCTTGAACTCCATGGCCATGAGCTTCAACCCGCGGGAGATGTCCGCGACTTCCTGTGTGCGGTTCCGGCCGCCGGGGCCTTCGGGGGTGATGAGCTGGAGGTAGTCCGCGACGACCAGCGCCGGGGGTGTGCCCTTGGACGTCATCCACCTGATCCGGGCGCGGATCTTCGACAGGGACAGGCCGGGCGAGTCGTCCAGGACGAAGTTGTCGGCACCGCGCAGGCGCTCGGCGACACGGGCAATGCGCTCCCAGTCGGATTCGAGGAGCTGCCGGTTCACCAGCCGCGACAGGTCCACGCCGGCTTCGGCCGCGGTGAGGCGGGCGAGGAGCTCGGTGCCTCCCATCTCCATGCTCGCGACCAGGACGGGCCGCTTGCGGCGCAGGGCGACGTGCGCGGCGCAGTTGAAGCCGAGGAGGGACTTTCCGCCGGAGGTCTCCGCGCCGACGGCGATGACGTCGCCGGGCTTGAAGCTGGTGACCTCGTTGACGTCTTTCCAGGGGGTGTCGAGGGCGTTGGGGTCTTCTCCGGCTTCGAGCTGGTCGACGAAGTCGTCCCAGCGGTCGGCGACGGACAGCTTGGGCGCGTCAGCAGGGGCGTTGATGATCAGTGCCTGGAAGGCGGATACGGCGGCGTCGAGGACGTCGTCGGGGTCTTCGCGGGCCAGGGCCTGGTTGGCGATGCGGGTGGCGGCCTCGTAGATCCGGCGGAGCTTGGCGGTGTCGCGGACGATGCCGGCGTACCAGTCGGCGTTCGCGCTGACGGGGACGCTGTTGGCGAGGCGGAACAGGTACGGTGCGCCGCCGCAGCGCTCCAGGACCCCGCTTTTGCGGAGCTGGGCCTCGACGGTGATGGGGTCGGCTCGGGCTCCGGCTTGGCCGTGGACTTCGAGGATCGCGGTGTGGATGAGCTGGTGGGCTTCGCGGTAGTAGTCGTCGGGGCCGGCGAGGGTGTCGGCGGCGTCGTCGATGGCGCGTTCGCCGAGGAGCATGCTGCCGAGGAGGGCTTGCTCGGCGGGGATGTCGCGGGGGCGCGGGTCCTCGTCGGGGTAGTCGTCGGGGCCGGTGGTCATGCTGCTTCCTTGGCGTGGTCGGGGTGGCAGGCGCGGCAGGGCGTGGCGAGGGGGTAGCCGTTGTCGTCTTCGGTGGTTCGGTAGCGGGTGGCCCGGTCGCAGTCGGGGTCCTCGCACCACGGCGGCAGGGCGGGCGAAGCGCGGGACTGGTGGCCGGTGGGTTTGTGGCCGGTGGGTTTCTTGACGAGGTTGGCGATTCGCCGCGGCAGGACCGAGGCGTAGCGCTCGATGCCACCGGGGTTCTTCGTCAGCTCGGCGGCGAGGGCGGGGTCGAGGTCCCAGCCTTGCGCTTCGGTGCGCTCCAGGAGCAGTGGGGCGAGCTTGCGGGCGTCCACAGGTCCTGCCGTCCACGGCGGGGGCAGCGACTGGAGGAAGCCCTCGGCTTCCTGTTGTTGATCTCCTCCGCCTCCTCCGGATGGAGAGGGTGGGGCAGGCGGGTCGGTAGGCGCGGAGGTGGTGGTTCTTGGTGGGGTGGTGGTGTTGGGGTCGGGTGAGCCGACCGATTCCGCTCCGGATTGGTCGGGTGAGCCGACTACCCCTGGTCGGCTGAGCCGACCGCTTGTCGAACTTGAATCGGTCGGGTGAGCCGACCGATTGGAGCGTTCGAACGACCTGAGACGGGCATGGCCAATGGCCTTAGGGAGTCGGTACACGCTGGCCCCGTACGGGCCCTTTTCGCCTTCGACGACCTCCAGTTCGCCCAACGCCAGCAAGACCGACAGTGCGGCGGTTACCGCCTCTCGGGTGCAGTTGGCGCGCTTCTGGAGGAAGGTCAGCGAGCCGTACGCCTTGCACTCCGTGTCCGAGGGCAGCGCCTTGTCGGCGAGGGCCAGCATCACCATGCGGCCGACGCCTTTGGAGCGGGAGTGATCCCACACCCAGTCCATCGCTTCGAGGCTCACGTGCTTCTCTCTCGGACGTCGCGACAGGGAATGACTGTGCGGTGCGTCCTAGCCGGCGCCCTGCGCCAGTGGGTCTGTCAGGTAGGCCATGACGTCGCGTCGGCGGTAGCGGACGTGGCCGCGGGGCCCTTTGCCGAGCTTGATGTAGGGGATGCCGACCTTCCTCCAGCGGTGGTCGGCGAGGGTCTGGAGTTTGAGCCGGGTGATCGCCGAGACCTCGCGGGGTGTGAGTAGGTCTTCAGGGTCTCCGACCAGCTGCATTTCTTCTACGAGCATTTGCTTCCTTCTATCACTCGCGTGCTTCGATGTTAGAAGTATATACGGCTACATCGCTCCATGTCGTTGGTTGAACCGGTAGATCGCGTGAGAGGCTGCTGCCATGGAGGCGGACGAGAAGAAGACGCGGCGTAAGCCCAACGAGCTGGGCCCGACGGGGCAGGCAGTGGCACGAAACGTCGGACGCCTCCGCACGGCCCTCGGCCTGTCCACCTACAGGCTGGCCGGCATCCTGGCCGACCTGGGCCGACCTATCGCCGCCTCCGCCATCACCAAGATCGAGAACGGATCGCGCCGAGTCGACACCGACGACCTCATGGCCTTGGCCGTCGCCTTCGACGTCCCACCATCAGCCCTCCTGCTGGAACCGGTCAGCGTGGGCCCGCTGGTCCTGCTCGACGACTACGAGGACATGGCAGCCGTGGTCTGGGACTGGGCCGAGGGCAAAGCACCGCTTCGCCTGCCCGAGGACGACGACGGCGAGTACTGGAACGCCTGGCAATCCCGCTCCAAGCCGGCAGGACGGCGGGAATTCCGGATGACCGCCCGGGCCGAAGCGAAGGCCACCGCTACCGCCGAGGGCGTACTGGACAGGCTGGCCAAGCATCGGCACCGGCGGCCGCTCACGGACCCCGACGCCGAGTAGCCCGCCCGCCTACGGCGCGACGCGCCCGTGCTCGTTGAAGGCGGCATGCGTGAGGGGCATCAGCGTGGCCCACTGCTGTTCCATCTTCTCAGCGACCATCTCGATCTCCCGCTGCGGGAAGGAGGGCACCTTGGCGCGGTCGTCCTTGGTGCGCAGCGACAGGAAGTGCATCAGCGAGCGGGCGTTGCAGGTCGCGTACATCGAGGAGAACAAGCCCACTGGCAGGACCGCCCGGGCCACCTCCCGGGCCACACCGTCGGCCAGCATCTGCTGGTAGGCGGCATAGGACTGGCGGTAGGACTCCTCCATCGTCTGGGCGACGCTCGCCTGCTGCCCGGGCGTGCCCTCGAAGAACTCGTACTTCCCCGGACGGCCCTGCTGCACCAGCTTGCGGTCCGGGCCCGGGACGTAGAAGACCGGCTGGAGCTCGCGGTAGCGGCCGCTCTCCTCGTTGTAGGAGAAGCCGACGCGGTGCCGCTGGAACTCGCGGAACACGAAGATCGGCGCGTGGACCAGGAAGGTCATCGAGTTGTGCTCGAACGGGGTACCGTGCCGGTCCCGCATCAGGTAGTTGATCAGGCCCTTCGAGCGGGCCGGGTCCTTGCGGAGCTCGTCCAGGGACTGCTCGCCAGCGGTGGACACCCGGGCGGCGAACAGCACGTCCGCGTCCTGGGCACTGGAGCGCACCAGCCCGACAGTGACATCGGATCGGAACACGGGCTCGGCGGGGGTATCGGCGGCCATGCAGCCAGAGTAAGGCCCCGCGCCCTCCCGGACACGGGGCCGGCTGCTGCGTCAGCCCAGCTCGGCCGAGGGGTGCCGCCGGATGGAGTACCCGATCTCGAACTCCTCGGCGGACATGCGCGTGTCGTTGACCTCCACCACGGTCCCGCCGGCCCCGGTGGCGGTGCGGGCGATCCGTAGCAGCGGCACACCCTTCACCAAACCCAGGCGCGCGGCCTCGACTGGTGTCGGCATGCGGGCGCTGACGCTCTCCGACCACAGCAGCGGCCGGTGCCCCATGCCCTCCAGCAGGTCGTAGATCCCGCCCGGCCCGGTGTCGACCTCCGCGAGCCGGGTGCCGCGGGCGACAGCGGCGGGGAGGTAGCTGGTGGCGAGCTGCATGGGCTTGCGGGTGTCGGGGTCGCCCATGATGCGGTCGCGGACCAGGACGTCCTCGCCGGGGTCGACGCCGAGCAGGCCGGCGACGTCCGCGGGTGCCCGGCCCCAGGTGACGATCGGTCGTTCGAGGGCGGTCCAGGGTTGGGCGGTGGGGTCGAAGTAGTAGCCGCGGTCGTCCCGGTAGACCTGTCTGGCGCGGGTCAGGCGCCGGCGGACCGGCAGGGCGCGGACGACGGTGCCGCGGCGGCGGACGGCTTCGACGAGGCCTTCGGCTTCGAGTAGGGCGATGGCTTCGGCGGCGGTGGATTTGGACACCGTGTACTGGGCCATGAGGTCGGTGAGTTTCGGAAGGGTGTCGCCGGGGTGGTAGTCGCCGCGTTCGATGGCGGTGCGCAAGTGGTCTGCGATGTGCTGGTAGGCGGGGGTGTCCATAGTGTCCTCCTTGGCGATCAGGGTAGTCCCAGCCCTATTGACGGTCCATCACGTCGCGCGCACGATAGTCCTAGGACAAACGGATGCGGTGTTGCACACCCGCACACCGCCCAATCCCAGGAGACGCCCATGAGCACTCCACCGATCACCACCCTCAAACAAGACCCGCGCACCCTGCTCACCGACGCCCAGTTCACCGGCGTCGTCAACACCGTCCTCGACAACAACCCCGGCATGACCCAGGGCCTCGCCGAACGGATCACCGCCGAGGCCGTCAAGTTCGTCGTCGCCGGAGCCACCCACCCCGGCATCCCCCTCGCCCCGTCCCGCGTCGTCGACGAAGGCTGGCACGCCCTCATCCTCCACACCCGCCCCTACGCCCAGCTCTGCGCCGAGCATGGCCCGTTCGTGCACCACTCCCCCGGCTACGACCCGACCTTCTACGACCCGGACATCCTCACCCGCACCACCGACGCCATCCGCCGAGCCGGCTTCACGGTCGACGAGGCACTGTGGGCCGGCCCCACGGACGGCAACATCTCGGTCGCCGCCCAGTGCCAGCACAGCCCGCCCGAGTGTGCGATCGAGCCGCAGAAGGAGCCGAAGCACCCGGGGTCCTAGACTGGTTGCCCGTCGAGAGGAGCCCGCGGTGAGGTACATCAGCGAGAAACACGCCCACCTAGTGGCTGGCTATGAGGCCGTGCAGCAGGCCAAGCCCCAGGCCGTCTGGCCCGAACGCCCGGACGCCCCGTTCCGGATCAAGACGTTCCTGATCCCCGAAACGAGCGAGCAGGACTGACCGCACGACACTGCGCCCCGCCTTCCCGATGGACGGGAGGCGGGGCGCAGGCGTTGGCGGGGGCTACTCGGCGGTCGGGAGGTGCCACTGGCTGCGGCACTCGCCGTCGTCATCGAGCGCCATGTCACACGTGGGCCCGAACTTCGATGGCTTAGCGCAGCGCGGCAGCCGGTAGTTGCCGAGCTTCCGGAGCTCCGCCGCGAGACCCGAAGCGGCATCCAGGGCCGCCTGCCACGACTCGTCGGTGTAGCTGCCGGTTTCCGTCATGTAGGAGCCCTTGTGCGCGTGCCGGGCGGCAGAGAACGCCTCTTGCGCCTGCGCGATCGCCGGGAGCCTCCAGCCGTAGGCCAGCGTTGCTTCGTCCAGCATTGACAGACCACCGGTGTTGTGCGGGTGCCCCTCCATGCCCTCTAGGGCATCGGCCAGCTGGGCAGCGGTGAAGTCCTTCAGCATGGGTCAATCCTCCCCCCTCGACGGCTCGGAGTCCGCCGATCGTGACCTATTGGCCTTCTTGCGGCTCGCGCCGCTGTGGCCCTTAGCGATCTGCTGGGCACGCTCGGGGGTAACGTCGCCGATGATCTCGGCGATCTGCGACCACGTCATGCCTGTGGCCCTGAGGGCCTGCACGCGTTCCTGGCGTAGCTCGCGGAGGCGCGCTTGATGGGACGGGATGCTGTTCAGCGCCAGTGATACGGCTGCTGTGCACTCGGCGTCGTCCGCCATGCTCTCGAACGCCGCGATGGCCTCCAATAGCCTCTTCACCTCCTCGGGCTCCTTTGCCACGCCCGCACTCCCTTCGTCTGTGGGGAGTGCGACCCAACGATGCCAACCCTAGGGCTTGCATGCCTTAGCGACAAGCCCTAGGGTTTGACTCGTGGGGCCGTCCCCGGTCCCAGTACAAAACGGCCCCGGCCGGCGCTCTCAACGCCACATGGCCGGGGCCAGACCCACCTCTCGCCGCTAAGCCATCGAGGAAGGTCCAGATGCAGAGTACCCAGCACGCCCCGATCAGCACAGACACCCCGCACTCCGGCCTCGGCACCAGCCCGAGGCGCCCCCTCGGCCCGCGGCCGACGCTGCCCACCCAGCGCCTCGTCGCCGTGCCCCTCAGCCACGACATCCCCGAGGACGCCTGGCCCCGCACCGACCGGGGCGGCTGGCAGCACGTCCGGGCCGGACGCACCGAGCCGGTCGGGAGCGTCGCATGAACGACTACCTCTACCTCATCACCCTCCAAGGCAACGGGCAGACCGTCACCTACAAGGGCATCCACCACCAGCAGCCCGGCGAGACCCGCGAGCGGGCATTCGACTCCGTTCTCGCCTGGGCCATGGGGCAGAGCGGTATCAGCAGCCCCGCCGTCCAGTTCTTCGCCCTGGAGCCCAACCAGCTCGGCGGTGCCGCATGAACACCACCCCCGACGGCCAGATCCCCGGACAGCCCCGGATCCCCACCGCGCCCTACGGTGCCCCGTCGTTCACCCGTGCCGACCTCAACCAGGCACTCGCGGCCGAGGGATTGAAGCCCGTCGGGATCGGCGAGCCGCACGCCTGGCGGCCCTTCCGCGACGAGCTGACCGGCGGTGAGCGATGAACGGCGAGCCGACGCTCTTCGACGACGACAGCACCAGCCCCGCCGAGACCACAGAAGACCGCGAACCCGAGACGGACGTCCACCTCCAGGCCAGCGCAGACGGGAGGATCCTGTGAGCCGCCCCGAGTGGATCTACGGGCCGAGCGGCACCATCGCACAACAAGCCGTGCCGATCGACCCGCCATTCGCCCGCTACCTCACCGTCGGCGGGGCAACGGTTGAGCTCGCCAAAATCGCCGGCTACGGCGATAGCGACCGCCTCACCCACACCCGCGCCGTCTGCACCGGCTGCAACGCCCTCCACGCCATCGAATGGCTATATCAGGGCGACTACACCCAGCTCCGAGACGAAGACGGCCAACGAGCCACACCGCAGGCCCGCGACTGGGCCCAGGACCACGCCAGCACCTGCCGCGCCATGCCACTCCCCAAGCCCGACGCCCAGCAGTAACCCCCAGACCGGCCGGGCCCGCGCCGTACCCCCCCACGCGACGCGAGCCCGGCCACCACCCACCCCCCCACCCACCCCAGCCAGGAGACCACCACCGTGCCCGAGACCGACGAACCGCCAGTGGCCACCGCCACCACGCTGCGCCGGCTCGCGGTCGCCGCAGTCGCCTGCACAATCATCCTCACCGCCGCAGCCTTCTGGCTCTCCTACGCCCACCTCCACACCGTCGCCCACAACAACGGCCTCGGCGGCGTCCGCGCCTGGGCATGGCCCGCCACCGTCGACCTGTTCATCGTCATCGGCGAGATCCTGCTCCTCATCGCCTCCCTCAGCCGCCGCGTCGACGCCGCCGCCATCGGCCTCACCGTCATCGGCTCCGGCGGCTCCATCGCCCTGAACGTCGCCGGCGTCGGTTCGGACGCCTCGATCATGACCTACGTCGTCGCCGCGGTCCCGCCCGTCGCGGCGCTTCTGGCGTTCGGCACCCTCATGCGCCAGTTCCACAACGCCCTCCAGCGCACCGCTCCTGGCGCCAACGCGACCGCCCCCCTGGCGCCAGAAGACGCAGTTCCTGCCGCCAAGACGATCCCCGATCCTGTCGGCAGCCCAGCGCCAATTGGCGGTACTTCTGTCGACAGCTCGCCCCCGCCAGTTGGCGACAAGGTCGACCTGACCAAGCGCCAGAAAACCCCCGATCCTGTCGACAGCGACGACCGCCAGCTGCCGCCAGCATCCCGCCAGCGAGCCCCGCGTCCTGCCGCCAAGAAGCCCGGCAAGTCCACCCGCCGGTCCATGGACGAGTGGGTTGAGGTGGCCGCCCCGGTCTTCCACGCGGAGTTCGCGCGCCTGCGCCGGCAGCCCACCGCGTCGGAGTTCGCCGCCGCGATCAGCAAAGCCAAGCTCGGCTCCCCCTCCGAGTCGACCGCGAAGAACATCCGCACCGAGATCCTCGACCGCACCGACCTGCCCCAGCTGAGCTGACCCGGAGACCGAGACCCATGAGCCAGTCCCCCTACAACGACCCGTACAACATCACCACGATCCCGCCGTGGAAGAACCCGCAGCCCGACGAGCCACAGCCGCCCGCCAGACTCTCCCCGCGCGCCAAGGCCGGACTCGGCCTTGGCTTCGCCTGCGTCGCGGCAGCCGGGGTGTTCACCTGGTCGCAGTACGAGACGGCCCAGGCCGACGCGCGCGTCCAGAGCCAGCAGATCGCCCTGAACACGGCCAAGGTGGAGCTGGCCCAGCAGCAGCAGGCCGCAGCCCAGGCCCAGGCCGCGGCCCAGGAAACCCCAGCTGAGAAGGCCCGGCGTCTCGCGGTGGAGGCGTGCATCGCGGAGGCTGGCAGTAACTACGGTGCGGTCGCGCAGTGCGGCCAGGTCTATCCGGCGACGAGCACGCCGGATCTCACTGACACGTCGAGCACTTCCAATGCCAGCAGCGGCTCGGGGTCGGGTTCGGATGTCGGGGTGATCGTCCTGGGGTCCATCGGCGCCGTGCTGACCGTCGGCTGGGTGAAGAAACACCTGCCTGCCCGTAGCAGTTCGTGACCACCTCCCACCCACCCCCCATCGCTGGGACTGCATCGAAGTGGTTCCCCTTGCAGGTCACAGGCCCACTCTCGTTCATTCGGGGCCGGGTGGGGGGTGGGTGGGAGTCAACTGAGAGTGAGGAGTCCGGAGATGACGACAGCTACCGCGCCGACAGCACCGACCGATCCGGGAGAGGACTCCGGGCCGGCAGACGGGGCTGCGGAGTCCGCGCCGAGCGGGCCGGCTGCTGCTCCGGGCCCGCTCGCGCGGATCCTCACTCCAGTCGAGCCCGCCCGCCCGGTGCGGCCGCTCGGAACCACCGCTGCCATGAGCCAGACTCCCGACCGCGCCAGCAGCAAGGACGAGCCAGCCACCGCCAAGGCCGGTGGCCGGGGCAGTGTGGTGGCCGCGCTCGGCCATGCCCTGGCGGAGCGGCTGCGGCGCGGCGGTACCAGCGTCAAGCGGACCCACGACATCAAGGAGACCCGGGTCTCCGGGGCCTCCAGCAACACCGCGAACGCGAACCGGGCTGAGCGGCTGGCCAAGCACGACGGCCAGCACCGCACCAACCGTGATGCGAAGGTCGCGGACCTGAACAACAAGGTGTCCCAGCGGCACGGCCGGGACAGCCGCGATCTCAAGAAGGCGGACACGTCGGACGCGAAGACAGCTTCGACCAAGGCCGCCCGCGACAGCCGGGACGCCAAGCAGGCCGACGCGAAGTCCGCCACGAGGGCCGCGAAGGCGGACACGGTCACCAAGCACGACGACCGGGACTACCGCGACACCAAGACCGCCAAGGACCCCAGCGCCAGGGCCGCCGGTCCCGGGAGTGCCAAGGACGGCGCCGCGGCCAAGACGCCCGGTTCGGCCAAGTCCCCTGGGTCGGCGAAACCGGACGGTAACGCGCGCCCCGCCGGTCCGGACATGGTGAAGCGCGCCGACCCGAAGGGTCTGAACGCCAAGACCGCAGCGGCGGCCAAGCCCACACCGACCACTCGGGATGCCTCCGAGAAGACCAAGACCCCCAAGAACACGGCAGCCCCAGCGACCCAGACGCCGGCCGACGCCCCGAAGCTGCGCACTCGCACGGCGCGCGAGGCCGGATACCGCGACGGCACCCGGGGCGCCGCAGTCGTCGGACAGGCCAGGGCCTACCGCGACGGCGCACGCGACGGCTGGGACGATCGCACAGCCGCCGACAAAGCCGAGGGAAAGACCATGTCCGACACCAGGGCCCGCAACGCCACCAAGCCCAAGGCGGACACAGCCCCGAAGATGACCCCCACCAGCGGATCAACCGTCGACCTGGCCAAGAAGCCCGCACCCGCACCCGCACCCGCTGCGGTGCCTGTGCAGGTGACTGCCGTCGGCCCCACGACCGTCTCCTTCACGGCCCCCGACGACACCGCTCACCGCATGACCCGCGGCGAAGTCCGCACCCTCAAGCAGTTCGAGCGGCGCCTGGCGGAGAAGAAGGCAGCGCTCGCCCGGATCGCAGAGGGCAGCAAGGCCACCCGCGTACAGGCCGTAGACCTGGCGACCCGGGCACAGCGCCTGTCCGAGGACGCGAAAGCCGTCAAAGGCGGCGCGGGCATCGTTATCCTGCTCGGCCGTCTCGCCGAGCGGTCCCAGGTGCTGCGCACCCGGGCCGAGGAGATCGAGAAGAACGCCCAGCGCGGCAGCGAGGCCGTGCGCACCCTCGCCGCCAATGCCGAGACCCGGCACGGCGGCATCTACCGGGCCGTCGTCGACTCCCCCCTGACCACGCCCGCCGAACGCGAGTTCTACCTCGACAAGCAGGGGAACTGACCATGGCCCTGACCTACCGCGAACTGCTCCGCGAGACCCGGGCCCTGGCCCGCGACGTACGCCGCGCCACCGAGCAGCACAAGAAGATGGCCGGCGCCATGAACGACCACGCCCAGGACACCGGGCGGGTCGCCGAGCAGATCGCCGCGCTCCACGTCGACACCGCGACCGTCGGCGAAACCCGCGAGGTCGCCCGCATCATGCAGGGCCTGTCCACCGCGGCCATCGCCTACGCCAGCGCCGCCGACGAAGCATCCCGCGCCGCCGCGGCAGCCGAGCGGGAGACCGTCACCACCCACGGCGGCATCCAGGAAGCCGCTGACCGCTCCCCCGTCCCCATGGCCGACCGCACCTGGTACAGGCAGGAGTAGCCCCGTGACCACCAACGACACCACCGCAGTTGCCCATGCGCCGAACCCGCGTGCGGAGAAGCGCTTCGCCGTCGCCCAGGCCGCCGCACCACTGGCGACGGCTCTGACCATGCCGCTGCTGGACGGGCAGGCCGCGGGCACCGTCAGCGTCCTCCTGGTCGCGCCGGCCCTGATGGCCGGGGCGAACTTCACCCGTCTGCTGCCCGACGACGCCATGGACGCCCTGCCCGGCGGTGACATCCTGCGCGCCCATCGCGAGCCGTTCCTGGTCTCCGTGATCGCCACCGCCACCGCAGCGGCCACGGCGACCATGCACGGCTGGCCCGGCGTCGACTCCCTGGTCGCCGGATGGATGGCACTGCCGTCGCTGTCCGGCCTGGTCTCCCTGGCCTGGTGGGGCGCGACCGGGTACGTCACGTTCTCGCTGCGCCGTGTCCTGCGCGGGCACCGCCCCCAGGCCCTCGCCTACCAGGCACCCGCCAACCCCGCACCGGCCGCGGCGCCGGCTCCTGGCGATGACGTGCTGATGCCCTGGCACATCCACATCTCCCGGGAGGACGGCGCCCACCCCGGCAACCACCTCACCCTGACCGGCCACAGCCCCGAGGCATGGGAGGGCACGATCGAAGCCGACCCCGGCCGGCCCGTCTCGGTCACCGCCGAGACGGTGTCCGGCGTCTACCGCATCCCCGTCGAGCAGGTCCACATCACCGCGGGCCCGCACACCAGTGCCCGCCGCATCCTGGTCCACATGGTCGCCCCCGCAGTCGACGAGCCCCAGTACAGCGCCCTGGACGCACTGTGGATGCGCCGCGTCGGCCACAAGAACGGCTGCATGCCCGGCACCCACCTCGAAGGCACCATCCCCGACCCGGCCACCGGCGGCGTCGCCGCGTGGATCGTCGCCGACGAAGACACCGACGCGATCACCATGCCCGACGCCTACCGCATCGCCGGAGCCCTGCGCACCACCACCCTGCTCGTGTCAGTCACCGCGACCAACAACCCGCGCAAGGCCAAGCTGCGCATGATGGACCGCTCACCGCTGGAAGAGGGCCGGCCCCTGCCCGGCCCGGACACCCTGGTCGCCAACCAAAACGGATTCGTCGCCATCGGAACCGGGATCTCCGGCCGTCCCGCCCGCGTCCAGCTCTTCGACGAGAAGGGCGGCGGTCGCCACGGTCTGGTCGCCGGCGTCACCGGCTCCGGCAAGGGCGGCGTCCTTCAAATCCTCGCTCTGGCCTACCACGTCAACCGCTTTGCGCTCATTTACGCCGACCCCAAGGGATCCTCGAACCCCGACGTGGAAGATATGGCTGCCCACGCTGGCTGTGGCCCCGAGGAAGCCCTGGGGGCGCTGCGCGTCGCCTACGCGATACTCCAGCACCGCGTCATGGAGTCTGCGGCCATGCGGCAGAAGAACTTCATCGCCAGCACGGACCGCCCCTGGATCGCCGTCATCCTCGACGAGTTCGCACAGCTCCTCGGCGAGAAGAGCCCATACCGCGCCGAAGCCGGGTTCATCGTCGCGGCGATCGCCGAGCAGGCCCGCTCACTGGGGATGTGCCTGATCCTGTGCGGCCAGATCCTGAACCTCGAAAAGATGGCTGGCGACACCTCGATCCGCGACAACCTCTTCTACGGCGGCTTCCTGGCTCTGCTGCGCTCCGACAGTGCGCAGAAAAACCGCGTGGACTTGCCCGAAGCCTTCGACGGCATCGACCCCTCGAAGATCCCGGCGTTCTGGAAGGGCGACGACGATGCCCTGATCTACGACGCCACCGTCGCCGAGGACGACCCGCGCCGCACCTTTGGCGTCGGCTACGTCGTCGGCCCCGATGAGCGCGCGGAGATGATGCGCGCCTGGATCCTGGAATCCGCCGCCGGCCTGTTCGACCCCGAGAAGATCGTCATTCCGGGCGACTTCCCCGACTGGGACGACCGCCAGAACATCGCCTTGACCCCCGTCGGGCCAGCTGCGGAAGAGGACGAGGACGGCACCTCGAAGTGGAAGCCCGCCAAGCCGAGCACGACCCTGACGAAGGAGCCGACCGCGAAGGAGAAGATCCTCGCCGTCCTCCATGAGCGCCGCGACCCCATCGGCCTGGAGGTCGGCTACCTGCACCTGGATGCGATCACCCAGATGACCGGCGTCGCGCGCAAGACCGTCGAGAACACCCTCAGCGGCCTCACCAAGGACGGCACTGTCACCCGCAACCCGGGCGCCAGCGGCGAATACGGACTGCCCGTCACCGAGGGCAGCCCTTGAGTAGCCCTGATCCATTCGAACTGCCGCCCGGCCCAAGCCTGGTGCGGCACAATGCACACAATCCTGGGGGGGACGAAATGGCCAGACGTCGACCGCGCCGCACCACCTACCGCCGGCCAGCCAAGCGCCGGACCACACCGCCGTCCCCGGCCGCGAAGTGGCTGGCTGCGGTCTTCTTCACCGTCGTGCTGATCGCCGCCGTCCCCGCCCTGGGCGCCGTCCTGGCCGTGGGTCTGATCGGCGGTGGCGTGTACTCGTTCCGCAAGCGCCAGGCGGCCAGGGTCATGCGCACGGTGCAGCTGCGGCATGTCGGCAGCTACCTGGCGATGACGCCGAAGCAGTTCGAGCATGCTCTCGCGGACCTGTGCCGCCGTGACGGCTGCACCCACGTCCAGGTGGTCGGCGGCGCGGGGGACCTCGGCGCGGACGTCCTGGCGACGACCCCGGACGGCCGGCGCATGGTGATCCAGGCGAAACGCTACGCACCCACCAACCGCGTCGGATCCCCCGAGGTGCAGAAGGTCGGCGGAACCTACGCCGTTGTCCACCGTGCCCAGTTGGCGGCCGTCGTCACCACCTCCGGCTACACCAAGGCTGCTGTCGACTACGCCGCCCGCGCCGGGATCCGCCTGTACGGGCAGCGGGAACTCGCCGGATGGGCCTCACGGACCGGGCCCGCACCATGGCACTGAACCCGTGGCCGAAAGCAGCACCAGCGAGGATGATGGAACCATGAAGAAGCCCGGCTTCACCCTCGATCGGCATCAGCAGCTCGGCGTCGAACTCGCCATTGTGCACGACTATCTGGTGAAGCGCAGCGTTGAGATCAAGAAGGCCTACCCGAAGAACAGCAGGGCCGCGACGCAGCTGACCAAGGCCCATGAAGCCGTGGCCCAGGCACGGAGTGCGCTGGATGAGCTGCTGTTCGCCGAGCACCCAGAGATGCGCGAGGCTGGCACGAAGGTCTACTATCCGAGCGCTGAGGCCAGGGACGCAGCTGATGTCGTACTCCGGGATGCCTGGTCGAAGCTGGGGGAGTCGTGAGCCGTCGCCCCGACCCGGACCGTGCTCTGGCGCAGCTCGACCGTCACCGCTCCGGCAACCCCAACGATCCACCGCCCGCTGCGCCGTCGCTGGCCAACGTGGGCCTCACTGTGGCCCAGCACCTGCGTGGTGCCGAGGCTGGCATGCGGCTGCTCGCCGAGATCGCGCCGGGATGGAGACTGGGGTCATGACTACCTCCCGCTGGGCCGACCGCACCCCGACCGCCTATGCCCACCGGGCCGCGCATGCCCTGCTCTCCGGGCTGCCGGAGTGGGCGCGCTGGCTCTGCGCCTGGGCCGGGCTGCTGGGTGCGATGGTGGCCGCGTGGTACGTGCTGGTGATCGTGCTCGCGGCGGCGGTGGAGCTGACGTGACCGACGTCTGGGAGTACGGCGCGAACGTCGACATAATGGCCAACCCGGATGAGCGCAACCTCGACAGCACGCACCGGCCCATGCTGCGGGGTGAGCTGGAGCTGGTCTCCTCCGGCCCGGTCTCGCGCGTCACGGTCACCCGCCGCGCCCAGGCGCTCGACGGGTGGATGCCGCTCGCGTGGAGGATCATCGCCGTGGGACTCGACGAAGTGGCAACCTACGAACTGTGCATGAAGGAAGAGGCTGAACTGCGCGGACGGATCGTGAGGCGATGACCGACATCCTGGCGGACATCGACGACACCCTCGCCGAGTGGCACGGCAGCGCGGACGCCATGCGGTGGCGGCCCGAGCCCGACGGCGGCGCAGGCGGACGGCTGGCCTCGACGGTGGTCACCCTCACCGCGTCGACAGAGGGAGCGGTAGCGGCCTTCCAGCATCTCGCGGAGTCCTTCCAGTCGGCCTTCCCCTCAATGTGGTTCGACCGCCAGGGCCAGCCCATCGACAGGGCGACGGCGAACATCCTTCTCGCGGACCGGAGCTATGCGCGCGTCGCCCTCACGCACATTCGCTCACGCGCCGACCGATCCCTGTCCGTGTACGTGTCCACGGTCCGGCTGGGCCTGGACCACGGCTACTTCGGGGCAGGTGGCCGCCTGTTCGAGACCATGGTGTTCGGTGGTGGGGATGATGGGGTCCAACTGTGCTGGGCCTCCGAGTTGGATGCGCTGCACGGGCACCGGCTGTTGGTGGACCAGCTCACCCTCGGCCTCCGGGGCGTGTGGACGGAGGAGTGCGATCGCATGTACGGACCGTCGAACCTCGATGCCCGCTACCGGCAGCGGCAGCGGAACCGGCGCCGGAGGAAGCGGTGACCGCAGACCTCGTCTCCTGGCTGCACCGCCAACTGGAAGTCGACCGGGCCGAAGCGATCGCCGCGATCGAGCACCCCGCATGGAAGACGATCTACCTCTCTAACGTGCCCAAGCGTGTTCCGGTTGGCGTCAGCTGGGGCGAGCGGCGCTGGGATCAAATCGGCGCCTTGGAGCGGACGATCCGAATCGCGTTCGAGCACGCCGCAGCCGTCGACGGCGAATGGGGATGCTGTCACACTGCCGACGAGATCGAGGCCGGACGGTGTGAGGAGACCCGGCCGGAAAGCCTTGAACTGCTGCGGCTCCTCGCCGTCCCGTACGCGCACAGGCCCGGCTATCGACCCGAGTGGCGTCCGTAGCGCCGCTCATCCCTGGCCCATGACGGCCGAACCCCCGCCGTCCCCCCGTCGGCGGGGCCGCAGCATGCTCAGATGCTGGCGCGGTCCGGGTCGGGCGAGTTGGCGCGCACGACCCAGCGCCCGTCCCCGCTCACGCCCGGCGCGTCAGAGGGACCGCCCACGATCATGCCGAGCGACCGCAGCACCGTCGCCCACGCCTGCGCATCCGCCTCGGACTTCGACTTCACGAACACAGTCGTCTCGCTGCTCATAGACACCATCGTGACTGACGGTCACTCATGGCGCAGCAGAACGACCGGAATCGCGGGCGCACAATCGGGTGAACGTGATGTACCGTGGGTGGCATCCAGGTGCGAAGGTGACGAGTTCTTCTCCTGCTAAGAGAGAGACCCGGGTTCGAATCCCGGCCGGCGCTTCTGCGCCGGTAGCTCAGCGGCCCAGAGCGCTTACGACCGCGTCGCCAACCTTGAACTCTGGATACACAACTTCACATGCACCTCCCGGTGCGCTGGCCAGCGGCTACTTCTTATGGTGAATCACGCCGCAGGCCGACCTTGATCTCGGGAGGATATGCATCGGGGTGCCCGGTGCGAAGGCAACGGATACTTCAATGGGTTGCGGGTTCAAGTCCCGCCCGGCCACCTCACGGTTGCCGGTGGCGCAATGGGTAGCGCAATTGACAATCACGCCGTCGCCGACTCCGATCTCGGGCACCCCATTGCATCTCCTCCCCTCCACAGCGAGGGGCTTTTTCATGTCACGCTTCAACACCCCCCACGTCCGCCCGGCCGGCACGTCCCCCGTCACCACGACCGGGGTCGCCACGCGCACCTTCGAGGGCGCGACCGGTTACCTCCGCGACGAGAAGAGCGAGCTGTTCCTCCTCGCCGTCTCCAACCTCGTCGGCCAGGACACCTTCTACGAATCCGGCGGCCAGCGCGACGACCGCTACACCCAGCTCATCCGAGAGCTCGCCGTCTCCGCCCCGGAGTGGACCGCCGGGCTCCTCGGCTGGCTGCGCGACGACGGCAACATGCGCACCGCATCCCTCGTCGGCGCGGCCGAGTTCGCCAAGGCCCGACTCGACGCCAAGCTCGACGGCCAGTCCCGCCAGGTCATCGACTCCGTTCTCCAGCGCCCCGACGAGCCCGGTGAACTCCTCGCCTACTGGACCAGCCGCTACGGCCGCAACCTGTCCAAGCCCGTCAAGCGCGGAATCGCCGACGCCGTCCAGCGCCTCTACAGCGAGCGAGCGCTGCTCAAGTACGACACCGACTCCAAGGGCTACCGCTTCGGTGACGTCCTCGAACTCGTCCACGCCGCACCCGCCACCGGCCGGCGCTGGCAGGGCGACCTGTTCAAGCACGCCATCGACCGCCGACACGGACGCGACACCGACGTGCCCGGCAGCCTGTCCACCATCGTCGCCCGCGAACAGCTCATGGCCACCCCCGTCGACCAGCGCCGCACGGTAGTGCGCGAGCACCCGGACCTGCTCCAGCACGCGGGCATGACCTGGGAGGCACTGGCCGGCTGGCTCCAGGGCCCCATGGACGCCGCGGCCTGGGAAGCGGTGATCCCGTCCATGGGCTACATGGCGCTGCTGCGGAACCTGCGGAACTTCGACCAGGCTGGAGTGTCCGACGAGGTTGCCGAGCAGGTCGCCGCCAAGCTGGCCAACCCGACCGAGGTCGCCCGCTCTCGGCAGTTCCCGTTCCGGTTCTACTCCGCGCACAAGAACACGGCCAGCCTGCGCTGGGGTCACGCCCTGGAGAAGAGTCTGCGATCCTCCCTGGCCAACGTGCCGTCACTGACCGGCCGCACACTGGTGTGCATTGACCAGTCGCCGTCGATGTTCCCCGGCTACGTCTACTCGACCCGCACCGACAGCGACATCGCCCTCGCGGAGAAGGCTGCGCTGTTCGGGGCCGCGCTCGCACTGCGCGCCGAGTCGGCCGACCTCGTCGGCTACGGCATGAGCCACTACCCGGTGCAGTTCCAGCGCGGCGACGCGATCCTGACCGTGATGGGCCGGTTCCGGATGGACGATGGCACGGACACCCCACGGGCCATCGCCGACAACTACCGCGGCCACGACCGCGTCGTCGTGGTGACCGACGAGCAGACCGCGTACTCGCGCACCGGGCACACGGTGGACACCGCGGTTCCAGCGAACGTGCCGGTGTACACCTGGAACCTGGCTGGCTACCGGGTCGGCCACGGTCCGTCCGGCAGCCGGAACCGGCACACCTTCGGCGGCCTGACCGACCACGCGTTCCGCATGGTGCCGTTGCTGGAGGCCGGGCGCAATGCGTCGTGGCCGTGGGAGAAGCGGGGCTGACGACCAGTCGGCCCCCGTGCCCACCATGGGCGCGGGAGCCGACGGTCACGCACTGCGACGATCACAGGCGCATACTGGACGACAGCCCTGTCACTCCTGCACCCACGGGAGCTGCGCCATGCCCGTCCACTCCGCCGACGCCGACCAGGAACCCGAATTCCTCTGCTGCCACTGCAAGCGGAAGCTGTTCCAGTCCGAGCTCAACCGCTTCACCTGCTTCCTCTGCGAGAGCCGCGCCCGCACCCACCTGCGCGCTCTCCCCAAGCAGTACGACTCCCTGGGCGAACTCCTCACCCCCGGCCGCTCCGGCAGTGGCGCGCGCGTCGGCAAGCCGAAGACGGCTCCGCTGCCCGTGGCACTCCAGCCCCTCGACATGCGGGCCAAGGGCGGCATCGTCACCCAACTCCAGGCCGTCGAGGACTCCTGGCGCAAGGCCCGTGGCCGCACCATCGCCACCTTTGCCGGCGACCTCCGGCAGACCCTCGCCGACGTGGTCAACCACCTCACGATCAACCTGGCCACCGCCTGCGAGAGCTACGAGGACGTCGCCGACGACCTCGACACGATCAGCACCCTGTACTGGCGGGCGAAGCACACCATCGACGGCACCCAGCCGTGCCTGATCCCGGTGCACTGCCGCTACCTGTTCGACGACGGCACCGAATGCGAAGCGCCGATGCGGGTGGACATCAACCGGGCGTCGGTGAAGTGTCCGGACTGCGGCCAGCGGTGGGGCCGCGAGGAGTGGATGGCGCTGTATGAGGCCACTCGTCCTGTCGCTGCCTGAGGCCACTTGCGCGGGTGATCCTTCTGGTGTCACAATCCGATCACCTGATACAGGTATGCCTTCGAGCCCCCGCCGTCACCACGGCGGGGGCTTTTTCGCGTTCGGGGGTGGATCGCGTGATTCCCTTGAATGTGTACCCGGACGAGCTGATCACCGGAGCCGAGGCGGCGGCCCTCGCGGGTGTGAGCGAGGCAGCGATCCGCCAGTGGGCGACACGCGGCAAGATCCAGCGATTCCCCGGTCGCCGGCGCAGCGAGGGGACGCTCTACGCCGAGCCCGAGGTCAGGGCCGAGATTGCCAAGCGGGCCGAGTCCGCCGTGCTCGCCGCCTGACCCCTCTTCTCCCCGCTGTCCTGGGTGCGGACCACGGCGGGGTACCCGCGCCCGTGTCGAGGGTCGCGGGCATCTCGCGGCCCCCGCCTGCCCACCCGGCCGGGGCCGCGAGACCAATCGACATCACCCACCCTCACGATGGAGCCCTCGTGTCCCACCACGCGCACTCCCGCCCCCGCCCCCACGTCGAACCCGCGCCGCAGCCCCATGCGCCCGCGGCAATGGACTTCGGCGCCGCGCTCACCGCACTCAAGAGCGGCTCCCGGGTCACCCGCGCCGGCTGGAACGGGCACGGCATGTTCGTCGTGCACCAGCCCGGCTACCCGGACGGCATTGCGATCAACGCCAACACCGCCCAGGCCACCGGCATCCCCGAGGGAACCGTCCGGAAGTTCCGGCCGTACCTGATGATGCTGACCGCCCAGGGCGACTTCGTCCCGTGGGTCGCATCGCAGTCGGACCTCCTCGCCGATGACTGGCAGACCGTCGGGGAATAAGCCACGGATCAAGGTGAGGTGGTGAGGATCCCCGTCACGGACGCGTCCGCGTACTGCGAGAACTGCGGCCACGCCCACCGGCCCACTACCCGCTGCCGAGTACGCGACGGCTGGGGCGACCGATGCGACTGCGGCGGGACCGGGCGAGACGACGTGGCCGACGGCCGCGAAGTCGCCAGGCACTGAACCACCACCACAACCACCAGGAGAGCCACCATGTCCGCCTCTGCCACTACCACCACAAAGATCCCTACGCTCAAGACGTTCGAGGTCATGCTGCTGCCCCTTGTCGGTGACCCTGGGTCCTGGACGCGGAGCAAGCGGATCGATGCCGCCTACTTCAAGCGCGACGACGCCTTCATCACCTTCAAGGACCCGAACAACAAGGACGTCTACGCCGTCCAAGCCAGCGCGGTCCTCAGCATCGAGCGCGTGAACACGGCCTCCCCTGTGGAGGCGTCCGCTTGACCGAAGATCCGCCGCTGCCTGGACGCTGCTCGCGCTGCGGTCAGCCCGCAGTGCTCGACGAAAAGGGGTGGCGCCACCGCGCGGCACCCTGCGCAGCGGATCCTCCGATCGCCGAGTTCCTGCCCGACCCGATGTAGCCCAGCCCGTCTCCTCCAGCCGCAAAGGAGGGGACGCCGTGTCGCTGACCATGGTCACCCTCACCGGCCACTACGAGACCGCCAACGAGGAACCCGAGACCGGCAGCGTCACCTTCACACCCAGCGTGACACTCCAGTCCGCGAGCAACAGCGTCATCATCCCGAGCGGCCCCGTCACGGCAACGCTCGACGGAAACGGCGACTTCACCATCCAACTCCTCGCGACCGACGCCGCCGGAGTCTCCCCCACCGGCTGGACCTACCAAGTCGTCGAACAGCTCGGCACCCAGCTCGCCCAGGTCGGCCGCACCTACAGCATCCTGCTACCCGGCGCCGACAGCCCCGTCGACCTGTCCAGCATCAGCCCCGTCGCACCCTCCGGCGACCTCACGCTCTTCGGGGCCCTCGCAGGCGACAACGTCTGGACGGGCACCAACGACTTCACCGGCAGCGTCAGCTTCACCATCCCCGCCGCGACGAACAGCAGCCAGGGTGCCATCCAGCTCGACGGGGACCTCGGCGGCACAGCAACCGGCCCGCAGGTCACCGGCACGCACCTGGCCTCACCGCTGCCGGTGGCGCAGGGCGGTACCGGCGCCTCCAGTGCGCCGAATGCCCGGACCAACCTCGGACTAGGTACGGCGGCGACTCAGGCCAGCAGCGCATTCGACGCCGCCGGATCGGCCGCAACCGCCCAGAGCAACGCCGAGACGTACACGGCCGCGCAGATCGCCTCCGAGGTGTCCCGCGCGAACAGCGCCTACGACGCCGCAGGTGCAGCGGCGACAGCGCAGTCGAACGCCGAGGCCTACACCAATACGCAGATCACCGCCGAGGTCAGCCGAGCGAACGCGGCCTACGACGCGGCGGGCGCGGCTGCGACGGCCCTGTCGTCGGCCGAGGCGTCAGCGGCGTCGCTGTACCAGCCGATCGCGACTCTGGCGACCAGCGTGCCGTACCCGCCGTCCCTGCGGCTGCCGCGGTATGTGCAGCCGACGGCGATCGGCACGGAGTTCCAGAGCGGGCATGGCTTCGTCTCGGACGTCTCCGGGTCGGGCACGTACACCGCGAACGACACCAGCGTCTTCGCCCGGGGCAGCCAGTGCGCAACGCTGACGACTCCCGGCGACGGGGTCACCTACCACGTGTACGGCAGCATCACCGCAGCCAGCCTGGCGTCGGCGATCCCGCGGGTGACCGCGCAGGTCACGAACATCAACAACCTGGCGTCCTTCGAGATCGACGTGTGCACGGACACCACCTGGACCAACGGGTGGAACTGGACGATGCAGACCGGAGTCTCCGGCTCCAACTACTACACCAGTGGCGACTGGGTTACGCAGTCCCTGTCGTTCCACACCGCCGTGAAGATCGGCAGCGGTGCCACGACTGGGCTGGCTGCGGTGCGGTTCCGGATCGCGGACATCGGCGGCGGCAGCGCCAATGCGGTCACGGTGCACCTCCAGATGGTCGACTTCGTCGCGTCCGGGCAGGCCACCTTCCCGAACGGCGTCATCTCGATCACCTTCGACGACTGCTACGAAGACGCCCTCACCGCCGGCAAGCCATACCTAGATCTCTACGGCTACAACGCCACCAGCTTCGTGATCGCCGACCTCATCGGCACCACCGGACGCCTGTCCCTGACGGACCTGCGGAACCTCCAGAAGGACTCCGGCTGGGAGATCGCCTGCCACGCCTACTCGGACACGGTCCACAGTGAGACGTACACCGGCGTCACGGCCGCTCAGCTCCTGGCCGATGCCACCTCCATGAAGGCGTTCGCCGTCGCGAACGGCTTCCGTGGCGCTGACCTGGTCGCCTACCCGAAAGGGCAGTACGGTCAGACGACGGACAATGTCAACACCGAGCTGATCCTGGAGCAGGTGTACGGGTTCGGTCTGACGACGATCAACAAGACCAAGGAGACCTACCCCCCGTCCGATGCGTGGCGGGTGCGCAGGATCTCCAGCATCTCCAGCTACACCGGCGACGGCCAGGAATACCTGACCAGCCTGATCACCCAGACCGGCGGCGACCTCGACCAGTGCAAGGCCACGGGCAGTTGGCTCATCCTGGCGTTCCATGAGGTGGTCAGCTCCCCCTCGGCCGACACTCAGATCAGCATCACCGACTTCGCGTCGATCATGGCCGGGATCAACTCGCACGGCATCCCCGTCATGCCCGTCGGCGAAGTACTCCGCTGGGCCAACACCACCGGCACAGTCCAAGCCACGATCGACACCACCGACCTGCCCAAGCGGCCCGCATCCCCCGCCGCCACCGGCTCCGGGCCCCTCGCCGCCCCCTATGACCATGTCCACCCCTGGGCCGACTTCTCCCCCGCGGACCACGGCTACCTGACCTGGTCCGACAAGCCCACCGCCTGCAACAGCTCCGGCACCGCCCCCACCGCCGGCCAGCTCCAGCTGATCCGCGTCCACCTGCCCACCGCGGCGACCGTCACCAACGTCGTCGTGTTCGTCCAGTCCGTGACCGGCGTCAGCCTCACCACAAACGAGTGCTTCGCCGGGCTCTACACCTCCGGCGGCACCCTGCTGTCCGGCACAGCAGACCAGTCCACGGCCTGGACCAGCACCGGCACCAAGGTCATGGCGCTGACCACGACGCAGACCAACCTCGCCGCAGGCGACTACTACATCGCCTTCTTCGCGAACGGCTCGACGCTGCCGACCTTCGCGAAGGCCGTCTCCGGGTTCAGCATCGTCAACACCGGCCTGACTGCCACGAACAGCCGCTACGCCACCAGCACCGGCAGCCTGACGACCGCCATGCCCGGCACCTACGGCACCCTCGCCGGCTCCAGCAACGCCTTCTGGGCCGCACTCTCATAGGGAGGTGAGCGCCATGCCCACCGGACAACTGCCGCCTCAGAAGCGCGCCGCCGTCCTCGCCGCCATCAAGGCCGCCCCCACGACCGGAGCCTCACTCCGGTCCATCGCCGAGAAGCACGGCGTCTCCCCGGGAACGGTCCGTAATATCGCCAAGGCCGCAGGCCTGGAAGGCGCCTTCGACCGCAGTCAGACAGCCGCCGCCACCGCCGCCCGCTCCATCGACTGCCGGGCCGCACGCGAGAAACTCAAGGAAGACCTGCTCGCCGACGCCCAGAAGCTCCGCGACCGCGCCTGGTCACGCTACGAATCCGTCATCGGCACCCCCCGCGGCGCCGAGACCGTGTCCCTCAAGCTGCCACCACTCGCCGACGTGAGAGCCGCCTACGCGGCCATCGGCATCGCGCTCGACAAGTCGGTGCGCTTGGAGCAGTACGACACCAGCGACAACGCCGACGCGGCAAAGAGCATGCTCGGCAGCCTCAGCGAGGCACTCAAGGTCGCGGCCGAGAGCCTGCCCGACCCCGAGACGAGCACCGAATAGCCCCCGGGAGGGGCCGTGCAGCTCAACGCCCTGCCCCTGTCGCCGAAGCAGATCAGATCGGTGGCCGAGGCCGACGCGCGGATCAACATCTGGACGGGCGCGATCCGCTCCGGAAAGACGATCTCCTCACTGCTCCGCTGGCTGATCTACGTGGCGAACGCGCCGCGCGGTGAGCTGGTCGTGGTGGCGAAGACGTCGCAGACCGCGATGCGGAACGTGTTCTCCCCGCTCCAGGATTACGCCGTGTTCGGGGACCTCGCCACCCAGACCCGCTACACCCCCGGCGCGCCCTCCGGCACCATCCTGGGCCGGCGCGTGTGGGTCATCGGCGCGAACGACACCCGGGCCGAGACCCGGCTGCGCGGTCTCACCGCAGCCGGCGCCTACGTCGACGAGGCGACGCTGGTGTCCGAGGAGTTCTTCTCACAGCTCCTGGGCCGCATGTCGGTACCCGGCGCAAAGCTGTTCGCGACCACCAACCCCGACAACCCGGCGCACTGGCTGCGCAAGAACTACCTGCTGCGCGGCCACGAACTCGACCTGGCCTCCTGGCACTTCCTCCTCGACGACAACCCGTCCCTCGACGAGGAGTACAAGGCCTCCGTCAAGGCCGAGAACGTCGGCCTGTGGTACCGGCGCCGGGTCCTCGGCGAGTGGTGCGCCGCCGAGGGCGCGATCTACGACATGTGGGATCCGTCGGTCCACGTCGTCGACCTCGTCCCGCCCATCCACACCTGGCTTGGCATCGGCCTGGACTACGGCACGACCGCGCCGACCGCGGCGCTGCTGCTGGGCATGAGCAACCGTGGTGGCGGCGACAGCGGGCAGGAGCCGTGCCTGTTCCTCGTGGACGAGTTCCGGTGGGACTCACGCCAGCGGCACCGGCAGCTCACCGACGTCGAGTTGTCCGGGAAGCTCCGCGACTGGATCAACAACGTGCGGTTCCCGGGAACGCACCTGCGCGGCCCCACCGTGCAGCACCTGTTCGTCGACCCGTCCGCGGCGTCCCTCAAGGTCCAGTGCTTCCAGGACGGCTGGCCGGTCGCGGATGCTGACAACAGCGTCCTCGACGGCATCCGCCTGGTGTCCTCGCTCCTGGCCCGCAAGCGGCTGAAGGCGGCGCGGGGCTGCCAGGGCTGGATCGACGAGATCGGCGGCTACTCCTGGGACGACCGGGCGGCACTTCTGGGTGTCGACAAGCCGGTCAAGGCCGACGACCACTCCCTGGACGGCGGCCGCTACGCGGTCAAGTCGTCGCAGGGCCTGTGGTTCAACCGGATCCCGCTCGCCGCGTGATGGGGGTTCCGTGAAGTGCGTGGTCGCCGGGGAGCCCGAGCTGCACCAGTGGTGTCCGGTGTGCCGGTTGCCGTCGCGGGTGCGGGTGACCCTGCATATCGGGGACCGCCAGGCACCCGTCGCCGGAGTCCTGGAGATCTGCCCCGGCTGCGGCACCGGCCACGACAGGCCCTCCGTCACCATGACACGACCCGAACGGGAGCCGCGGCCCTGGCGTCCGCTGGTCCGGCTGGTCTGGGGCGTGCACCGATGGATCTGCGGCCGGCGCGGAGTGCGGCCGCTCGACTGCGCGCACGGGGACTGCCGCTGGCCCGGACGGTACCGGCACGAGTACGAGATCGCGGGCGAAGACGGCACCTGGCGCTACCTGTTCTGCACCGACCGGCACCGGCGCGCCTGGGCCGCCGAGCACCGCATCCGGCTGACCTGAGCGTCACCACAAGCTGATCGGGGGTGGTGGCGTGGCCGTCGACGACCGCATGCGCATGCTCATGCCGACGACGTCGCGCCCCTGGCCGCCGCCGGAGATGAACCCGATCACGTACCAGTGGCGGATCTGGGACGCCTGGTGGTCCGGTGACCCGGACAAGCTGATGTGGACGTACTACAACCTGGGCGCCAACAGCCCCGTCGGCCGGAGCTACTTCAGCACGACGGGCGAGGCCGGGTTGCCCATCCCGAAGCCGGGCCAATTCCGTGGCGGGCTCCTCGGGAGCGTGTCGTACACGTTCTGGGGTGCGCCGGTTCCGCCCGGCGAAAAGCGCTCGAAGCTGCACGTTCCGATCGCCGGCGACATTGCCTCGACCAGCGCTGACCTGCTGTTCTCGAAGGCACCGGTCGTCACCGCGTCCACGCCTGGGAATCAGGCCGCGCTGGATGACCTGATGGGCGATGGCACGCACGCCAAGCTCCTGGAGGCGGCGGAGACCTGCTCGGCGCTCGGTGGGGTATTCCTGCGGGTGGTGTGGGACACCGAGGTGTCCGACGAGCCGATGATCGACGTCGTCCCGGCGGACGCGGCCGTGCCGCTGTTCAGTCACGGCAAGCTCCTCGGGGTGACATTCTGGCGGATCCTCTCGGACGACGGTGCCGAGGTGGTGCGCCACCTGGAGACCCATGCGCCGGGCCAGAACGCGATCTTCCACTCGGTGTATGTGGGCGACCAGACCGACCTCGGCCGGATCTATCCGCTGACCGATTTCCCGGAGACCGCGAGCTTCGCCCAGTACCTGTCCGAGGGCAATGCGATCAGGTTCCCGGACATGCCCGACGACGCCAGCACGGTCGTCTACATCCCGAACATGCTCCCCAATAAGATCTGGCGGGACCTGGGGCCGCAGGTGGCGCCACTCGGTCGCTCGGACTTCTCCGGCGTCGAGTCCCTGATGGACGCATTGGATGAGGCATACAGCTCCTGGCAGCGGGACCTGCGCCTGGCCAAGGCCCGGCTGATCGTGCCGCAGCAGTACCTCGACAACCTGGGCAGGGGTAAAGGCGCGGTCTTTGACCCGGACCGGCAGGTGTACTCGCCGGTGTCGATGATGACCAGCGGCGGCGGCACGAGCGACATCCTCGCGAACCAGTTCCAGATCCGGGTGCAGGAGCATCAGCAGACCTGCACTGACTACATGAACCGCATCGTTCAGGGCGCCGGCTACAGCGGCCAGACGTTCGGTGAGTACGACGGCCAGGGCTCGGCGATGACCGCGACTGAGATCCGGGCGCGTGAGCGGAAGACCCTGATCACCGCGAGCAAGAAGCGCCTGTACTGGCGGCCGGGTGTGCGGGATCTGCTGTACGGGTGGCTTGCCGTGAAGCAGCAGATCTTCAACGACCGGACGGTGACCCCGGAGCGCCCCGAGATCGAGTTCCCGGAGACGGTGGTTCCGGACATCCTGGAGCTGGCCCAGTCCGCCGCGGCACTCTCGCAGGCCGACGCCGTGTCCAAGGAGACGCTGGTGCGCATGGTGCACCCGGACTGGTCTGACGAGCAGGTCCGCGACGAAGTCCAGATGATCTACGCCGAGACCGGTCTCGACATTGCCGGCCGTGCCCGCATCACCATCGCTCCGCCGCTGAACTCGGACACGACCATCGCCGAGGAAGTGCAGCAGCTCGCCGACGCCTCCCAGACGCCGGCCATCGCAGAGCGCCCGGAGACGGGCGACCCGGAGGACTGACATGGCAGGCAAGAAGGAAACGATCAAGGCGACCGGCAAGAAGCCGATCACCTTCCAGCGCGGCGGACTGCACGAGTCCCTCGGTGTGGCCGCCGACAAGCCCATTCCGCCGAAGAAGATGGCCGCCGCCGCGCGCGGCGAGTACGGGTCGAAGGCCGAGAAGCAGGCCAACTTCGCCAAGAACGTGCTGGCGACCGGCCGCAAGACCGCAGCGAAGGGCCGCTCCAGCGGCAAGACCACCCCGAAGGGAAAGTGACGATCATGGCGATCGGCGACAGCGGCAAGGCAGTCAAGAACACCATCCCCGGCCAGGGCCCCAAGGAGGCGGCGGACCGGGTCGGGCGTCACGTTCGCGGCTCCGGTGCGATGCCGGGAACCGGCTCGACCGCGGGCGAGACCCCCCAGGCCAACAAGCGGGCCACCCCTGGCGACGCCGACAACGACGGCATGTGATGAACGGCCCGGACCAGGCACTGCCGAATCCGCCCGGCAAGCAGGTTCAGTCGAGCGCCCCCGACTCCGGGCTACGGGACCTGTCCGGCGACCTCCAGCGCCACCGCGAGCAGAACGACGCGATCGTCACCTGTCCGCCGGGCGGCTATCCGGAGACGGTCGGCTCGAACCCGAATCCGCCTGCCGACCGGCAGGTGTCTGACGAGGAGTACACCGGCGTGTCGGTGGCCGCTCCGGGACCGTACTCGCAGGCCACGAAGTGGGTCGGCGGGGGCGCCAACTACTGACGGGAGGTCAGTGATGGCAGGCAAGCGGAACAGCAGCCGGGTGACACGCGCCGGGGAGGCAGCCCCGGAAGGCATCGACCCTGGGCTGAAGCCGGGCCGGGCGCAGGTTGCGGCGCAGACCAAGGCCAAGCCGGGCCAGCAGGCCGAGGGCGTGTCCAAGCCGGGTCCTGCTGCTGCGTCTGCTGGGCGCGGGACGGAGTCGATGGTGCGGCCGCGTCCGGGGCGTGGGGTGCAGGACAAGTCGAGCGCCGCCACTGGGTCGTCCATCTTCGACCGGGCCGATGCGGGCAACCGCAAGCTCGGCAAGAGGAATCGCACCTGATGGCCGCGATCGACACCGCCGCGAAGGTCCGCTCGGCAGCCCTGTCCGCTGCCGAGCGGCAGTGCTTCGGTGAGGACTTCGGCATCGACGCCAGCGCTTCGCTCGGCCAGGGCCCGGGTGGCGTGATGGTCGTCTACACGCTGATCGTCACGATGCGGTCCCCGCTCCTCGGGCAGGGGCCACTGGTCAATATCACGCAGATCCCGTCCCCGGACCCGTCCGCAGAGCAGGTCGAGCAGGCGGTCACCAAGGCCATGGCGGGGCTGCGGGAGCTGTCCACGAAGATCCTCAACGACCGCGTCAACGCGCCGTCGCTAGAGGGGACTTTCCGCCCATGAAGTACGCCAGCGGCGGCCACATCCCTGGGCCGTCATCGACAAGTGACAGCATCCCGGCATTCATCTCACCGGGCGGAGAAATCATCGACCTGGATCAAGCTCTGGCCCTGGGGCTGACCGGCAGCGCTGTCCGTAGGCTTCTCGGCGGTGGGGTGGACGATGACGACACCGCTGCCGAGCACCCCGGGTGACCGCCGTGAAGACCACGCCCAGCACGTAGGCGACACGGTCGCCGCGATCTACGAGCAGGTCGAACTGCTGCTTGTCGCCACGATCACAGCGCTCGCCCGCAAGACCGCGACGGGCACCATGACCCTGTTCACCGCCCGTCGCCAGCTCGCCCGCGCCACCACCGCTGTCCTCAACGCCACCGCGCCCCGCGTCCGGGCCGCGATCACCACCGGCATGACGGACGCCCGAACCATCGCGGGCGCCCAGGTCGACATCCGAACCGCGCTCCAACTCCCGACGGCCGATACCACTGTGCTTGCTCAAGCGCTCGACACTGCGGGCGACAACGCCGCCGCCTCGGCACAGGAGGCCCTGACTGAAGCGGCGCGGGCAGCGCAAGCCGTCCAGACGGCGGTCGCCTCCATGCGCGGGGGCCTGCCTGGCAGTTCCCTGTCGCTGTCGCGAATCCAGGCAGCGCAGAAGGCACTCGACACCCTTGGCCAGCAGGGCATCACCGGCTACACCGACCGTGCCGGGCGCCGCTGGAACCTCACCTCCTACGTCGAGATGGCCACCCGCACGACCGTCTCGCAGGCATGGGACGACATGCAGGCTACGGCGATGATCCGCTCCGGCCTGGACCTGGCCCGCGTCTACACGCACAGTCTTGAAGGCTCATGTCCGCACTGCCTGCCGTGGCTCGGCCGCGTCCTGTCGCTCACCGGCGCCACTGCCGACCATCCGACGCTGGCCGAGGCCAAGGCTGCCGGGTTCCGGCACCCGAACTGCCGCTGCTCGTGGGCCGCAGTTGATGTCGGTGTCGCGGCCGAGGTCGCCAATCCCGTTGCGCTGGACCAGGCTGCGGCGGTGTATAGGGCCAGCCAGCGCCAGCGTGCTCTGGAGCGCCGAGTCCGTGCTGCCGGTCGCCGGGCGCATGCCGCGATCACACCGCAGGCGCGCGCCAAGGCACGCCGAGACCTCGCCGCAGCCCGAGCCGCCTCCGAGACGCACCGGCGGCACGAGGGCCTGCGCATGACCAAAGCCACTGTTGCTCGCCGAGAGCACCCCTTCGGCGCGCACTGACCTCGACTCCCCGTCCCTCATTGGCGGGTTTCACCACGCCCGGCCAGGTGCCAGGCTCCAGCTGACGCCCCAGGAGGGCCACGCATGTCCGAATCCACCCCCGAGGCGCCCGCCCCGGTCACACCCCCCGCACCCGTCCCGGCACCGCCCGCGACGCCGCCGTCAACGCCCGAGCCCGCTGCTGCGTCGACACCCACACCCGCTGTGAGTGTCGACGAGCTGCCCGCCTGGGCGCAGAAGAACCTCGCCGAGCTGCGCTCCGAGGCCGCCGCGAACCGCGTCAAGGCCAAGGAGACCGCCGAAGCGCTGGACAAGTTCAAGGCGGAGCAGGCACAGCAGCAGGCCCAGCAGCGTGAGGCGTTCGCGAAGGCATTGGGCCTGGCGCCCGACGAGCCGCCGACCGCCGAGCAGCTCGCTGAGCAGCTGGCCGCCGAGAAGGCCGCACGCGATTCCGATCGCCAGCGGGCTCGGCAGGCCGCCGTTGAACTGGCCGTCTTCCGCGCTGCGGCAGCGGAACAGGTCGACGGCAACGCGCTGCTCGACTCCCGCGCCGTTGCTGCCGAACTCGCGGAACTCGACCCGACCGCTGGGGACTTCCAGCAGCGGGTCGCCGAGACCGTTGCCAAGGCCGCCGCCGACCCGCGGTACAAGCCGGCTGCGGCATCCGAGCCCGCGCCGACGTCGGCGCCTGAGCCGCCCGCCATTCCCAGGTCGGGCGGGGAGTTCTCCGGCGCGAACAACGGGCCCCGTCAGTGGACGGAGGCGGACGTCCAGCACGCGACGCCCGACGAACTCCAGAAGGCCATCAACCAGGGCCTGCTGGAAGACATGGGCTTCGGCCCCAAGCGGCGTTCACGCCGCGGCTAGCACCACGCCGCTCGCGCCTGGAGCGCGGGCGGCACGTACCACGGCATGCACCCCCGGGCGGGGTGGCCGGACACCACCAGCCACTCAACCCACCTACTTAATGGGGTGAAACATGTCTGTACTGGCATTCAAGCCGGAAATTTGGTCGAAGGTCATCCTCGCGGCCCTCCAGAAAAACCTCGTGTTCGGCGGCGCGGGCATCGTCAACAACGACTACGAGGGCGAGATCAGCGGCCCCGGCAACGTCGTGCACATCACGCAGTTCGGCGACCCGGTGATCACCAGCTACACGCCGAACAGCACCCTGACCTACCAGACCCTGAACGACGCCGGCCTCGACCTCAACATCGACCAGGCCTACAGCTTCAGCTTCTCCGTGGACGACGTCGACCGGCGCCAGGCCGCCGGGGACATGCAGTCCTACCTGGAAGAGCGCGCGAGCTACAAGCTGGCGGACACCGCAGACCAGTACATCGCCGGCCTGTACACCGGCGTCTCCGCCCAGAACACCGTCGGCTCGTCCGGATCGCCGGTCACACCCGCGCTGTACGCCTCCAGCACCCCGGCGGACTTCTACCAGAAGGTGTTGCTGCCGCTGAAGGTGCAGCTCACCGAAGCGAACATCCCGATGCAGGGCCGGTACGTGGTCGTGCCGCCGTGGGCCGAGGGCCTGCTGGAGCAGACCCAGGCTTTCATCGCGATCACCGACATGACCGGCCAGCCCTCCGAGGTGTTCCAGACCGGCATGATCGGCCGCGCGGCCGGCTTCGACATCTACGTGTCGAACAACGCGATCAACTACTCGGGCAGCGACTGGATCGTCCAGGCCGGGCACCCGATGGCGATCACCTACGCGGAGCAGATCGTCCAGACCGAGGCCCTGCGCCTCCAGTCGACCTTCGCCGACGGCGTCCGTGGCCTGCACGTCTTCGGCGCGAAGCTCGTGCGCCCGGACGCCATCGCCGTCGCCTACGTCCAGCGCCCGACCGGCATCTGACCCGAGAGGAGATCCGACCATGACCGCACGTACCCAGCTCACCCCGGTCCAGCTCGTCCGGGACAGCATCAGCGTCACCGAGGCGGCCGCGACCAGCGCCGCCGCGACCATGTACATCCAGGGCGTCAACGCGGCCTCCCCGGGGTCCACGATCGACCTGCGGAAGCTGCTGCTGCGCTTCATCATCGGCTCGACGGCGACCGTCGTCACGATCCGGGCGAACGGCAACGGCGTCAACGTCTCCGGGAGCGCGCAGACCAGCCCGTACCCGTCGAACGCCGTGTTCACGCAGGGCTCTGTCGGGGACCTGGTGTCGGCGTCGACCACCTCGGCAACGCTGGACGTGGGCCCCCTCACGTCGGACCGGTTCATCCAGACCGACTCCAGCGGCAACACCTACCTGTTCATCGACTTCTCGCAGATCACCAGCGTCACAGTGCTGGCCTACGAGCTGCCGTTCAACCTGGTCTGACCCATGGCCGACACCATGTGGATCCGGGGCGAGAACGGCGCCGTCCACCTCTTCGACCTGCCGCTGCCCCTCGGCATCGCCAAGCGCCTCGAACGGGGCGACCTGGCGCGTGTCGAGGCGGACGGCAGTCCGTGGGTGGAACGCGACGAGCCCGAGCCAGCCGAAGTGGTGCAGGTGCCGGACGCGCCGCCGCTGCCCAAGCGGGCCGAGTCCCGCGCGGTGTGGGCGCAGTTCGCGGTCTCGCAGGGCATGGACCGCGCCGAGGCGGCGACGGCGACGAAGGCCGAGCTGATCGCGCTGCTCACGGGTGGCACCACCGAGTAGGAGGTGGCGGCTGTGTCGTTCACGATCCTCGGCAATCAGCAGTCCGATGTGCTCCAAGGCGCGCAGATCACCCTGACGCAGCTGTTCGAGACCTACCCGGGTTCCGGGCAGGGCGCGTCGGCGTCGGATGTGACCATCGGCATCGCCGCGGCGCCGACACCAGGCGCGGGCACCGGCACCCCGGTCCCCACCACCTCGACCGGGGTGGTGGGGCTGAGCACGAGTCTGTACCAGTACGTGTGGACGTGCCCGGCCGCCCAGGCGGTCGGGGACTACCTGGTGACGTGGTCGGGCATCGTGAACGGCCAGCCCGAGGCGTACGTCCTCGCGGTGACGGTCGCCGCGGTGCCGACGGGCACACCCGCGCCGGGCGTGTACGCGTCTGTGTCGCAGTACCGGGCCTGGTCGGGTGACCAGTTCACTCCTGACGACCTGGTGTCGGTCATGTTGCAGCGCGCGAGCGAGGCGATGGACCACTACCTGATCGGGGCGGTGTATGCGACCAACGCCGTCGGCATGCCGACTGATCCGATGCTGCTTGACGTGCTGGTCCGGGCGACCAGTGCACAGTGCCAGTTCATGCTGGCCGACAACGATCCGACCGGCGTGAAACGCCAGTACTCGATGACGAGCATGGGTGGCGTGGCGACGACCCGGGTCGGTGCGATGACGGCGATGCCATTCCCGCCACTGGCTCCCCAGGCCGCAGCGATCCTGCACACGGCCGGCGTCCTCGGCTCCGCTGCTCTGATCAACTGGTAGGCGCTGATGATGGAGCTGGCGAACACCCGGATCACGATCATGCGCGGGACCGAGGCCAATGCCTACGGGGACGTGTCCGACGTCGGCAGCCCGATCTCCTCGGGGATCCCCGCGTTCGTCACCGAGTCCAGCAAGCAGGTCTGGGACCCGGCCACCCAGCAGCCGAGGACGGTACGCACCTCCAAGTGCGTGGTGGCCTCGTGGGTGGACATCCTGTCGAGCGACACGCTCCTTGATGAGGGATCAGGGAACTACTACATGATCCAGGACATCCAGTTGCAGCCCACCGGCCCGACCGGCATCACCCCCGAGAAGATCTTGACGTTGCGGTGGCGGTCCGGCGTCGGCGTCACCTCCGACTGAGGAGGAAGCCGTGGCCAGGGTGCAGATGGACGACGGCTGGCAGGCCGAAGTCGACAGCGCGGTCGAGGCGTTCTTCGAGGATCGCCTCGGCCCCGACATTGCGGGCGATGCCCGGCGCTACTGCCCGGAGCGCACCGGGGCGCTCCAGGACAGCATCGAGCACCACCTCGAAGGACCCGACTTGATCGTGTCCGCGACCGGCGGCGCCCAGGGCCGCACCTACGCCGCGTACGTCGAGCTCGGGCACCGCGTCTACCACCCCTCGACGGGCATCACTGGTCCCGAGGTCGTACCGCCGCAACCGTTCCTGCGCCCGGCGCTCTATCAGGAGCGCAGCGAGTAGAGGAGGCGCCGTGTCGGCTCCCCTGCCACTGAACGCCACCGACGAGCTCGTCGCGATCGCATGGCTTGGCGGCATCCCGGGCTTTGCGCCCGCAATGGTGGGCACGCAGCTGCCGCCCGACGTTGACGCGACCGGCATCACCGCCGCATGGGTCGCGACCGGATTCGTGACCGTCAGCGTCGCCGGCGGCACACCGGATGACCTGCTGCCGGTGAACCGGCCGGTGGTCCAGGTCGACTGCTGGGCCACCAACCCCGGCTCGAACAAACCCCCGTGGATGATGGCGAACGCCCTCGCGACGGCCGTCCTGCGCGCGACCTGGGACCGACTGCACATCTCCCGGCTCCTGACACTCGGCGCAACCAGCGTCGCCTACCCGTCCGCCATGGTCCTGTCGGCGTACATGGCGACCGGGTTCCGCCGCATCTACGACGACCAGAGCGACTACGCCCGCTACCAGGGCGACTTGGCGCTGACGTGGGTCACCGCCAACGACCGCCTCACGTGAGAGGACACCTCATGCCTGACCTGCGCACTGTGCGCGTGACGATGCTCCGCGACCCGATCCAGGTCCCGGAGGACGAGATCCCGGTGCTGCGTGCGCAGGGGCTTCTCGTGGAGACCGACGACGCCCAGCCCGCGGGGGCTGCGGCGACCACCAAGGCCGCGAAGAAGGAGGGCTCGGCATGAGCCTGCTGACTCTGACCCCGACGCAGATGCCGAAGACCGGGTCGGCCGCGCCGCTGAACCTCACGACCCTGATCGCGGCCGGGACGCTCGGCAGCAACAGCGGTGTGACGTGGCAGAACACGGGCCGTGAGGTGCTGCTCGTGACGGTCGCGTCGGGCGGTTCGACGTGCACGATCCCGATCGGGACCACCGTGGAGGGCCAGGCGGTGAATTCGCTGACGCCGACACTGACCGCGTCCGCGACGCAGATGCTCGGGCCGTTCGCCAGCGACATCGCCGCCAGCGGCATGGTCACCGTGAACTTCGGGACGGCCGCAAACGTCACGGTCGCACTCGTGCAGTACGTCGGCGTTCTCTGACGCTCCACAGATCCAGCTTCCCAGGCCCGCCTTGTGCGGGCCTTTTGCATGCCCGCGCCCGGCCGTGGCGCCGAACCCTAAGGGGATGATCTTGTGGCTGTGAATGCCGCAAACCTGGTGCTCGGACCGGCGCGGCTGTACGTCGCGCCCTTCGGCAGCACTGAGCCGACCGACGCCAGCGTCACACCGAACGGACCCTCCAGTCCGCCGTCTTCGCCGTGGACCGACGTCGGCGGCACCGACGGCGGGGTGAACCTGGAGGTCGACAACACCTACACCGACCTCGCGGTCGACCAGCTCACGATGAACGTGGGCGCCCGGCTGACCGAGATGAAGATGACGGTCACCGCCAAGCTGTCCGAGATGACGCTGAACAACCTCCAGACCGCACTGAACAACATCGGCATCACCTCGTCCGGCTCCGGCTACGAGACGCTGGAGATCCCCGTCACCTCCAGCGCGACCCAGCCCACCTACGCCGGGCTGATCATCGACGGGTGGGCGCCGACCCTGAGCACGGGTGCCGCTGCTCTGCGGCGCGTCATCGTCCGCAAGGTCCTGTCGCAGGTCAAGGCGACCTTGTCGTACGACAAGAAGACGCAGCAGGCGTTGGATGTCACGTTCACCGCGTACTACGTCAGCTCGGGCATCAATCCAATTCACATCGTGGACCAGCAGGCGTGACCTGCGGTCCTGTCGCTTGACGCGTATAGCCAACCCTCACCCTAGGAAGATCCATGGCAGCAACCGTGCAGGGCAAGAAGGCGGCTCCGGTGAAGGCGGTGGCGAAGCGGGCTCCCGTCCGGCGCCCGAAGCCGGAGCCGGCCGCCGAGTCACCGGGTGGTCTCCAGGTTCTGCGGCTGAAGACCAGTGGCAGCAAGGGCGCTATGGTGCCGCTGTTCTACATCGACGACCGCGAGTACTGCATCCCGGCGAAGCCCGGTCTGAACATTGCGCTCCAGGCCCTCCATGTGCGGCGCACCCAGGGCGAGGACGCTGCGGTGGACTACATGCTGGAGAAGGTCCTGGGTGCGGAGGGCTACCGGGCGCTGCGGGAGTACGACGAGCTGGAGCCCGGGGACCTCATGCAGATTCTCCAGGTCGTGAATGAGCTGGTGATGGGGGCCATGGAGTTCCCAAAAGCGTAGTAGAAGAGCGTTTTCTCCAGCTTGCTTGGATGCTGGACTACCTCGACGACATCGCGTCGGACATGTCGGCGTTCCACCGCGTCGACGACGTCATGGAACTCTCGGGTCCCGTGTTCTTCAAGCTGGCGTGGCGGCTCCCGGCGTATGCCGGGGTGATGCAGTCGCGTGCGATCGCTGCTTCACACGAGGAGTCGGCGGCGCCGGCCAGCGCCCAGAGTCCTGCCTACTCGCCGGGGCGTCAGCAGATCAACCCCGGCACGCAGACCACGCTTCGGGCGGACCCGGCTTTCCAGGGGATCTTCAGCTTCGGATGACGGCAGGGGGGTGACCTGCCATGGCTGAGGGTTTCCGGATCGCCACAGCGTTTGTGCAGGTCAGCGCCGATTCTGAGGGTCTCAAGGAAGAGGTTGAGGCTGCCGTTGAGGAGGCGACCGCAGGCGTCAGCGCCTCGGTGCGGGTCACCCTGGACACCTCCGAGCTCGACGCGAAGGCGGACGAGGCGCGGGCGACCGTCGAGGAGCTCGACGGGGCGGTCGCGCAGCCGCAGGTAACGCTGGACGACACCGAACTGGACACGAAGGCCGACGACGCAAAGGCGAAGCTTGACGAGCTCGACGTCAAGGAGGCCCGGCCGCAGGTTGGCCTGGAGTCTGCCGACCTGGATGCGAAGGTCGACGACGCCCGCGCAAAGCTGGACGATCTCGACACCAAGCATGCCGACCCGACTCTGGGCCTGGACACTAGCGACTTCGACGCGAAGCTGGCTGAGGCACAGGCCCAGCTCGACGCCTTCAAGGACCAGGCCGGCGGCCCGAGCCTCGGGGGCTCCTCCGGGGGTGGCGGTGGTGGCGGGGGTGGGGGTGGTGGTGAGAGCGGAGGCTTCTTTCAGAACCTGTTGCTCGGCGGCAGTCTGCTGGCGCCGGGGATCGGCGGTGCCGCGACCGGCATGGGGCTGCTGGGTCTGACCGGTGGTCTGGCTTTGGGGCCGGTGGCCTCGGCGTTGTCGGCGGCGCACCAGGCGTCGCTGAATGTTGGGCTGACGCCGGCACAGCTGGCCAGCACGAGTTTCTCGAATGCGGTTCAGCAGCAGCAGGCGCAGCAGTCGGTGACGCAGGCGCGGGAGCAGGCGGCGCAGGATGCGGTGACCAGCGCGCAGGCGATTGAGTCGGCTGAGATGAACCTGGCGTCGGTGCAGCGGAACGCCGCGGCCAGTCAGGTGCAGGCGATCCAGAGCGTGGAGCAGGCCCAGCAGGGTCTGGAGCAGGCGAACTACGGCCTCACTGAGGCGCAGTACAACCTGACGCAGGCGTGGGTGCAGGCGCGTGAGCAGATCACGCAGCTTGATGACCAGCTCGCCGACTCGAAGTTGAACGTCGCGGCGGCGAGCCTGGCGGTACAGCAGGCCGAGTACCAGCAGGTTCTCACCGACCAGAACGCCTACAGCACGGACCTCAACCGCGAGCAGGCGGCGCTGGCTGTTGCCCAGGCCAAGCAGCAGCTCAAGGACGCCACCGACCAGGAGACGGACGCGCAGACCGCCGCGAACCTGGCGAACAAGCAGGGCGTGTCAGGCAGCCAGCTGGTCATCCAGGCCAAGCAGGGCGTGACCGCCGCCCAGTACCAGCTGACCGATGCGCAGATGCAGGCTGCTGACGCTCAGCGGAACCTGACTGACACTGAGCTGAACAACGCGGCGCAGGTCAAGCAGGCGCAACTCCAGGTGTCGCAGGCGCAGGAGCAGGCGGCGTACCAGCAGCGGATGGACTCGCAGCAGGTCGCGGTCGCCGAGCGGAACCTCACGAACACGATCAAGGAGCAGCAGCTCCAGTGGGCTGCGACCGCGTCCACGGAGAACGAGGCGGCGAACCAGTTCCAGAAGGACATGTCGCGGCTGACTCCGGAGGGTCGCGCGTTCGTCGACCAGGTCCTCGGGATGAAGGGCGCTTTCAAGGGCCTTGAGGCGGCGGCGCAGGACTCGGTGCTGCCGGGCATGTCGATCTGGCTGACCGGGATCTCGAAGCTGATGCCGGATGTGACCAGCGGTGTCGGCCGCATGGGCTCGGCGATGGGCAACGCGTTCGGTCAGTTCGGCAAGCAGATGCAGACCCCGCAGTTCGTCCAGGTCCTCAACGGTCTGATCAGCAACGGGATCCGCTTCGCGGACATAGTGCTGCCCGCGTTCGCCCAGTTCATCCAGGAGCTGGCCCTGATCGGGTCGAAGAAGGGCGCGGTCGACGGGATCGCTGCTGTGCTCGCCGGGATCGCCCACGCGGCAACCGGGTTGGCGGCGGCGGTCGGCCAGAAGACGGGGCCGATCAACGCCTTCCTTGAGGCTGCGGGCAACATCATTGCCCACGTCGGTCCGCCGCTGGGTGCGATCGTCGGCCTGGTGGCCACGGCTCTCGGGCCGCTGACGCGGTATCTGAACGCGCACCCGAACGGCACCGTCGTCAAGGTCATCGCGGACATCGTCGCCGGGATGCTGGCGATGAAGCTCGCGAACAAGTACGTGTCGATGCCGTTCAAGGCGATCGCTGACGGCTACAAGCTGATCTCCGGGATCCCTGGGCGCATGTCCAAGATGGCGCAGACCATCGGCAAGGCGTGGAGCGGGGTGTCGGGCGCCGCAACCAAGGCTGCCCAGGGGGCTGGCAGGGCGTGGGTGAACGTCACTACGGCGGCGCAGGTCTGGGGTCAGAAGATCACCGAGGGCTTGGGGAAGGCCTGGGTCAACACGACCACCGCCGCCCAGGTTTGGGGCGGCAAGCTCGCGAGCGCCGTGCGCGGCTGGGGCAAGCAGCTCGGCAGTGCGGCGCAGGCGGCCGGCAAGGGCGTGTGGACGAAGCTGTTCGGCTCGGAGGAGATCACCGGCGCCGAGGGCGACGTCATTCCCGCCGTCGAGGGGCTCCTCCCGAAGCTCGCCAAGACCGTCGGCGGCTGGGGATCCTCGCTCGCCGATGCGGTGAAGGGCGCGATGCCGACGAGCCTGGACGGGCAGCTTCTGTGGCAGTCCGCGAAGGATAACGGCGCGAAAGTCGTCGGATTCTTGACGTCTCCTTTCGAGGGGATCGGCAGCAAGATCTCCGGGATGATGAGCAGCGCGAAGAATTCCATCGTGCAGTTCGTTTCCGGCTTCGGCACGAATATGCAGGAAGCCGAGACCGCCTCGGATGAATGGGCTGCCGAGCACGGCGAGGCGACTGCCATGTTCGAGGCACAGAACGAAGCGGCGGAGATCTCCTCGGAAGAGGCCGCAGCCGTCGAGGACGCCTCCTCAGGCGGCATAATCGCCGGGATCGGCCTCCTGGTGCTTGCGATCACGTATTTGGCCACGCACTGGTCGCAGGTCTGGGGGGACATCAAGCACTGGGCCGAGGATGCCTGGAATTTTGTCTACAACGGATTCGGAAAATGGCTGCTCCCGCTCCTTGGTCCGGTCGGCCTCATCGCCCTCGGGGCGATCGAATTGGCCCGAAATTGGTCATCGATTTGGGGTGGCATTAAGTCCGTCGCCGAGGACGTTTGGTCCGGGATATCGACCGGGGCGCGTGACTTCGTCCATGATCTGAGTGCGACCTGGTCCGGCCTCGAAACAGCCTTCAAGATTCCCGTGAACTTCCTGATCACGGACGTGTACAAGGACGGCATTGAAAACCTGTGGAACAGCGTCGTCAAAGCCGTCGGCCTGGGAAGCCTCAAGCTGCCGGATATCCCCCAACTCGCGGCGGGCGGCGTACTGGCCGGCTACTCGCCGGGGCACGACACTATCCCGGCGATGCTCAGCCCGGGGGAAGGCGTGCTGGTGCCGGAGGCGGTCCGTGCGATCGGCCCGGGCACGGTGCACGCACTCAACGCGCAGTACGGGGGAGGCCGGGTCTCCGGTCCGACTCGATTCGCCGGTGGTGGTGTGGCTGGCGATGACGATGAGCACAAGAGTGAGCTCGGGAAGCTGCTGAAGAAGGAGGCGCGGAAGCGCACCGTCGACCGGCCCGTTGAGCATGGCGCCGAGCATGCGATGGGCTTCAGCGGTGGTGGGATCGCGGGTGTGGCGTCGGACATCTGGGGCGGCATCACCGGCGCTGTGGGGAAGGCCATGGACGTCGGCAAGATCGTGGCGGCGCTGGCGACGGGCAACGGGACAGCGCTGACCAATGCGCTGAACTCGTTCGTCGGCACCAAGGGCGCTACTGGGGATCTGGCACAGATGATGCTGGCTGTCCCCAAGACGCTAGTCGGGGATGCCGTCAATCAGGCGCTGTCGATGCTCGGCCTCGGCTCCGGGCAGTTGCCCGGTGGTAGCTCGGGTGCTGTGGGCTCGCTGCCTGCGAACTGGAAGGCCATCGCGTCCTTCCTGGCGGCGCACGGGTTCTCCCGGTTCGCTGCGGCGGGCGTCGCGGGCAACATCGACGCCGAATCGGGCGGTAACCCGGAGATTCTGGAGATCGGCGGCGGTGGGGGTGGTGGTCTGATCCAGTGGACTCCGTACCCGCCTGGCTACATCACCGGGAACGCCCAGGCGGACCTGATGACGCAGCTCAACGCGATCCTGTCGTGGGGTGGCGGTCCGGGGATGGTCAACCGTGCGACGAGCGCGTCGAACGCGGCCGAGATCTACCAGGACTACTACGAGCGGCCGGCGAGCCTGACGGCGTCGCTTCCGCAGCGCATGGCCTCGGCGAACGCCGTATACAAGGCCATGGGTTGGGGCTACGACTCCGGTGGCTGGCTGATGCCCGGGAACATGCCAGTCAATGGTCTCGGGAAGCCGGAGGCCGTACTTACCCCCGAGGAGTCGGCGGCCTTCGTCGCGCTGGCCAAGCAGATCACCGCCCAGGGCGGCACGGGCCCGGCCGGTCTGGGCGCCAAGCAGGCAGTGATCAACTTCTATGGCACGCAGTATCCGAACACCGAGCAGATGGCTGCGATCCAGCGGGAGATGGGGCTCGCCCTCAGTGGGGTATAGCTGCCCGCACACCCCCAGTGCGGGCAGCGCAGCCTCAGCTTGTCGGCGGGACGGCGATGGTGAACAGGCTGGCGCCGCTCCGATCTTGGAAGAGGAGACGCCCAGCACCAGCTGGGAACTCCAGGGCATCATCGCCGGTGACATACTGGCCGATCGCCGGATTCGGGTCGCCGCTGAGCTCGTCCGTCTGACCGTCGAGCGGTGCGCAGTCTGCGCCTGTGGCCAGTTCGGAGTCGCTGACCTGGCCGCTAGCCCCGCTCCATTCGGGGTTCATGAAGGGATACAGGTCCGACTGGGATGCGCCCTCGTTCTTTACCTTGAAGGCGATGCAGCCGATGACGTCTCCGGCCTGGGCCGTGGCCGTGTAGTCCGAGCCGGGATCCGTCGTGTGGGTCGCCGTCTTGAAGGCGAGCAGGGTCACCTCGTAGACCCCGGGCGTCTTGATGACCACGCCGTCGCCACTGGTGTGGACGGTGACGGTCTGCCCGACGGCCAGCGCTGGGAGGGCCGTGGCGGTCGGTGTGGGGCTCGGTTTCGGGGCGCCACTGGATGCGGGCGCGGCGCTGCTTGATGTTGTGCTCGGCTGCTCCGGCGCGGTGCTGCCGTGGCTGCCGCTTGCGCAGCCGGCCGCTAGCAGAACGGCGGCGATGGCTGGGATGGCGCGACGCATGTTCCCCCCTGATGTCCTGTTTTGGGTGCGGTCAGTGTGCCAGGGGGCACACTGCTGACTGCCCTCTGTTGCAGGACCGTGACGCAGCAGTGAGGGGGCTGAATGACTGGCGCGATGGCCGGCCAGCCGTGGGTGCTGGACCTGAACTTCTACGACGAGGTCAGCGGTGTCCTGACGGATCCGTCCGCTGTGCAGTTGGACATCACGTACGGGGGGCCCGTTGGCTCGGTCTCGGACGTCGCGGGCCCGTTCACCTACCAGGGCGCGAGCTCGTCTGTTCCGGGGCAGGTATGGCGCATCGCTGCTGGCCAGTACGCCTTCACCTGGAACATCCCACCGATGACCAAGTCCGGTGTGTACACCGCGAACTGGACCTGCACCTACGGCTCGGATGAGTTCCTCGGCGTCGAGAACTTCAACGTCAGTGGCATCCCGGGTGGCTACACGCCGCCGGTCCCGGCCGGCGACACCGGGTTCTGGACCGGCGGCCTGATCTACAGCGCGGCTGACCTGGACATCGAGTTCGGCGCCGTGGACGGCAACGGCATCTGCTGGCTGTGGCAGAAGCTGGAGGGCTGGGATGGCCCGGACGTGCAGGGCGCCGGGGTCATCGCCCGATCCGGTGACCACGGCGCATGGGCGTCGCCGCAGTACTTCGCGGCCCGGACGATGACGCTGACCGTCACGGCCTCCGCCCCGACCCAGGCCCTGCGGGACACCGCCCGGGCACTCCTACAGCAGGCCGTGCCGATCAGCGACTTGGCGCAGCTGCGCTACGACGAGCCGGTGTCGAAGTACGCCTGGGTGCGCCGCTCCGGGAAGATCACCGAGTCGTATCCGACCTTGAGTGATGTCACTTTCGCGATCGGCCTCGTCGCACCCGACCCCCGCAAGTACGCCAACGTGCAGCGCTCGATCCAGATCGGGCTGCTCTCCGCGGGCGTCGGCGGCGACATGGTCGTCCCGTTCACCGTGCCCTTCAGTCTCGCCGCAGCGCCGCCGCCAGGATCGAGCGTGGCGATCAATGGCGGCAGCTTTGAGACCCCATCAGTCGTGGTCGTCACTGGCCCAGTCAGCGGCGTAACCCTGTCCAACTTGACCAGCGGCAGCACCGTCTCGTGGAGCACGGTGAGCCTGGGGACTGGCGACACCATGGTCGTGGACTTCCTCAACCGGCAGGCCTTCATCAACCCCACGACGCTGTCGATGTACCCGGGGATCCCGAGCACGGGCGGCACGTACTGGCCGGCGGATGTCTCATCGGCCTGGTGGGAAATCGCCCCGGGCGACAACCAGCTCCAGTTCGGCGGCACGGCCGGCTCGGGCGCGACAGCGACTTTCTACTGGTCGGACACCTACATCTAGGAGGCAGGCATGGCGACCCAGGTGACCACCTCCCTGCCTATGTGGTTGAGCGGGTGCACGTACGACGCCGACAGCGGCAATGACCTGCGGAACTCGTTTGTGACGGCGACGTTCTACGACGAGGGCATCGTCAGCGGTGGAGGCACGATCGGCGTTCTGGGCGGCGTCGTCGGCGGTTCGGGCCTGGTTGTGTCCGCTGGTACCGGCATGGCGGTGACTGTGCAACCGGGAAGCTACGTGGTCCCCGCGACGGCGACTCCGACGGCGGGCGGCTACGTGTCGACGCTGGCGTCGCAGGCGACGCTGACCGTCCAGACGGCGGACCCGACCAATCCGCGGATTGACCTGGTTGTGGCCTATGTCGATGATGCCGGGTCGTCGAGCTCGTACGGCGCGATAGAGATCATCACGGGCACCGCGGCGCCATCCCCATCGGCCCCGTCCACGCCTGCGAACAGCACCACCCTGGGGCAGTTGACGATCCCGGCGACCACGACGTCGATCACCAGCGGCATGATCACTGATCAGCGGACCTTCACCACCACGACTGGCGGGATCCTGGTGGCGCCCGTCGGCAGCGTGACCGGTTACACCGGCCAGCTCGCTTTTGACAAGCCATCGGGTCGCTTTTACCACAACAACAACACGAGCAACGCGACGCAGATCCACGTGCTCCCCTGGGAGCCGGTGATCGTCACCACGTCCAGCGGGCCGTCCTGGGGTGGCACGGAGCAGACGGTCCTGACCACCACGATCACGACTGACGGCTACACCGACGTGGAGATCTTCTTCAAGTGGGCGGGCACCAGCTCCACTCGGGGCAGTAGCTACGGCTTCAACGTTCTGCTCCAGATGTACATCGACTCGACTGTGGTGGACACGCTCCTGACCGGCTACAACATCGCCGACACGACGACACGCAGTGGTGGGTCGTGGAGCTACTACACGTCGAGTGCGACGGGTGACACGCCGTCGGCGGGCACGCACACGGTCAAGGTGACGGCGACCAACCACTCGGGCGCGTACCAGACGGGTATGTACGCGGCCGCCAACACGAAGATCATCCTGCGGATCGAGCCGGTCGCGAAGTGAGCACCTATGTCTATGCCGCCACTGACTTGATCAGCGGAAAGCTGCTTGCGGACAACCTGCCGCTCAACGTCCAGTCCTTCTCGCAGCAGCTGAACGGCGGCGGTTCCCTGACGGGGACGCTCAACCTCAACGAGCTGTACTCCGTCAACGCGCCCGCGGTCACGGCCCTGGCCTGCCGCCGCGCCCTCCTCTGGGTGATCATGGACGGGTATCCGGTGTGGTCCGGCGTCGTCTGGGACTGGCCGGACATGTCCCGCCAGGCAGGAACCCTGCCGATCGCCGCCCAGACTCTCGACTCCGTCTGGTCACACCGGCTCGTCACCGACACGATCGAGTACGCCGCCGTCGACCTCTACGCGGCGTTCCTCGACCTGCTCAACTACGGCCTGTCCAAGCAGAGCTCGTACATCTCCAGCGTCTCCCCCGCAGCGACCCGGCCCGCTGGCTACCTGGAGCTGATGGCCAGCAACGGCCGCGTCGCCCGCCTCGTGGTACCGACCGGATCCTCGGCAATCTCCGGCGTCCCGTGGACCGCCAGCTACACCTATAGTGACCTCACGCAGATCAGCAGCGCTTGGTCCGACATGACCGCCTCGGGGAATTTGGAGTACGTCTTCTCGGCCGGGCTGGACTCCAGCGGCAACCTCGCCACGTTCGTGCAGCTGGCCTACGAGCAGCTCGGGCGCCCCCTCGGGAGCTGCGGGTACACCCTCACCTACCCCGGCAACGTGATCGACTACGGCTACCAGATCACCGGCTCACAGTCCTCCAACTACATCTGGGCGACCGCGCCACCGAACGGCAGCGAGCTCCAATGGCAGTCCCAGTACCCATACGGCGCTGACCTGGCCGACCTCGACGCCGGATACCCGGTGATGGAGTCGACCGTCAGCTGGCAGGGCTCCGTGGTCACCACGCAGGCCCAGGTGAACGCCTTCGCGACAGGCCAGGTGGCCCTCGTGACGCAGGGCATGACACTGCCCACCCTCACCGTCGGCGGGGGCGCATACCCGACGCTGCGGGACATCGTCCTGGGCGACACCACCACATTCGCCGCAACGTCACCGCTGCACCCGCCACAGGCAGGCGGAGCCCCCGGCTTGCAGCAGCAGCTAAGGATCACCGGCTGGACCCTCCAGCCACCCGGCCCGCAGCAGGACGAGACATTGCAGCTCCAGACCTCAGCGGTGATCGTCGGCGAGTAGGCGGGGGGTGGGCGCCGTGACGATGTACCCGAAGGCGCTGAACGACAGGTTCGCGGCGACGCTGAAGCAGCTCCTGGCCCGGGTCGCCAAGCTGGAGTCCCGAACCGCCGGAATCGACTCCGGATACCCGCTGGCCTGCCTGCCCGCCGTCATCTCCGGCAGCTACACCAGCGGCAACCCGCAGGTCTATATCAACGGCTCGCCCAACCTGACCGGCCCTTACGCCTACCTGTCCCCGTATACGCCCACCGCAGGCGCGGCGGTATACGTGCTTCCCGTGGGCGCCCAGCAGACCTACATCATCCTGGGGGCGACTGCATGACCGCGACTGTCTACGGCGCCGCCGACCGCCTTCCTCTCGCCGGCGGCACCCTGACCGGGCCGCTGGTCCTGACCGGCTCCCCGGCGATGCAGATCCCCTCTGGGGCCAGTCTCGGCGATGTCCTGACCTCGGACGGCTCCGGCAACGTCAGCTGGCAGCCCGGGGTGGACGCGTCTGCCCTGGGCTGGGTGAACGCCAACGCCCCGCTCTATGGCGCGAAGGGCGACGGCTCGACCGACAACACCGCAGCCCTGACAGCCGCTTTGGCCGCGGCTGCCCCTAGCAGCCCGCTCGCCCAGTCCACGACCGTGTACCTCGGCCCGGGCTTCTACGTCACGGGTCCGCTGGTGATCCCGCACGGCGTGACCTTGCGGGGGGCAGGCCCGCGGGCGACCACGCTGATCGCGAAGGCCGGCATGACCGCAGGCCCGCTGATCACCAATGCGACGCACGCGGAGATGGTGTGCGTCATGGACCTGCGATTGCAGGGCAATGCCGGCGCCCAGACCCATACGATCAACGGGCTGCTGTTCCAGGGGAACTGGACGTACTCCAGCGGCACCGACGAGTACAACGACATCCGCTGCCGGGCTATCAACCTGCACATCGAGTACTTCAACGGCGACGGCGTCCAGTCGACGTACAAGCACGACAGCATCTTCAACAACATCCAGGTCTGGAACTGCCAGGGCAACGGCTTCAATCTGACGAATGACGACTACGTGTCGAACTGCGACGCCGCGAACTGCGGCCTCGACGGGTTCCTGGTCGCCGGGAACTGCCTGGTCAGCAACTGCAAGGCCTGGTTCTCCGGCTGGAACGCCTCCACCTCGACGGTGACCTCGTCCGGCACGACCACCGGCAGCGGCTTCCATATCACCTCGACGTCCGGCGGCACCCTCACCGGCTGCTACGCGCAGGACAACGGGCGGAACGGCTTCTTCTTCGACGGCACCGCGAACGTTTCGGCGGTCGGCTGCATTGCCGACTCGAACAACAACAATTCCAGCTCACTGTCCTTCGCGGGCTTCGAGTTCGCGAACTACGCCGGGCCCGTCCTGGTCTCCGGTCACACCTGGGACCGCGGCGCGAACCCCCTGCACCAGGCTTCCGCTGTCCGGTTCAACCCGTCCGCCGCCCCGGGCGGGGTCGTGCTGGAGCTGACGTGGCTGTCGAACAGCTACATGTCGACGCTGTTCAGCAGTGACACGACCGCAGGAAATCTGGAGCTGAACTCCGTCACCGTCGCGAATGTCGGCGGCGTCGGCCAGACCACCTACGGCGCGCAGACGTTCTACGGCGGCGTCACCGTCGACACCCTCCAGGTCACCACCGGCGGCACCTCCGGCTACGTCCTCACGTCCGACGGCTCCGGCAACGGCACGTGGAAGAAGCCCGCGGGGCAGGTGTCCTCGTCCTCGCCACCGTCGGCCGCTCTCGCCGAGACGGTGCCGCGGATCCTGTGCACCAGCTCGACGATGACACTGACCTCGGGAACGCTGTACCTGGCCGAGGTATGGCTCCAGGCCGGCATCCCCGTCGGGCACTGGAACTGGGTGTGCGGCACGACCGGATCCACCACCGCGACGCACTGGTGGGGATGCGTCCTGGACTCCTCGCGGATCCTGCGGGCCGTCACAGCAGACCAGTTGACTGCGACGATCACCGCCTCGTCCCTGGCGACAGTCGCCCTCACCGCCACGTATACGCCGCCGACCAGCGGCGTCTACTACTGGGGCCTGATGGTGGCGGCTGGGACGCCGCCGACGAGCGCGGCATCGGCGACTGCCTTGGGAACGGCGATCCTGACGGCCCTTCCCCCGTCCGGCACCTCAACCACTGGCCTGACGACACCGGGGACGGTGGGCTCCACCACCTATGCGGCGATCTCCACCACGGGCGTGGCGGTGCCGTACGGCTACCTGTCGTAGCCGTCGCCCCTGGGGCGGCTGCTGCGGATTGACCATCATGAGAGGGACCGCCCGTGGAAGAACTCTGGGACCAGGCGGGCGTTCTCCAGCTCAGCGCCGCCACCATCCTGGCGATCGTCATCCTGCTCGTCCTCACTGGGCGTCTGGTGCCGCGTCGCCAGGTCGAGGATCTCCGTGAGGACCGTGACCGCAGAATCCGGGAGATCTCATCCGAGCGGGATACCTGGCGCCTCGTAGCCGAACGCGAGGCTGCCGCCCGTGCGCAGTTGCAGGAGTCGACGCTGGAGCTCCAGGAGCTGTCCCGCACGGCTGTCCATCTGCTCTCTGCGCTCCCTACGCCGCCCGGGCGGGAGGTGAAGGCCGGTGCCCCGCTGGGTCCACTACCTCCGCCACCCGCTCCGTAGACGATCCTGTGTGTCGCTGGAGCGCACCGTGACGCCGGGCCAGCGGGAAGCTGCCGCAGCAATGGCGCGGGCATCGTCGGCGACACCCGTGGCTGAGGGCCTCAAGGCCCAGGCCTCCACGACCGCCGAGCACCTGCGCCGGATTCGGCGCCGTAACCACTTCAGCGAGTCCATCGGCGAGCTCTTCGGGATGCCGCCGCATTGACCGCTCTTCACCATTTCGAGGGGGTATCCGTGAGCCCGGGAACCCTGGACGTCATCGTCCATGCGACGACCATCGAGGTCATCGTCACGTTCTGCGCCGCCATCGCATCCATCTTGATCTTCTGGGCGGTCGCCCCGTGGTGGCGCTCCGCGATCGGGCGCAATGTCCTGGCGATGGACAGCGCCCTGGCCCTGACCCTACTGCCCTCGGTCGTCCACCACGCCCTCGGCGTCAGCTCAGCGGACACGCCGCTGTTCGCGTGGTTCACCGTCCTGGCGTTCGCGCTCGTGCCGGTCGTCATCGTCTGGCGCGTCGTACTCATCCTCCGCGTCCAGCTCCAGCACGAGAACGATCCGCCAGATGCGGACGAGAGAGGGGGTACCAGTGGCCCTGGCTGATCTATCTGAGCTCGACCACCACAAGGCGGGAGGGTTCCTTCCTGGATACCCGAGCGACGCGCGACGATTCTTCGCACCCGTGGATGACGTGCACGGCGTGCTGGTCGACCTGATCGCCTCCGCCCGCCATTCGCTGGTGGTCGCGATGTACGGGTTCGACGACGACGAGGTCGCTGCGGCCCTCCACGGCAAGCTCGACAGCGGCTCCTGCTTCGTGCAGTTGACGCTCGACTCCAGCCAGGCGGGTGGCGTGCACGAGCGGGCGCTACTCGCGAAGGCGGACTTCCCCGCGAATTCCATCGTCGCTGGCCGCTCCGAACGCGGCGCGATCATGCACATGAAGCTCATCATCGTGGACGGAATGGATGTCGTCGACGGCTCCACGAATCTCTCGTCGTCTGGAGAGTCCCTCCAGGACAACGAGATGACCGTCACCCGGAACCTGACCATGGCCGTTGAGGCTCGCGCGCGAATCGACGCCATCCACACCCACATGCTGAAGGCCCGGCGCGCGGCGGGTGGTCGGTGAATCGCCAACTCCTGCGCCCGGCCGTGTTCGGGCTGAGCGACGGCATGATGTCGCTGATCGGCGTGGTCCTGTTCCTGCTGGGCCACCAGTCGCTGATCTTCCCGGCCGCACTGTCGGGCGGAATCTCCTCCGCGCTCAGCATGGCCGGTGGCGAGTGGCTGTCGGACTCCGACAGCGGCTTGGGAGCCTCCTGCGTCATGGGCGCGGCCACCGGCGCCGGCGCAGTACTGCCAGCCATCCCGTATGCACTCACGTCCGGCGTGGTCGCGCTGGTGTGCTCCGTCGTCATCTGCCTGGGGATCGGTGTGGCGGTGGCCCTGATGCGCCCTGACCGCCATCCGGTCCGGGCGCTCGCCGAGACCGGCGCGGTCCTCGGCCTGATCTTCGTCGCCGTGCTGGTGTGCGGCCTGTTCCTGCCTGGGAGTGCCGCATGAGCCGCCGCCTGAATGACCGCTTCGTCGATGCTGCCGACAAGGTCAGCTACGCGATCGGCACCCCTCTCAACATCGCTTTCTGGTTCGTGGCGCTCATGGTGTGGACGCTCCTGGGCCCGGAGATCGCCCACGACCCCTTCCTGCCGAGCTGGTTCACCTCAAACAGCTGGAACTTCCCGCTCAACACGGTGACAACGATCTTGGAGCTGTTCATCGGCTACCTGATCGCTGCGAGTAACAACAGGCAGGAGCGGGCACTTGAGGCCCTGCTCAACCACATCGGCGCCAGCACCGACGAGACCCTGACCGACGACCGCCAGGTCCTCGCCCTGCTTGCCGCCCTCACCGACCGGCTGGCCGCCGTCGAGCAGAACACAGCTCCCGCGGCCTCCATCCAGGGCGACACCCCAGGAGCCTGACCCTTCCTCAAACCCTCAGTCCCCGCCGCGGCGGGGACTTTCCCATGCCCGGAGGGCCCATGTACGCAGGCACCACCCCCACCAAGTTCGGCCGGCACGCGACCCCGGAGCCGATGCGCCTGGACCGCATGCACCTACACCGCGGCGAGAAGCTCACCACCGTCGACCACGAGTCGCCGATACCCGTGTTGGACCAGGAAGACCTCATCGAGCAGGGCATCGACACCTCCCAGCTCGTGCCCGGTGCCGCGAAGGTCGACGCGCTCGGGTCGTGCACCTGCAACGCGGGCACTGCGTCTTTGGGTGAGCGGTACGCCGCCGTGCATGGGGCGTCGACCCTGTCGCAGATAGGACTGTCTGGAGACGCGGTCGCGGACGAGGAGTTCGCGATCAAGCTGTACCACGCGGTGACCGACCAGACCGGCGACCCGGCCCAGGAGTGGCCGCCCACGGACTGCGGGTCGACCGGCCTGTACGTCTGCACGGAGCTGGAAAGCCAGGGACTCATCCAGGGCCACAAGACCGCCTCCGGGACCCGCAACCTGGTCTCCCTGCTCCAGGGCGGCAGCGTCATTGTCGGACTGCCCTGGTTCGAGGCATGGATGGAGCCCGACAACCTCGGCTTCGTCGACGGCGACGGCGGAATGCTGGCACTGGAGCGCGCCATCTCCTCCGGGGTCGCGGGCGGCCACGAGACCTGCATCACCGCAGTTGAGGCCTTGAAGTTCGACCTGATCGGCCGGATCGACGGCGACAAGTCCCACGTCCGGGTCCGGAACAGCTGGTCGTCGTCGTGGGGCGACAACGGCTCCTACCGGATCCACCTGTCCACGCTGGCGCTGCTCGGCAGCTACGCGGACTTCAAGCAGTTCGTCATCGCGGCCTGAAAGGGGCTACCCATGAACAAGATCCTGAACGTCATCAAGACCGAGCCCGTCATGCTGACCGGGCTCGTGCAGTCCCTGCTGGCCCTGGCCGTGGGTCTCGGCCTCAGCCTGACCGGCGGCCAGACCGGTGCCCTGGAGGCGGCGACCACGGCGGTCCTGGCGCTGGTCGCTGCCGTGTCGGTGCGTCCGTTCCCGGTGGCGGCGCTGACCGGTGCCGTGACCGCGATCGCGACCGTCCTGGTCGCGTTCGGGGTGCCTCATGTGTCCTCGGGCGCCGTGTCTTCTCTGAACGCCGTGATCGTCTCGCTGATGGCTCTCGTGCTGCGCGGCCACGTCACCCCGGTCGCGTCGCTGCCGAAGCCCGCCCCGGCGCCGAGCCCGTCCCCGGCTGCTGGCTGAGGGGGCGCCATGCGCACGATGTTCGATGCGGTGACGCCGTCGGCGCTGCCGCGGTCGGCCGTGATGGTGGCCGGCTACGTGGACGGGATCTACGCCAACCTGGCTGCGATCCGGTCGGAGTTCCCGAACGCCATCGAGGTCTCGATCGCGGTCGCGTGGTCGGATCGGGCCCAGGTGCTCGACGTCGAGTCGGGCGACGCCACGCCCGAGCAGGCGGTGACCTGGTGTACGCAGACGATGAAGGACGTCCCGAACTCGCTGCTGACGGTGTACTGCGATGCGGCGAACTGGCCTGCGGTTCGGGCTGCGTTCCAGGCGGCTGGGGTGTCGGAGCCGCAGTACTGGATCGCCGCGTACGACAACAGCCCGACGATCCCAACGGGCGCGATTGCCCACCAGTACGCATCGACGGACGCCTACGACACCTCCGTCGTGGCCGACTACTGGCCCGGTGTCGACCCCGTTCCCCCGACCCCGCCGACTCCCCCGGAGGATGCCGTGACTCTTGCTGATGCACAGCTGTTCGTCGAGACCCTGATGGGCACGAAGGTGACGGAGGTGGGCGACGCCCAGTCGGCGACGCGGACGTTCCTCCAGGTGATGGCGTTCATGGATGAGCACTACGGCGCCCTGGCCTCGGCTGTGGCTGAGGCCAACGCTGCGGTGAAGTCGTTGTCGGAGCAGGTGACCGCGCTTCAGGCGGCCGTCGCCAAGCTCGCGCCTCCCGCGTAGGGCCGCCACGGCTTGTTGCCCCCGTCGTCTGCTTCGGCAGGCGGCGGGGGCTTTTTGTCATTCCGGCTTGGGCCGGTCCTCTGGTGCCCCGGCGGCTTTCCGTAGCGCCTGCCACTTCATCGGGCACGCGGGCGAGCATAGGGCACCGGTCCGACAGGTGTGCGAGAGGCGCGCTCTGGTGTCACGCCGCGACGGGCTCGGGCTCGTCCTCACCCTCGCGCGCCCGCCCGTCCCGCTCGGCGACGGCGGCCATGTAGACGTCGACGAGCCGGTGGTACTCGGCCCGCTGCTCGACCGTGACCGGCGACCGCCCCGGCAGGCCCCGCAGGTACGCCCTGATCGCCCCGTTGGCGCGGTCTATCGCACACTGCGGGTCCGGGGCGGGGGCTGGGGTCACTGGATCAGTGTCGCAGGCGCAGTGGCAGCACCACGACGCGCCGGTCGTTGCGCCCCTGTCGGCCACAGCGGTTAGCGTGGACCCCAGGCACAAACGTGGCCCCCGGCGATTCACGCGCCGGGGACCACGGACCTACAGGTGACACCTCAGACCGCGAAGCGGCCGCCCTTCACATCGGTGATGAATGCCGACCATGCGTCAGCCGTGAAGCCGAGCACCGGGCCGGAGCCGTCCGCCTTGGTGTCGCGGACCGCGATGTCGCCGGCCGGGAGCTCGCCAACCTCGACGCACTCGTTCTGGCTTCCGCTGGCGGTTGACTTGCGCCAGCCAGAGGCCCCCTGGTCGAGAAGTGGTGCCATGAGTTGCCTTTCTGTGTGCCGAGCCAACTCACTTTGCGGAGATGGCTGACAGCAAGTATGTCCGTGTGTCCGCAGTTGTGAGAGCCTGCGCCTGCATGTGACTGAATCGGTCGGCGTGGGACCGGACCTCGGCGGGGTCGTCGCTGAAGACTCCGCTGCCGCCGTTCTCCATGTAGGCGATGCCGCCGTCCAGCGTCGCGTCGAAGCCCATGACCATGAAGCCGCCGTCGAGGCCCAGGTGGGCTCCGGCTTTGAACGGCATTATCTGGATGGCGACGTGCGGGCGCTGCGACTGGTTGAGGAGGTGCTGGAGCTGCTCGTTCATCAGGGCGCGGCCGCCGATCTCGGCGAGGATCGCGCCCTCGCCGATGATCGCCCACAGCTGCGGCGGGTTGGGGGTCCGGGCCAGTACTTCCTTGCGGCGCTCGCGCAGTTCGATGACCTGGTCGACGGGGCCCGGCTTGAGGACTTGCCTGGTCCCGATGATGGTGGCGCTGTATTCGCGGGTCTGGAGCAGCCCGGGGATGATGTTGGGTTGCCACGTCTTGATGCTGGTGGCGAGGTCTTCGGCGTCTGCGATGTCGGCTGCGGACGGCCCGACCGTGGTGTCGTAGGCGGTCCACCAGCCGCGCGTGCGGCCGTGCTTGGCGAGGTCCAGGAGCCGCTGGACGACCGGGCCGTCCTCGTCCAGCTTGTAGATCCTGGCGTAGGCGATGACGTCGGCGACGCTGACTGCGGTCTGCCCGTATTCCTGGCGGCGCAGGGATGAGGGGCCGATGGCCAGTTGCTCGGCGACGGATTCGACGCTGAGCTCGCGTTCTTCGCGCAGGCGCCGCAGCTGGCTTCCGATGAGCCGCTTGCGGATGGTGGGAACGCCGTTGTAGCCGGCCATCGGTATCTCCTCTGGGTGAGGGGTTCTGGCAGAAGCATGCTGCACTCTTCCGGGTGGCGCTACTCCCGAAACCGAAAATTTCCGGTCTTGGGTTCTTGCGCAATCCCATGAGCCTGCGGGACCTTAGTCCCACGCTCACCGTCAGTGCGGGAATCAGCCACGGCGAGTGATCATATCGTCGTGCCCGGGGAGTGCCCCATGCCCGAAAACGCCTTAACGCCCTACACGAACGACCAGCTCCACTCCCGCGCCTGCATCCACTGCGGCCGCTCGGACGGCGAGCTGGTGCGTGCCGGCTACGTCCGCACCGAGAATCACCCGGGCGAGTTCCTGCCCTGGGCGGTCGTCGCCTGCCCCGAGCATCGCACGGGGGGCGGGTCGTGAGCATCTGGGACGTCACAACGACGCCCGCCGGGCAGAACTGGGATGCCGTCAGGATCCCCCAAGCTTTCGGCGTGGCCCTGTGCAAGCGCCTGACCGGCAACCCCGACTGGCTCCCGCGCCTGGGCCCGGTCGTCCTGTCCGAGCTATCGGAGGCCACCTACTGGCTCATCCCCACCGGCACCCGCCCGGCGGACTGGCCGGAGCCGTGCCGCCTGCTGTCCACCGGCACGTGGATCGTCCTACCCGAGGACTCCCCCGGCCCCCGCGGCGCCCGCTGGCTCCACCGGCCCGACCAGCTCACCGCCGCCGTATGGCTCACCAGGGCCCTCGCCCAGGCCCCGGTCTGCGTCTGCGGAGTCCCCGTCACCGGTGTCCCGACCGCCCTGGACTCGCGCGATCCGAGCGCCGGGATAGTCGATGTCACCCACGACGCCTGCTACCAGTTAACCCTTGACCGGCCCCTCGGATACCGCCACGAGGGCGCCCGATGACCTACCACCTCGAGTACACCGGAGTCACCATGACCAAGTCCTCGTCCTCCAGCGCCGTCGTGCACCTCGCGGCCGAGACCGCACCGGTACTCCCGCCGGCGTTCACCGAGGCCGCGGGCGACCTCCAGTTGGCGTCGCGGGCTATCGCCCGGATCCCCGGCGGCGAGCACGACATCACCGCCCTCCTCCAGACCACGATCGTCTGCGTCGGCCGGGACCAGCTGGAGGCGGTGCAGGCGGTCGCGGAGTTCGTCATGCGCTCGCCTCGCGCCGAGATCCACAATGTCGCCTGGGCCCGCGTCCCACTCGGGCCCGTAGATGGTCCGTGGCAGTATCAGGCGACGCTCACCGTGTCGTACCAGGACGTGCAGGGCGAAACGACCGGAGTCACCCACCACGCGAGCCGGCCGGAGAGTTGAGAGGGGCGCGCGGGGGGCGCGTGCGCGCCCTCAATGTGCGCCAGGGCGGCGACCCGCCAGGGCCACAGTGGTTACGGGGCATCAGGTGGGGCAGGTGGAGTGGCATCGATACTGGGTTGCGCCCAGTCGTCGCCGAAGAGCCATGCGAGTGGTACGGCGAGGGCCCGGGCGATGCGGGCGGCGTCGTCCACGTTCATCGGATGGTGGCCGTTCTCCCAGCGCGAGATGGTTTTGCGGTCGACGCCGACGGCTTCGCAGAGTTCGTCTTGGGTGATGCGGGAGCTGCGGCGGAAGCTTCGGATCCTGTCGCCGATCTGCTCGCGGGTGCGTATGACCCAGGGGTCGGCGGGGTCGGCGGCTGACATGGCATAACGCTCGAACCTACAAGATCAAATGTCCGTACCACCCGGTGGTACAAATGTGCGCGCGAGAGTGGAAGGGGTCCGCTGTGATCACTGCCTTGATAGATGTCTCCGCCACCGATAGGTTCGAACGCATGACCGGGTTAACCGCAGTTCACGGCCGCTGACCTCCTCGCCTCCATGCCGCGCAACCCGGCACCTCCAGACCGCCGCGCACCCCACCCCAGGGGATGGCGGCCCCATGTTCCCGCCCTTGGCATATGCCAAAATTTGACGCCGTCTTAACCCTCACCCGTGGCGGCCGGGTAGCCCCGCCACCCCCCTGCGGTGGCGGCCTTGATCGTGTCGGGCTTTCCGGTATGCCACCTTCGCAGGGGGCCTGACACGCATCAGCCCCCCTTTGGGACGCCAGAGGGGGGCTGACTGTTATCGCGCAGGAGCAACCAGTGACGAGGTGCGGATTGCGGGACATGGAGGGGACATGATCATGGTTCACGCAGTGGTACGAAACATGTCCCCGGCGGTACGAAAAATGCTTCGGGTACCCGCCTCACCTGCGGCTTAGGCCACGCGAAATCACCATGCGCTGGATCTGGTTGGTGCCTTCGAAGATCTGCATGATGTACGTGGCTTCTCACCCTAGCAAGGCGCCAGAGCGCTCCAGGGGCAACTCCCCCCAAGGCCAAACCCGCAGGTCCAGACCCTGGGGGCTCCAGACTTTCACCCGGGCGGCCGACGGCAGATGCGCTCAAACGAAGATCAACTGGGACATGTGAGGGACAATCAAGAAGACAGGTCACACTGCGGGGACATCCGGCTCTGGGATGGGCCCATACTCCCAGTCTCCGCCGACCTCCTCGTGAGCCTCTTCCCACAATCGCTGAAGTGCGTCCGCGAGGGCCAACTCCATCTTCAGCGTAGTGTGCGAGTACGCCCCCTCGCTGCCCTGGATAACGTGACCCATCCGCTCCTCCACCACGATCCGCGGCATCCCGAGCTCGTCCAGCCACACCTTCATCGAGTGGCGGAGCCCGTGCGGCACCATGTTCTCGACGCCGATCACCGGTCGCAGGCCGGCGCGTGCGGCATGACCGCGACTGCTGGGGCGCGGGGGAGTTCCGTTGACGATCGGATCCCAGGACTCGCTGTAGAACTCGCCCCCTGTAAGGACTCTGCCGCCCTTCGGCGCGGTGAAGACGAGATCCTGGCCGTGTGAGGCGAGGAGCTGGCGAAACAGGACGGTCAGGAACGGCGGCAGGATCAGATCCCGGGTGCTCATGTACTTGGGGGCCAGAAGAGTGGGCCTGCCTCCCCGGTACTGGCTCTGCGTCCTGAGCAGGATCCTGTTGCCCTGGGGCGCGTCGTCGAGGATCAGGTCCCCGCGCCGGAGGCCGGCCACCTCTCCGATCCGCATGCCGGCGTAGGCGTGCGTGAGCACCTGGACATAGAAGCTGAGCCCGCGCAACTGGAGGGCGTTCTGGGCTACCAGCAGGGCCTGCCGTGGCGTGGCAATGACCTTGTCCTCTTGCTTCTGGTTCCCGCGGAAGCGGCCGCGTCGTGCGGCTTTGCGCGTGGGGACGGGGTTCTCGGCGAGCAGCTTGGATACAACGGCATCATCGAGGATGGTACGGAAGAGGCTGACCAAGCCCGAGACGGTGTTGGGTTTGTAGGTCTGGTTGAGTCTCTTCTCCCAGGCCCTGTAGGCGACGTTGGTGATCTGGGCGAGTTCGACGTTGCCCCACTCCGGAGTGATCACGGAGTTCAGGCGGCTGCGGTAGCTGCGCTCGCTTCCCTCGTCTACGTCCAGGGCGTCGAGCCACGTCTCTGTCCATTCGGCGAACGTCGTGCGCCCCTTCTTGGGGTTGACGAAGTGGCCGTTCTTGGCTTTCTCTTCGAGGCTCGTGGCGTACGCCTTGGCTGCCGTCTTGGTGCGGAAGCGCTCGCCGGCCTCGTTCCGGCTGACCCAGTCCCAGACGCCCTTGTCGTTCTTGTACTTGCCGCGCCAGTAGTTGTCGCGCTTGTGGGCTGACGCCAACGGTCTCTCCTTTGGACGCCCCGGGTGGGCGCGGCGCGGCCGCGCCGCGCCCCGGGCGGTTCTAGGTCAGGCCACGAACGGCAGGAGCTCAAGTACCTCAGCAACCGTCAACTGGCGCCCACGATCCTGTGCCTTGCGGTTGATCTCGTCTTCGAGTACAGCGGCTTGTGGTGCTGTGATGTGACTGTCGGTCACCCAGACGACCAACCCGAGACCACTCTCCTCGTCGTGCAGAACCTCGCCGCCACAGGGAAGTGACGGGACGACCTCCACGTGTGCGCGCATCAACGCACACACCCCCTTACCTGGCAGAGCTGCCACCCTCGCAGGTAGGAGAAGATAGAACCACACCCGTGTGCAGGTTGTGTAGAGGGTTCAAGCAAAGGTTAGCAAGCGGCGATCGAGGCAGTCAGTCACTGAAGTTCCTCGTTGACGATTTCCCGGACCCGCCTCTGAATGCGGGCCCAGCGCAGTAGAATCTCGCGCTTGTCCTGGTCGGAGGCATCGTCAGGGAGGGCCTTGGCGACGAGTACCAGCGGGGTGCTTGAGCCTGATGAGGTCAGGTCAATTACGTCTGTATCGAGCACGGCGCCGTCGGTCAGTTCCATGACAACGCGCTGGGGCATTCCTTTGGCGTACGCGGGTGCGGCGTTTTCGGTCGGACTGGCGGGCAATGCCTCCGGCTCTCGCGCGGGGTCACCGCCGGCGAGTACTGCTTCGGCGGACCCGTCGGCCCAGCCGACCGCCCGGGCGTATGCGGCGATCGTGTTTGTGAGGCGCTTGGATTCGCCGCGCTCGATGGCCTGGAGGGGTCCGCGCGTGATGCCGATCTTCTCGGCCATCGCGACCTGCGTGACGCCCAGGCTCTTCCGGGCGGCGGACAGCGCCGCACCCAGACGTCCCCAGTCTTGTTCCATGGCTCCACATCATGCCTCATGACAGCGCAACCAAGAAGAGCCCCTTTGAGCCTTTTGACCAGCCCCTAATGCTCTCTTAGAGGGCCCCGTGGTGGCAGAACAGGGGTCATTGGGAGCACCTACACGTATGTCATGACCATGCGGTATGCATCAGATGCACTGAAACAGTGCACCCATGTCGCGAGAAGCCTTGCGCGCGGCATCGCGTGAGCCTACATTTGCTCTGTGACACCGAACGGAACGGCCATCAGGGCCCTGCGAACGGCACTGAAACTAGGCATTCGCGTGGTAGAACAGCGCACCGGACTAGACCGGAGCTTCCTCTCCCGCCTCGAACGCGGAGAGCGCGGGGCGACGGAAGACCAGCTCCGCGCCATAGCCAGGGCCATGGATGTGCCCGTCGCCGCCATCAATCGAGAGGAACAGTCGTGACCGCGCCTCGCACGAAGAAGAGCCCCCCGGGCCCGGACGCGGAGAGCGCCGCCGAGCTCCAACACTTCAGCCGCGCACAGACCGCCAAGCTGCTGGGCGTCTCCCCGAACTACCTGTTCGGCCTCGTCAAGCGCAACGAGATCGGCTACACGGTCATCGCCGGCTCGTACAAGTTCCTGCCGCGCCACATCCGCGAGTACAGCGAGCGGTGCGAGGTCAAGGCAAAGCGCGTCGCGGCCTGAAAACAACGGCCGCCAGCCCGGGGTCGCACCCCCGAACCGACGGCCTGCCTCCCACCCGCACCAATTCATCTCAAGAGAAGGGTGGTCGACGTGACCATCTTGGCACCTGAACCGAGAACCACCATCGACCTGGCGACGGTCTTCCGTGTCGCCGCGGATGTGATCGAGCGGAACGGCCTGGCGAAGGGCCAGTTCGTGGCGCCGCCGGCGGTCCCGGACGCGCACGGTGTCCTGCATGCGAGTGACCCGCAGTTCCGGCCGGTGGACATGGTCGGGGCGATTCGGATCGCGTGCGGCGAGGACCCCGAGCGGCCGGAGGATGTGCCGGACGTGCCGGTGGTGGCTGCGGCGCTGGAGTTCGCGTCGCTGCACATGCGGGGTCTGGCCCCGTGGACGGACGGCCGCCCGGACTACATCGAGCACTTGGCGGACTTCACCGACGTGTCGTCGCGGACTGCCCTGGAGGTGTCGGCGTGCCTGGTGCGGCTGGCGGTTGAGGCTCAGATGGCGGTCGCGTCGTGACCGCCGACCTGCTGCTCGCCCCACCGGCCCCGAGCGCCGACGCCGTCGCTGTCCAGACCCGGCACGCCGCCTGCCTCCGTCGCGAGTGCGACGAGTGCCGGGAGGTCTTCGACGAGTGCGAAACCGAGTTCCACGAGCCGTCCGAGATGTGGCTGTGCCTGGACTGCGTGGCTGCGGTCGAGCTGTGGGCGCAGGAGAGGAAGGACCGCCGTGACTATTGCTACCGGTGATGGGCGGCCGGTGACGGCCAAGGAGTTCAACGCGCTGTACCCCGTCGGCACGCGGGTGGTCGCTTACCCGGACAGTCGTCTCGGCCGGGCGCTGGTGACGGTGACGCGCACCGAGGCGTGGACGCTCGGCCATGGGGCCGTGGTGGTCTCGGTCGAGGGCTACGCGGGCGGCATCAGCCTGACGCACGTCGACGTGATCGGCGGTGCCGAATGACGGCCCCGCTGAGCGAGGACCGCCTCGCCGAGATCACGGCCCTGGAGGCTGCGGCGACCGCAGGTCCGTGGCATACGGCTCGCGAGGCTGGGACGAGCTCGTACCCGCCGGACTTCGTCGCCAACTGGGTCGGCGAGCACATGCAGGGCGTCGGCACGTTCGACACGGGTGTCGGCGAGCAGGCTGAGGCGGACCTGGAGTTCATCCTCGACGCCCGCACAGCAGTGCCGCAGCTCCTGGCCGAGGTCGCCCGGCTGAAGGCCCTGGTCGGCCCGGAGGACGGGATCACCCAGGTCCGGGCGCTGCCGACGAAGGCAGGCACGTGGCGGGTCCGGTACCGGCACGACGGCCGTCGCAGGTCGTCCTCGCAGTTCGAGACCGAGGACGCGGCGCGCGCCTGGATCGAGCGCAAGGCACAGCAGGCAGGCGGTGCCCGGTGACGACGATCGCCCCTCCCCTGCCGTCCTCCCCCGGCCGCCGCGTCACCCCGACCGCCCGACTCGTCCTCCCTGCCTCCGCCGAGCGCTCCGCATGGCTCGCCGCCCGCAAGCGCGGCATCGGGGCATCCGACGCGCCCGCGATCCTCGGCGTCGAAGACTTCGGCAGCCCGCGGCACGTCTACTACGACAAAACAGGCCAACTCGATGACCAGGCCGGCGACGCCGCCCACTGGGGCACCCTGCTGGAGGAACCCATCGCCCGCGAATGGGCGCGCCGGAACCGGTCCGTCGTCCAGCGGGTTGGCCTGGTCGCACACATGGACGACCCGGTGCTGATGACCACGCTCGACCGGCGCATCACCGAGTGCCCGCTGCCCGAAACCAGGTGCGAGACGTGCGCCCTGGAAATCAAGTGCCGGTCGGCGTTCAAGGGTGGCCGGTGGCACGGCGGGGCCCCGGACGACGTGCTCGCGCAGATCCTGTTCCAGCTCGCCGTCACCGGCTACGACCACGTCCACTACGCGGTCCTGATCGGCGGCAACGAGTACCGGCAGGGCGTGATCCGCCGCGCGGATTACGAGACGACGATGCGGGACATCGTGGCCGCCTGCCGCCGCTTCTGGGACACCTACGTCATTCCCCGAGTTGTGCCACCGCCGTCCGAGCATGGTGCACGTGAGATCTCGCTGTACCGGCGCCTCAACCCGGAACCCGAGGGCGTGGTGCACCTGGACGACAACGACGACGTTCTGGCGGCGCTCTTCAACTACGAGGAGAACCGGCTCGCCGAGGCTGCGGCCCGCAAGAAGAAGGAGCTGGCCCAAGCCGAGCTGCTTCGCCTGCTGGGCACAGCACGGCACTGCTTCCTGAACAACGACCCGGCGTACTCGCTGGAGGCGCGGCCGGGGCGGGCGACGACGGACTACGAACGGTTGGCCGAGCGGTGGCCGGAGGCGTACCGCGAGTGCGTCACCCGTAAGCCGTTCGAGCAGCTGTCCATCGACAAGGCGTACCGGCTGAAGCCGACGAGGGAGGAGTCCTGATGGGACTGGCTGAGACAGCCGCTGCACTGGCCGGGCGTGACCAGGGCGAGCCGCTGTATGAGGAGCCGGCTGCGGTCGGCATTGACCTGAGTAACTACGAGACGGGGGATGGCGACCCGGACATGGTGCCGGTGCACCTCGCTTGGCTGCGGGTGCGTCGCGACATTCGGGCGATCGGCAAGGGCGAGCTGTACAACCAGTCCGGGACGCGCTTCAACTTCCGCGGCGTCGACACTGTCGTCAACGTCTTCGGGCCGGTGACGATCAAGCACGGTGTGTCGGTGCTGCCGGTGAAGGTGGAGGCGGAGTACGGCGAGAAGACCACCAAGTCGGGCAGCAAGATGCGCGAGTGCACTGTCTTGACGACGTGGGAGATCCTCGGCCCGAAGGGCGACAAGCTCACGGTACAGACCCGCGGTGAGGCGCTGGATACGGCGGATAAGAGCACGACGAAGGCGCAGTCGGTGGCGCTGCGAACGCTCTTGCTGACTTTGGGGCTGACCCCGACAAGTGATCCCGATCCGGATTCCCAGCGCCTGGAGCGGGGTGAGGCTCCGGTCCGGGCGGCGGCGAGCTATCTGGACGAGATCACGAATCCGCGTACGAGTGTGGGTCGTCTGCGCCAGATCCATCACGAGCTCCAGCAGACCCGGCAGGTGGCCGCTTTGGTGACCAATGAGACCGGGGACGAGGAGCAGATCGGCGCGATGGTCGTGCGGATCGGCAAGGAACGCGCCGCCGCCCAGCAGTCGGGCACCTGACGCCCCCTGGGGCCGCTCCCCCACCCGGGAGCGGCCCCGCAGATCCACCACCAACCCAGCACCTCCCCGCGAAGGGGGAACCCATGCCTCTCACAACCGGACCGAACGTGCAGGTGTTCGCGTTCAACGACACCGCTGTTCGGGCCCTCACCATCGACGGCGAGCCCTGGTGGATCGCCCGCGACGTGTGCGCCGTACTCGGCATCAGCAACGTCGCCGACGCCCTCGCCGCGCTCGACGACGACGAGAAGGGGGTCGCTACTACCGACACCCCCGGCGGCCCCCAGCAGATGACCACCATCAACGAGCCCGGCCTGTACGCCCTGACGTTCCGCTCCCGCAAGCGGCAGGCCAAGGACTTCAAGCGGTGGGTGACACACACCGTGCTGCCCGCACTGCGGAAGACCGGCACGTACACCGCCGAGCCACCCACCACTGTCTCATGGGACCAGGCTGCGGCTATCGCCCGGCTTCAGTACGGCCTGGACGTGGACACGGCGGGGCTCCGGGAGCTGCTGTCGAAGGGCGGCATCCTCACGAAGGAGCTGCGGCCGCATCGCAAGTGGGAGCACCTGTTCTGGCCTTTGGCCAACCGCTGGGAGATCCACGCCGCAGTACTCCCGCAGCTGATCAAGTTCGCGGTGACGGTCAGGCGCCAGTTGGCGGCCGCCGAGCAGGACTTGCAGATGTCCCTGCCATTGCCGATCTCGGCGATGTTCACGGAGGAGCCGGCACTGTCGCGGCCGCCAACGCCCGGCGCGGACATCCTGCGGCTGCCGCGGACCCGACGGGGCGATGCTTCGTGACTCTCACCGAGGTCTTCGCGCTGGCCACGCTCGCGCTCTTCGCGGCCGCCTTGATCGGCTTCTCCGTCTATGCCTCCCACAACTCCCAGCCCCCGAGGGGTGATCGTCATGAATGAGATCAAGACCGGTGCGGCCCGTGACCCGCAGCCGGGTCTGCTGGTGCGGCTCGCCGAGCGCCTGGTCGACCGGCTGCTCAGCGGCCGGAAGGGCGGCCGGTGATGGCCTGGGTCTCGAAGTCGTACCTGGCCGAGCTGGTGGGCTACAAGCAGGTCTACGGCGCCCGCCTGGAGGAGCACCACGGCGCACTGGTCTCCTGCTCCGACGCCCTCGCCGGGGCAAAGGCCACGGCCGATCAGCAGCAGCGCGACAGCGAGATGAAGCTGCGCGAAGCCCACGCCCGGATCGCCCCGTTGGCGCGGGACGTGGCCGCCCGGGACCTGACCATCCGCGGTGCGGCCGAGGAGCGGGGCGCGGCGCTGGAAGCCGTGGGGGTCCTGGCCACCGACGGGGATGCGGATGTGCTGCGGCGGGTCGTGGTCCAGCACATCGTCGACGGGCTGCGGTCGGGATCGGCTGCCGCTGCCGACCAGGTGCGCTCGTTGCAGTCCGAACTGTGGCTGGCCAATGTGTCGGTGGACGCCGACGTCAAAGCCTTGCTGGATGCAGCGCAGGAGAGTGCGCCGTGAGCGGCCTGCGCTGGTTGGTCGCCTTCGACCTCGCCGCCGCCCTGCTGCCGTTCACCCGGCGCCGCCCGGAGATCGCTTACGCCGGGTTCGACCCCGAGCCTGTCCCCGCCGACTGGCAAGCGGTCGAGCCCCGCTGGGACTGCACGCCATGCCACTCGGTACGTGCCGCGGTCGAAGTTCCTGGCGGCTTCAAGTGCCTGAACTGCGGTGCGACCGCACCCGCCGAACCCCAGCACCTCACCCTCACAACCCTGGGAGAACGCGCATGATCCGCAACACGAGCGCCGACATGAACGACCCGCTCGAAGCCATGCTGATGCTCGCTGAGGCCATGGGCCCCGGTGGCCCGAGCGGCGCGATCGAGGCCCAGGAGAAGGCCGGACAGTCCCAGCTGGTCCACTCCGACCGACTGCCGACCAAGATCCTCCACTGCACCGAGGCTGACTTCCTCGCGCTCGGGTTCACGTTCGGCGCCCCGGACCCGGCCGACCCGATCTTCCGCCCCGCGACGCTGCCCGAGGGCTGGACCAAGCAGGCATCGGACCACGACATGTGGTCGTACGTCGTCGACATCCTGGGGCGCCGTCGGGTCGCCGTGTTCTACAAGGCCGCGTTCTACGACCGCAGCGCCCACATGTGGACCGAGTCCGTCTCCTCGTACGTCCAGCAGCACGGCTACGACGGAACGGAGATCCACTCCGACGAGCAGTGGGCGACGCCGGAGGCCATCACCCGCGCGGCCCAGGACGCGATCGAGCAGTGCGACAAGTACATCGAGATGTACAGCAAGCCCCCGTACGACGAGGACGGGTTCGGCGAACGCAAGATCGCCAAGCACCAGGCCCAGCGCGCCCGCTACAAGGCCCTGGTCGCCCGCTTCAGCCCCATTGCCAGTAACGACACCGATGGAGTGCAACTGTGAACAAGGCCCAACTGGTCGACGCCGTCGCCGGGCAGCTCGGCTCCCGCCGCGTCGCCGCCGAGGCCGTGGACGCCGTCCTCGACAGCATCGTCCGCGCCGTCACCGCCGGGGAGCGCGTCTCCGTCACCGGCTTCGGGACGTTCGAGAAGGTCGACCGCCCGGCCCGGTTCGCCCGCAACCCGCAGACCGGCGAGCGCGTCAAGGTCAAGAAGACCACTGTGCCGCGGTTCCGTCCCGGGCAGGGCTTCAAGGACCTGGTCAGCGGCTCGAAGAAGCTGCCGAAGACTGGGCCGTCGGTGCGGAAGGCGCCCAAGGGCAGCCTGCGACCAGGCGGTGTAGAGGCACTGCGTGCCGCTGCCGCCAAGGACATCGCCACGCGGAAGCAGGTCGCGTGATGACCACCAGCCGCTGGAGCCTGTTCCTCGACGCCCTGACGCACTCCGGGCCGTCGTACCACCCGGCGGCGCGCCCTCAGCGCGGCGACCTGGTTGAGCAGTGGCTCAAGAGTCGCCGCGACCGGTTCAGCGAGCACCACGACACGCAGTGGGACGTCATCGACAACCTCCTCGACGACTACCGGCTCCACGCCGACACCGGCACGCCCCTCGACCAGCACTGCTGCGAGAACGGCAGCGTCGACGACTGCTACGGCTGCTATGAGGCCGCGAAGGCAGGTCCCCGATGAGCCCCGCGACCACGTTCCGCGTGACCGACGCTGCCACAGAAGCGGTCGCGGAGCGGCACATCCGCCGCCTCACCCAGCTCCTGCGTGTCCCATCCGTCCGGGCCAGCCTGCACCTGGCCGAACGGCACGAGACCGAGCGCGCCCAGTGGCAGCAGGCCATCAACGACGCCCACTCCAACACCGCCCGAGCCGGAGACGCCCGATGAGCACCCGCACCCGCCGCCGCGCCACCGCCACCGCGACCGCCACCCGCGCCGAACTGTCCACCGCCGCCCGCTACCCGATCACCGGCCACTGGGCAGGCCCCAAGGCGTACATCGGAATCGCCGTCGACGCCGCCGGGGACTGGGCGGTCTACGACTCCAACGCCGGCACCAGACCCCCCGACTACTGGAACGGCAAGGAGTGGCTGCCGCTCACCCCGCAGTCCGCCCCGGTCGCGCACCGCTGGAACCGCAGCGATGCCGAGGCGTGGGCCCGGCACTACGCCCAGCAGGCGGGCGTGATCTACCAGAAGGCCGAGACCGCCGAGCGCCGGGCTTTCCTGCACTGGCTTGCCGGGCACGGCGAGCTGGCCATCCAGGAGGTCAAGGACATGCTCGACGACCTGCATGCCACCCGGCAGCCGGTCGCCTCCGTCCAGCCTCTCGCGCCGGAGACCGTCCCCAGGGCGACGGCCGAGCCCGACACAGGCCCGGAAGAGGCTTCGGAGCCGATCGACGACACGGTGCAGATTCCGACAGTCGACGGCGAGCCCACTGCCGCCTACGACCTGCCGCCCGAGCCCGACGACGAGCCCACCGAGCTGCTGCCGCAGATCCCCCAGACCACCTGACCGGCTGCCGCCGCGGTCCTCCCCTCCCCGGCGGCAGCCACCCCGGGCGGCGCGACCAGCGACCGCGCCGCCCCACCACCAACCACCGAACGGAGGCCCCGATGCACCCCTGGTTCGACATGGTCCTGACCGTCACCATCCTCGCCAGCATCGTCCTCGTCCTCGCCTGCGCCGGCTGCTGGGTGTCCTGGCGCCACGCCGTCGAAGTCCGACGCGACGCCCGCCAGCGCCGAGCCCGCATGAACGCTCACCGCACCACCCAGCACTGCGGGGAGGAGCGGTGAGCACCCCCCGGTACATGAAGGAATGGCGGCTCCGCACAGCCCGCGAAGGCCTCCTCCTGGTCGACGCCGAACCGTTCCGGCAGCTCGTCGCCCAGTGGGTTGCCGACGGCTACACCTGCGGGCAGATCGCGGCCGCATCCGGCTACAGCGAAGAAGGAGTCGGCCAGCTCCTCCACGGCAAGCGGGCCCAGATCAGGCCCGACAGTGCGGCGAAGCTCGCGGCGACACGCATGCACCCGGGTCTGATCCCGGACTACCTCACGATCGACGCCACCGGAAGCCGCCGACGGATGCAGGCGCTCATTGCCATCGGCCACACCGCCATCGCGATCGCCCGGGAACTCAGGGTGTCGCGGGAGTTCGTCTCCAACTTGCTGGCAGGCCGCTACCCCACGATCCGGCGCCGCTACGCCACAGCAGTCGCTGAGCTGTACCGGCAGTGGTCGACCATCCCCGGACCGTCGAAGCGATCCCGCACCACCGCCGCGCAGCGCGGCTTCCACGGCCCACTGGCCTGGGGTGACGACATCGACGACCCCGCCGCAGTCCCGGAGACGGACGTCACGGAGGCCGAACTGAACCGCGACGAGCTCGCCGCCGAGCGGGTCACCGAGATGTGGCTCCTCGCCTCCGCCGGCCAGCAGCCCGAGCAGATCGCCCGGCGGCTCGGCATGAGCGCCAACCAGGTCCGCAACCGGCTCAGCACGCTCTTCCCGCATCTGTACCTCGAACTCACCGCATAGGAGCCCGTCATGGCAGGCGAAACCTTGATCACCCTTGTCGGCAATGCCGTCGAAGATCCCCAGTTGCGGTTCACGCCGTCGGGCGCTGCGGTCGCGAACTTCCGCATGGCCTCCACGGCACGGACCTACGACAAGACCACCAGCACCTGGAAGGACGCCGAGCCCCTCTACCTGACCGTCAACGTGTGGCGGCAGCAGGCAGAGCAGGTCGCCGAGAGTGTCCTGAAGGGGATGCGGCTCGTCGTGACCGGTGCGCTCAAGTCCCGCAGCTACGAGAAGGACGGGCAAAAGCGCACCGTCTTCGAGATCGAAGCCGAGGACGTCGCGGTCAGCCTCAAGTTCGCTACGGCCAAGGTCACGAGGGCTGACCGGTCGGGCGGCCAGGGCCAGCAGCGGCAGGGCGTCGGCCAGCAGGGGCCGCAGGCCGATCCGTGGGCGAGTGGCGGCCAGCAGTCCGGCGGGGGTTGGGGTGCGCCGCAGGGGCGCCAGGGCGGCACCTCGGACGAGCCCCCGTTCTGATCAGGACCGGCCCGGGGCGACCGTAACGCCCCGGGCCGGCTCTCTCCACTATCCCGCGTTCGTTTTTGAGTCTCCGAGAGAAGCCTTATATGGCCGAGAAGGACAAGCGCACGTACGTCCGTCTGCATGACGGGCTGCCGGACCATCCGAAGATCATTGAGGTGGGTGGTGAGGCGGCGTGGCTGTACGTGAGCGCGCTGTGCTATGCCTCCCGTCATCTCACTGACGGGCTGGTCCCCCGTCGGCTTGTCCCCCGGCTGACGGATTCAAGCAACTGGGAAGCAAGTGCTTCGGCGCTTGTTCGCGCAGGTTTGTTCCACGAAGGAAATCACGACTGCCACCACTGCCCGGGGGGACAGGCCGACCAGTACGTCATACACGATTACCTTGATCACCAACGGTCGGCCACCGAAGTCCGCGACCTCCGCGCCAAGCGCGCCGCCGCAGGTCAGATGGGTGGCAAGCGCTCCGGCGAGGCCCGTCGGGCAGCCTCCGAAGCCCAAGATCACGACGAAGCAAGTGCTTCGGATTTGCTCAAGCAAACGCGAAGCAAAAACGAAGCAGAGACAGAGACAGAGACAGAAGTAAAAGAGAAGCGGAAATCTTCCCGCCGAACCGAAGCCGAGCTCAACGCCGGCCGCGACGACGCCGACCGCATCTGCCGCCACATCATCGCCGCCCTCGTCGCCAGCGGCAGCAAGCGCCCCAACATCACCCAGCGCTGGCGCACCGCCGCCCGGCTCCTCATCGACGACGACGACATCACCCCCGACAAAGCCTGCGCAGCCTTCGACTGGGCCCAGGCCAACCCCTTCTGGCAGGCCCACATCCTGTCGCCCGTCAAGCTCCGCGAAAAGTACGACACCCTGCGCCGCCAAGCCATCGCCGAACAGCAGCAAGCCAAACGCCAGAACCAGCAGCGCGACACCAGCCAGACCTACGCCGAGCGGGGGATCTTCTAGTGACCATCACCGACACCGACCCCCTCGAACGCGTCGAACCCCACGACCTCGCCGCCGAACAAGCCCACCTCGGCACCGTCCTCGCCAACCAGAAACACGCCGGCAGGATCCTCCAACTCGTCGCCCCCGCCGACTACTACCGCCCCGCACACGCCCTCATCCACGCCGCCGCCACCACCCTCCTCGACCGCGGCGAACCCGCCAACCCCATCACCGTCGCCGCCCAACTCCAGGCCACCGGCCAGACCATGCGCGCCGGCGGACCCGACTACCTCAACACCTGCCTCGACCTCGCCGCCACACCCACCAGCGCCGACTGGTACGCCCACCGCATCCGCTCCCTCGCCCAACGCCGCGCCCTCATGGAAACCGGCATGAAGATCACACAGATGGCAGCCGACCCGCGCAGCGGCGAATCCGGCGACCTCGCCGAAACCGCCGTCAACCTCACCCGCCAAGTACGCGACGCCGGACGCGCAGCCGACGACACCCCCATCACCGACATCCACGACTTCCTCGCCATCGAAGACACCTACGACTGGGTCCTACCCGGCCTCATCGAACGCGGCGACCGGCTCATGCTCACCAGCGGCGAAGGCGGCGGGAAATCCACACTCCTACGGCAGTTCGCCATCACCGCCGCTGCCGGAGCCATGCCCTTCGGCAACCAGCCCAACCACCTCGGCCCCCAAAACGTCCTCGTCCTGGACTGCGAGAACAGCGCCCCCCAGTCCCGGCGCCGCTACCGCGCCCTGATGAACACCGCCGAACGCCTCCAGCAGCCCGTCAAACGCGGCCACCTCCACATCGACTGCCGCCCCGAAGGCGTCGACCTCACCCGCGCTGACGGCCGCGCCTGGCTCATGCGCCGCGTCGAAGCAGCCCAGCCCGACCTGCTGATCATCGGACCCGTCTACCAGCTCCACGCCGGAGACCCCAACAGCGAAGAACAAGCCCGCAAGATCACCGTCGCGCTCACCGAAGCCCGCCTCGCCGGCCGCGGCTGCGCCATGCTCATGGAAGCCCACGCCGCCAAAGCCAGCGGCTTCGGACCCCGCAGCCTCGCCCCCGTCGGCAGCAGCCTGTGGCTGCGCTGGCCCGAGTTCGGCTTCGGCCTACGCCCCGTCGAAGACGAACGCTCCGCCGACCAGGACCGCGCCCGGCGCGTCGTCCCCTGGCGCGGCCTGCGCGACGAACGCGCCTTCCCGAAATTCGTCCGCCAGGGCGACCCCGGCGACTGGCCCTGGATCGCCTACCGGCCCTCCGACGCCGACGACAACGGCAACTCCGCGACGGGGGTGGCGTGGTGACAGGCACCGACTCGTGCCCCGACTGCTGCCGCCGCGGCGTGAAGCCTGCCTTCGGCTACGTGGTCGACGGCGAGACCGTCACCGGCTACCGCTGCCCGCGCTGCCGCCACGTGTGGACGACCAGCCGGCTGAACAGCGCGTACCCGCCGCCGGGACCGCAGGGGACGTCAGCCGCCGCCTAACTGACCGACTAGTAAGTTCGCCGCCCTACGAGGTCGGCCGCACCAGCCCACCCCACCGCACCAGCCTGGAGCCCTCCATGGCAAAGATCATCCTGTCCGCCGTTGAGAAGCCGTACTACGAGCGGTTCTGCGCAATCGCGGACGAACTCGACATCCCCTTGAACCACACCCACGTCAAGCTCTTCGCCCGGGCTGCGGCGCGGATCGCTAAGAGCTCCGAGGCGGCGTCAGCGGATGCCGCACCCAAGGAGAGCGCTGTGCGGGCGCCTGCGGGCCCGAACACCCCTTCGGTGCCCATCGGGTCGTCCGGGACTGAGATCGGGCCGCACAGGGCCGCACAGGCGGTCCAGTCATGAGCAGCGCCAGCATCGGCCCGGTCGGCCGCACCGTAGCCAGGAACATCCGCCAGCTCCGGGTAGCACGCGGGCTGAGTCTCCGTGCCCTCGCTCAAGCCGTTGAACACTGCGGTGGAGCGCTCAGCGCTGACGCCATCAACAAGATCGAGAACGGGCGCGACGTCGACACCTCAAAGCAAACCCGACGCGTGGACGCGGACGACCTCCAGGCACTCGCCGCCGCCCTGACCGTGACGGTGCAGACACTGATGGCCGCCGAAGCGTGCCCGCACTGCCATGGCGCACCCAAGCCAATGACCGCATGCCTGGCGTGCGGAGCGGAGGCGCAGCCGTGACCGAGCCTCGCAAACGATCCGCCCCCGCCACCGCCCGCATCGCCGAACGCGTCCGCGAAGCCCGGCGTGCCAACGGATGGTCCCAGGAGCAGCTCGCCCGCGCCCTCCAGCTCGCCGGGCGCCCCACCAAACGCGAAACCATCGCCGAACTGGAGACCGGCCGACGCCACGACATCACGGTGAGCCTGCTCCTCGCCTTGGCGACGGTACTGCGCACGCCGGCCGCCGAACTCCTGGCCAGTACCGAGCAGTGCGCCGTGTGCCGCGACCGGCCACAGCGCGGGCTCAAGTGCATGACCTGCGGGCGGGAGGGGTCACGGTGATCGCCATACACGTTCAGGCTGGTCACGCGCGTGTTCGGGCAGCACGATGGGCCGTCGGGCGCGGGGGCCGGACGGCTGCGGGGCGGGTGGGGCTATTCGACCGGCGGGGCTGGGTCGTTGGCGTCGGCGGCGAGCATGGCGTAGTCCACCCAGGGCGGTTCGGCGAGGCAGTCTCTGCGGTTCTTGGCGAACCAGTCCGGTCGCTGGGCTTCGAGTTGGGCGACGCGGTCGCGGGCTTGGCTCCGGGTCAGTGCGGCGATCTCGGGCCACTCGGTCAGCCACGCCGGCTGGGCTTGAGTGACTGCCGCTGTTTCTGGCGGGGCGCCCCCTGCTCGCTTGCGGATGGCTTCGGCGCGGTCGCGGTAGGCGGGGTCGGGGCCGATGCCTTCTTCGCGGACGAGTTTCCGCACGTGGGCGGCGGTCCAGGGGGAGGCTTCGGCGATCTCGGTGCGTTTGACGCCGGGGGCGCGGTAGGCGGCGAAGATCGCTTGTTCGACGGCGTGGCGGGCCTTGTCGAACTGCTTGGTGGCCGCTTTGACGGCGGCGATGTGCGGGTCGTCTTTGTCGGTCATGGGTTCAGAGTATCGCTGAAGTCAAGCGATGGATTTCATCGCAACGAATCATCGATACACACTTGCGATCATGGGATGGCAGGATCCATACTAGAGACACAAAGCAGCGATGAAAATGATCGCTCAATTCCCCGGGGGTCCACCGTGAATGCTGTCGCCCGCAAGTCCGTCGCCCGTCTCCGCCAGGCCCTCCACCGCGCCGCCCACACCGGGCGCCAGCTCCTCACCGCCGCCCTCGCCACCTCTGCCGCCACCCTGATCCGCCGCGCCGGAGCAACCCTCACTGGCTTCACCGCCGCGCAGCTCGCGTCCGCCGCCGAACTGATCGAGGACAACGGCATCCACCTCCTGCGCGGCCGGATCTGGCTGACCGTCTCCACCGACGGCAGCCGGGTGCACCGCACCACCACCCACGCCTGTAGCTGCGAGGCGGGCATCAAGGGGCGGTCCTGCTACCACCAGCTGGCCGCCCGCGTGCTGGAGGTCGAATAGACCGACTACCCCACCTACGGCGACATCGTCGGCCGCCCCGCCGACGACCCACTCCGCGACCAGATCCAGGCCACCCCCGGGTGGACGCCGGTCGCGATCCCGGGGCGGCCGGGCTGGTGGCGTCACTGGATCGACGGCCGCCAAGTCGATCTCGCCACCGACCAGCCACCCAACCAGCCCGCCGCCTAGGAGCCCGCCATGGCCACCACGCCCGAAACGCCCGAGCAGTGCGCAGCTCGCCTTGGCCTCTCCACAGCCTTCGTGCGGCTGCACTACCGCTCCCACATATGCGTTGACGGGAAGGGCTACCAGTTCTCGTGCCTCGTGAGCGATCCGGATTTCACGGAGGTCGCTCACTACTTCATGCGCCAGAACGGGATCGACCCCTCCTGACCGCCGTCCGTCCGCCCGCGCACCACCCCGACCCAGGAGACCACCACCATGCCGAAACACCGCCCGAGCCGCTACATCACCACCGAGGTGGAGGTCGACATCGCCGACTACCTCACCGAGGTCGACGACGAGGAACTGGCCGAGCTGGGCCTGCGCCGCACCGACCCGCTCGCTGTCGCCGACGAAGACTTCACCGACCTGTACAACGCCCTCGACGCGCTGCACCAGCAGGCCCACTCCGATCAGCCGCTCTTCGTGGACGCCTGCCTGCGCGAGCCGTGCCGCTCCCTATCGCTACGGAAGTTCCCGGCTCTGAATCGCCGTGTCTGATCGCCGCCCGGCTGCCCGTCCCGCACGGGCAGCCTGCGAGGCACTCAGCCAACCGTCAGGAGCCCGCCATGATCGCCATGAACCCCGCCGACTACCCGATTCCCGCTGTCCGCTTCGCTGGCGGCCGAACCCTGCACTGGGTCACGGACCCGGGCGAGCACCACTGGGGCGGGACCCTGCACGCCGCGTGCGGCAAGACCGGGCGCCAGGGCGACAGCTACGGCATCCGGCAGAAGCCCAAGGCATGTGACGGATGCCGGAAAGCACTCGGCCTGCCCACCCCCACCGCCTAGCCGTCTGCCCGCGCCACATCCACCGGAGACCACCCATGACCAGCACCACCGACCTTGAGCAGCAGATCGCCGACCTCGAAGAGCAGCGAGACGAACTCCAAGCCCAGGTCGCCGCCCTGACCGACGAGCGCGACGACCTGGCCAACACGAACGCGCTCCTCACTGCGAAGGTCGACGACGCCAAGCGGGCACTCAGCGAAGCCCTTCGCGACCTCGACTACTGACCCGTCTCTCCGCACCCCACCAGTCCCCAGGAGCAGCACCGTGACCACCGATCCCGCCGTCACCCACCCGAGCATCGAGGAACGCATCGCTGCCGCCGGGCGTGCCTCGTGCACCTGTGCTCGCTCGCAGGGCCTGCACTCGAAGTCCTGCACCAAGTACGTGCCCGGGCATGACCTGGCGTCCCCGGAGGCGGCGGCTCGCCGGCTGGCCGAGGAATGGGGAGCTGTGTCCGTTCCCTTGTCCGACGCCCAGCTCGCCGCGACCGCCCGCCGGATCACCACTGCCATGTTCGCGGGACTGATGCCCGGCGAGACCGGCAGCAACATGGCCGACCAGCTCGCGGAGAGGGTCACCGCGCCCTACATCGACGCGGTCGAGCGGCTGCGCGCCGAGCTGGCCCAGGCCCGCACCGCCGCGATCACCGTGGCCGAGGCGCGCCGTGACGTCCACGAGTCCCTGGCTGGCCTGTCTGCGTGGGCTGCTGATGAGGTCCGAGAGAAGGTCGCGCGGCTGGAGCACGCGGTCGAGCGGCACATCCGTGAGCAGGTCGCCACGGAGATCGAGACGACCGCCGAGGCCAACCGGCAGGGACTGTTGCCGCGCCCGAAGGTCGGCACCGCCGAGTTCATGAACGACTTCGAGTGGGCCGCCGCCGTCGCCCGCCAGGCCGACGACACCACCAGCAAGGGGAACTGATGTCCAGCCAGCTCGGCCGCCGCTTGGCCGCCTCTGACCTCGCCCACGACGAAGCCCAGCTCCACCGCCAGACCACTCAGCTCGCAGAGGCGTACACCCGCTACGCCGCCGACGTCGCGAACCCGCAGCGCCTTGTCGTCAGTGAGGCTCAGCGTCTCGCCACCGACGCCCTGGAGGTGCTGCGGCTCGCCGGGCGAGTCGAGGGCGGCCGCCAGACGATGACGTACCTCACCGACCCGAACACCACTACCAGCGGGGAGGCGTGATGGACGTCCGCGAGTGGGCCGGGACCACGGCCACGCGCTACGACCTGCACCGCTTCACGTCGCCTGTGGAGCAGGCGCTCGCGCTCGCCGCCGAATGGAAGAGGAACGGATCATGAAGCACCTGTGGGAGTACGGCCACCCGTACTACTGCGCGGAGGGCAACTACTTCAAGGTTGACCAGCACACCCGCTTCGGGTCCTGGTCCGAGTTCGCCACCGAGACGCTGTTCTTCAGCGGCGACCGCGACCAGAACCTGCTGTTCCGCTGGGACTGGAACTCCTGGAAGCGCCACCCTGATCCGTCGATGCGCGGTGACGAACCGGACGAGCTGCTGCTGTTCTTCGTGCTCCAGCGCAAGGCGTGGCTGTGCTCGGTTGGTATCGCCGTGACCGACGAGGACGAGCCGAGCGTCCGGGAGTACCTGGCCCGGTGTGCGCGAACCATGGCCGCGACTTGGGAGCCGTTCTCGCCCACTGCCGCCCCCGCTGAGGAGCCGACGCTGTGACGGATCGCCGCTTGTCCGAAGATCACCCCCGCGACCCGCAGGCCGACGATGCGGGCCCGACACTGCTCGCCACCGTCCTCGCCGAGCAAGGCGTCGCCCAGGCCGACCTGGCCCGCCGCACGAACCTGTCCACCAAGCACATCAACCTTCTCTGCCAGGGCCGTGCCCGCATGTCGGTGGACGTGGCTCTGCGCCTGGAGTTCGTCCTGGGCGTGGATGCGGCGGAGTGGATGCGCGCCTACACCGAGACGTGGATCAACGAGCAGCGGGACACGGTACAGCTGGCCGCGTTCCAGCAGCAGTTGGAGTGGTGGCGCAGGGCACGGTTCGATGACCTTGACCAGATCGGGCGGCTCTGCGACGAACGGGACGAGGTCAAGTTCTACAACGAGCAGTACGGCCGCTTGCTACACGACCTGCGCGCACACGCCAGCGAAGCCAAGAACGACGGCCGCACGCTCGACCCGGAGGCGCTGCTCGGCCTCCTCGGCAGCGACGTGCCCATCGACTCGAAGGAGGCCACCGGTGCCTGACGAGATGCTGCGCGCCCCGCAGGTCGACGGTGCGCGGCTAGCCGAGAGCCGGGACCATATCCGCCTCGCACTCCACCGAGCCGACGGCTTCACTGACGGTCTCGCCGCGTTGGAGCCGCACGACTACCAGGACGCCACCGACGCGATCATCACAGCAGTCGTGCAGCCGCTCCTGGCCCGCGTGGACCGGCTCGCCGCCGAGCGGGACCATGCCCGGCGGTCCGCCGAGTCCCGCAGCCTGGAGATCGACCGGCAGCGTGACCGCTTGCGGGAGTCGGAGGAGACGGTAGCCCGCTGGCGCCAGCGCGCCGAGCAGGCCGAGGCTGGGATCGCCCGCGCCCAGGACTGCTGCGCCCTGGCCGCCGACTCGTGCCGGGTCGCCGCGCGGGAGACCGCGCAGGACGTGATCCGGCTGCTCGACGGGGACAGCCCCACACCCGGCGCGCCCCGCGCGGACGACACGGACTGGAACAGCCCTGAGGACGCCGCCTATGACCGTGCCGAGCAGGTGCCGTGCAGCACGACCGTCCTGCGCCAGTTCGGCGGCTCGCCAATGTTCCCGCACCGCCCGCACCCCTGGGCACCGCAGCCGGGCATGACACCCGCCTGGTGCCCCGGCACCCCCACCCCCACCGAGGAGTCCTGATGTCCCGCTCGTATCCGCTCGCCGACATCCTGTCCGTCACCACCGGCCGCCTGCTGTCCCGCGAGCGCATGGGCGGCATCTACAACATCCTCAACGGCATGACTGGTGACAACCTGTTCACGCACCAGCTCCCCCGCGCCATGGACGCCTGCCGCCCGTCGGTCATCGCCCAGCACCCGCAGCTCGTCGGCGTCGAGCCGCCCGAGGACATCGACGTCCCGGACCTGATGGCATGGCTGCTGGACGCCGAGCGCCAGTTCGGCCAGGAACTGCCCGTTGAACCGCTCGCGCCCGGCGCTTGGGAGCGGCGGAACCCGATTGAGGAACTGTGCGACATGTTCGGCGCCGAGCGCGTCGTCGTCGCCACCACCCCAGAGGAGACGAGATCATGACCGACGAGCAGTACACCCGAGCCCACTCCCCCGCCGTCGAGTCCCTCCACCCCACCGGCGACCCCGAGCAGGACCACCTCATCGACGAGGTACAGCACCCGGAGCTCGTCGACGGCTTCCAGGCCCTGGCGCCACACGAGCCGGCCCCCGAGCCCGAGGCCGCGGTCTAGTGACGACCCCTCTGCGTATTGCCCAGCGCATCGCCGACACGTGGTCCGTCCTGGACCCGGCGGTGTGCTGGGTGGCCGCGTGCCGCGTGTGCGATGGGGAGTTGTGGCAGTCCGCTACTGCGGACGTGTACGCGTGGCAGGACTGTCTCGACGCCGCGTGGCAGCACCGGGCGTGGCACCTCGCGGGGTGCCCATGACCAGCCACCCGATCCCCGAGAACCACGGCGCCTGGTGGCTGGTCCATGGCCGCTGGCGGGTTCTCCACGCCATCCGCGAGGACAGCATCACTCAGCAGGACATGCGTACTGCGATCGACTACGCCGAACCCCTTACCCGGGAGGCCGTGTGTGGCACGGTCCGGGCCTGGGTGATGCCCGGCATGGGTTCCCGGCTCGGGCTGCGCAGGTGCGTGCCGTGCTGCCGTCGGCTGGGCATCCTGAACGGGTGCGGGACCCCGGCGAACGAGACCAGCCTGCGGGGTGCCCGTGACTGAGCAGCCGATATCGAGCATGGTCCTGTGCTGGCCGTGCCAGACCCCCACGCCGCGCGAGTACCTGGCCCGGGATGCCCAAGGCGTGCCGACGGAGCTGTGCCGCTGGTGCGCCGCCGACCAGCCCATCCCGGACTGCGAGCCCGAGTGGACACCCAGCCGCTGGGACCACGTGACCGACCTGCCCGACATCGACCACTACCAGGAGCCACAGTGAACACCGTGGTGGGTATCGCCCTGATCCTCTACGCCGTCCTGCTCGGCGGATGGCTGGTCCGCGAGCATCGCCGGATGATCCGGCAGGAGCGGGCGTTCACCGAAGCGGTCCGGGCCGAGGGGCAGGCCAAGACGCAGGCGGCGAAGGCCGAGCACATGCGGCTGTTCGACGGCGAGCAGCACTACTGCTGCTGGGTGGTCGGCAACGAGCAGTGCGGGCTGTGGTGCTGCCACGACGGCGACCACACGGCGGATCGGGTCGGGGACTACCTGCCGATGGCGATGCCGATCATTCACCCGCTGGACCTGCTGCGGCTGCGCCTGTCGCGGTGGCCATGGCGAGATATGGCCTGCCCGCTGTGCGGTGCACGGTCCGGTCCGCCGTGGTGGACCTTCGACTACCGCGTTGAGTTGGAGGGCGTCGTCGGCCGCTTCTACGGCGAGGAGACGACGTTGAGCACCGAGCGGCACTGGCGGTTCGAGCCCTGCGGCTGCGAAGGCCGCGAAATCCTGGAGGAGCAGCATGCCTGACCTGCCCTGCCCGTGTGGCCACGGCCCGGACCTCGCGTGCCTGAACGGGAGGATCTACGGCCCGTGTGGTGAGGAGTCGTGCATCGGCCCGTGCGCGGACACCTACGGCGACTGCCGGAGCCTGGACGGCTGCTGCGACCCCGAGAACCAGGAGGACGACGATGAGTGACCTGCATCCTGCGGTGGCGTTCCTGCTCGCAGCTCACGCCGAGGCAGAGCGATGCGCCACAACCGCGAGCGACGGGCAGGGCTGGTGGCTGATCAGCCCACGGGCGGCCGACCATCGCTCCGTCGTCGAGTACGTCATCGAGGGCGAGCGAGGCCCCGTGACCCACATCGATGTCGATGAGCACGAGCCGGAGGCGCATCTGGCCGAGGCGCTGCTCATCCAGTCGAACAGCCCGCGCGCGGTCCTGTGCCGGGTTGCGGCGGAGCGGGAGATCCTGGCCGAGCACGCTGCCGGCGATATGGCGCGCGAGCGCGACGAGACGGAGTGCCGCACGTGCTCCGAGCCGCAACTGGGGTTCTCCGGGATGTGGGCCGCCGAGCATCCATGCCGAACGGTGCTGGGGCTCGCCAAGGCATGGGGATGGGAGGTGAAAGGTGACGCTGAGCTACTGCCCATCTCGTGATCTTGCAGCGAAAGTTACATCCAGAGTGTAACTTTCGCTGCACTTCCCCGCTCCTCGGTCACGCTCAGCGACGAAATGGGAAGCGGCGGCCGTTCCCGTGCATCGGTCCGGCCGCCGCCTGCGCGCAGGTTCCAGGGTCGACTGCCTGTCGGCCGGGGTGCGCACCATTGACGCTACGACCCGCCACTGACAGTCCCGCGCCACCGCAGGTCAGCCCCCGTCCGTCCCGCGTCGGCTGGCTTCCTTCGCGAACGCCTCCTCCAGCGCCACCGTGTGCTTCAGGATCTGCTCCAGCCGCGCCGCCCGCTGGGTGTGCAGCGCTAGGTAGTCCGCTAGCCCAGCCGGCCCGAGGAACGACTCGTAGTGGGTGCGGGCGTGCCGGTAGGAGGCGCGCAGGTCTTCCAAGTCGCGGCGCAGGGTGAGGCAGGAGTCCGCGGCGAGGAGCCACGGCCGTAGGGAGAGAACCGTGTGGCGCCACGTGTGCTGGGGCTGGGTGGAGGCGATGTATTCGAGGGCGTGCCGGGTCCAGCCGGGGGTGTCCGGGGTGGGGACACCGGGGGGCCAGCTCTCGGGCGGTTCGGACATGTGTTCGAAGATGCCACTACGGAGGACTCCGTACCAGTGCAGGTCACAGGCCCGGTAGCGGCTCCTGCTCAATCCCACCCAGGCGGGCCCGGAACTCAGCCTCCGCGCACTCGTCGCCAATCTCACGGGCACGCGCGTCAGGATCCGTCAGCGGGCGGTGACAGCGGCGACAGCGCACCAGGCGAGGCTTGGCCGCCGGAGCCGTCCGCGGGTCAGTAGCGGCGCCCATAGCGCTCCACCACAGCCTCAATCTCCTGCAAGGACATCAGGCCGCCCAGGCTGAACTTCTCCTCCGGCCCGAACGACTCCAGGTACAGGGTCGCCACGGCCAGCAGGTGATCTAGGTCGGTCGTGGGTAGCGTCACCGTCTCCAGCGGCTCGTCGATGCTCCGCCCGCTCACCGCCGCCCCGCCTTCCACGTGCACTCTCCGCCATGCCAGGACACGCCCATGCCGTCGTGGCCGCAGTCGCAGCCAGGGGTGTCGACGCCGGACTGGGCCACCGCTACGCGCAGGTCGGCAACCTGTGACCGGGTCATGTACATGCGCCCATAGGGATCATCCATGTCAAGGTCGATATCCCCGCGCTTGCGGATCCGCCAGCCTTGCCACTCGCTCCGCAGTCGGCTCAGCATGACCGCTCCTCGCTCGTTGCCACCCCGGCAACCGGCGCCGGCACGGGAGCGCGGCAGTCCCGTTCGCATGCCTCGCAGTCCGGCCCGACGACGCACCCGCACACCGGGCATCGGTCGTCGTCGGTCACCTCCGGGTCGGTCGCTCGTCCGCCGATCGACCCTTTGACGACGTCCGGGCCACCGTGGTTGTGCGTCGGGCAGCCCTCGGGGCAGTTGCAGGCTTCGCCGACTGCATGGGGCTGGCACATGCAGGCGATGCCGCAGCGCTCCTCTTCGGACATGTCGTGGTAGTCGTAGCCGCAGTACGGTTCGGGCTTCGGGTGGCCGCAGGGGCAGAGGCAGCTGCTGGCGCAGGTCTTGCACGTTCTGCGGCAGGCCGCGTGGTCACCGTGCACGCAGTACGTGGACACGTAGGCGTGCGTGCCGTCCGGGCGGATCGGCAGCGGAAACTCCGGCGCGCCGAGCGCGGCCCGGACTGCGGCGAGGAGTTCCGGCAGCTGCTCCCGGTCCAGTCCCACCTCTACCGGTCCGGCCTGCGTGTCGAGGTAGGCCACGTACGGCAGGTGCAGCAGCACCTCGCCTGGGCGCCCCGGCATCGGACCGCAGGTGATCACATCAGGGTCGTCGGTCACGGCTACTCCCATCCGTATCTGTCGCTGACCATCTCCATGAGCCCCGCAAGGGTCGATGCCGAGTAGCTGGCCCTCGGCGTGCCGTAGCGCCAGACCTGCTCGTGGAACATGCCGCCCTCGAACCACACGCGGCCGTTGAAGTTCATCGCCGCATGACGCCCCCAGACCTGCTCGGCCCGCAGCCGCTCCTCGAAGCCGTCGTCGATCGTGTGATCGAAGTTCGACATCCCGAGGCGGATCTCCGAGTAACCCTCGGGAACACCCCTCATCTCCACGTCGTCGGTCACTCTGGCCCCTCCTTGTCCGGGCAGCTGGGGCATTCGCAGTGCTCGTGGCTGAGTGCCACCACGGCGTCGTACTCGGCGTTGCACAGGGCGCAGCCGGTAACCAGCTCGTCGTGGCCGTGCGCGAAGCGGGAGGCTATGTCCGCGGCAGCCTGCTCGAACGGGGTCACGGGGTCGCCCTCCATCCGGGCTTCTCGGTGGCCCACTGGCGGCCTTCGGTGTCGGTCCACAGGTCGTAGCGCTGGGCGACGGCGTCCCATGCCTGTTGCCAGGCGCGGTCGTCAGCACGCTCGGCGAGCCAGAACCGCAGGGCCAGCAGGCCGTAGCCGACCAGGACGGCGGCCAGCGTTGCAGCAGCAGTCAACAGCGGGGTCATCGCGCCTCCTTGATCAGGTGCCGCCCGAACTCCAGGTGCGCCCCGACCGGCGTGGTCCAACGCCGCTGGCCGACCCAGCCGCAGCAGCACGACGCCCAGCAACCGTGACGGCCAGTGCGATACAGGGCCCGGTGGTGAGTCACCGCAGGCCCTTCGGGCCGAGCTGGTGCACGACGCGTTCGCTGGGCTGGTCCATCAGGCCCTCGATGTCGAGCCACAGCACGGTGCCCTTGGGCCAGTCGTCGGCCAGGACGGACTCGATCCACTCCTGGTTGATCCAGTTCACGCCGGCGACGTACACCGCCGTGGACATGGCTTTCCCCTGGCCCTGGGTCGCGACGATCTCGTGGCCGTGTGCGGCGAGGAAGCTGGCCTCGAATCGCAGGCAGCGGGTCTCGCAGTCGACCCAGTCGGCGTTGGGGGTGATGAACACGAGGTCAGTGACGTGGCTCATGAGGCTTCCTCCTGGTAGGGCGTGGCGAGTGCGGTCAGCACGGCCCGGACACGCGCGTCACGGCCGCAGTCGCAGGGCTTGCCGAGCACCGAATCGCAGGCAAGGACACGGTCGTGGTCCCAGCGGACAAGGCCGTGCCTCCACGCGAGCGCATCGTCCAGCAGGGTCCGCCGCGCCGCCACGTCGGCCAGGATCCGGTGCGGGTCGTGGCGGGCGATATGGGCGGCATCCCCAGCGAACATCCCGCTCGCCACGTTGGAGGGCTGGCCATCCACGTGCCAGCGCCGGATCTCGCTGTACGACCGTTCGACAGCAGTCCACTTCTCGGGACGGTTCGGGCCGTTGGACACGGCCATGAGGATCCGCTCGTCGGCGTCCATTCCGTCGCGGGCCTGCTTGGCCAGCGCGGCGATCTCCGGCGACTCAGGCATGGTGATCCTTCCGCTTGCTCTTCCCGCTGTACCAGGGCAGCGCCAGCCCGTCGTTCTCCGCACGGGGCACCAAATGCCAGTGGGCGTGGAACACACTCTGCGTCGCTTCCCTGCCGCGCGAGGTGATCACGTTCATGGGCCGATTGGTCCACCGCATCAGCTCGGCGATCCGGCGATTCGCCACCGCCGACGCCTCAGGATCTGTCGCGAAGTCGGCGACGTGCTGCTTGGGGATCACCAGCGTGTGGCCGTCAACGACCGGATGCAGCGGGAAGAACGCCAAGGCGTCCGGCCACTCGCGGACCACCGTCGCCGGCGCGAGCCCGGCAACGATCTGGCAGAACGGGCAGTCGGCGTGCTCGGCTGCCTGCACGCGGTACTGACGCTCAGCCTTGGCGTCGAGCGACTCGGGTTCCACCTCGGCCTGGTCGCCGGGGGTGAGGGTGGTGCGCGGGTCACCAGCACAGCCGATCATGACGGGGTCTCCGTGGGCCGCGAGCAGGTGTCGTGGTCATAGCAGCGGCACAGTCCGCAGCCGGCGCACAGGTGCAGCCGCTCGGTGTCGCACAAGCCGCAGCCGCCGTCGAGGGCGATCTCCAGGCTGTCGACCAGCAGCATGCGGTCGATCGGGTCGAGGTTGAGCATGGTCAGTCCTCCTCGTCGCACTGGCAGTGGTCGGCGGTCTGCTGGCACTGGTCGCATCGCCAGCAGTCGCAGCCGCATACGTGGCCGCCGGTGCAGTGGCAGTGGCAGGAGTTCTCGCCGCACGGCTCGTCGTCGCCGATGAGGTCGAGGAGGGCTTCGGCGTCGACTCGTTCCTGCGGGGTGAGTTCAGTGCTCATGAGGGTTACCTTTCACGGTAGTTGATCCGCAAATATGGTGGTTCCCAGTCTCCCACTTCTAACGCCCCGCCAGGGCCCGTACGGCATAAGCCGACGTGGAGACTTTGCGCAGGTCAGGCCGTATCCCGGTCGCCCCGCCCAACCCTCTCGATCAGCCCGTACAGCGGCACCCCATAGCCGATCCACGCGAGCAGCGACACGAGGGTGTCGGCATGCAAACCGAGGTCGTCGCGCTGCATGCGCGTGAACAGGCTCCCGGTCGTGCAGCCGGTCTGCCGGGCAACCTCACGCCATGAGATGCCGAGCTCCGTGCGTCGTCGGTCCAGCGCCGCCCACAGGACGGGCCCAGAGACGCGGTGGCTGGTGCGGGGCTGCATCACCATCAGTCGGCCTCGCTCGCAGCCGCATCGCCGAAGACCTCACGCCGGGCCTCGTCCAGCAGCTCAGCACCGCGATCCCACCGCTCCGGCACGCCCTCGATGAACTGGTCCAGGGCGGCGCGGATCGTAATGGCCTGCGCCAGCGACAGGTGCGCGTTGCGGCCGTCGACGCGGGGACTGTCGCTGATCTTCAGCCAGGCGTGCGGCCCGCTGGCGGCCGACGACTCATACACGCTGACCTCGTGGCCGTAGTCGGTGGTGATCGGGCCACCCGCGTAGGCCAGGAAGCCGCGGTCGTTGGTGGGGGTGGGTTCGGGGATGCTCACTTCAGGTTCTCCAGCTCACCGAGCAGGCTCGGGTTGACGATCCGCAGGACGGTGGCGACGTCCTCGCGGGGCACGGCGGCCCACAGGATGCTGCGAGCGTGCGAGTACTTCGCGGCAAGCCGAGCCCGCTTGTCCTCAGGAAGCTGGGCGCTCCGGTCGGGGTGGCTGTTGTGCGCGTTGTCGCTGATCTTCACCAGGCAGGCGCAGTACTCCATGGAGATCCCGTCGAGCATCGCCGCATACGAGGCGCCGGGACGGTTAGTGACCCGCCGAACGATCGTCACGACGGTCCAGGGCACGCCCGCACGGACCAGCTGCTCCGCCGTCACCTCCGTGTCCTCCAGCACGTCGTGCAGCAGCCCGGCCATCTGCATGCCCACCCCGAACGGGGCGAGCCCGGCGGCGACAGCGCGCGGGTGTTCGATGTACGGGACGCCGATCTTGTCCAACTGGCCGGCGTGGGCCTCGGCGGCGATCGCGTCGACCTGGGCGAGAGTGAGAGTCATGCTGCTCCTTCGGTTGGGCTGCCCGGCCTTCCGGCCGGGCAGCAGAGGGCGGTCAGGTGGTGGATCAGCCCCCGGCTGCCACCATCGCGGCGACGGCGATCCACCCCTTGTGCCACGCCTGATCCATCAGATAGCCGCTGCCCGGATCCCGCTTCAACCACCCCGCGTGCCCGGTCGCAGCAGCGAGCCGGACGATCCCGCGGGGGTGCTCGTCGCGCCAGTGACCGCCCTGCCGGTCGGCGACGTAGTGCGTGACCGCGGAAACGGCGAGCGCCGCAACTGCCCGGCGCGGACTCAGGCCCAACCCGAGCAGCCGGTCGGCGACCAGCAGCGCGAGCCCTTGCGTGGCGCTATACGAGGCGACGTGCCTGGCGCACGCCTTGGCCCCAACCGGGCCCGGTGTGCCCTTGGCGGTCGCCTGGGAGTCGACCTGGACCCAGTGGTCCGCGACCTCGTGAGATGCGGTCAGGACAGCGTAGGTAGTGGCGAAACGGATGGCGGCGGTCATGCTGCTCCTTCGGGTGTGGGTCAGGCGGCTATGGCGTCGGGATGGCAGGCGGGGCACGGTGCCCCGTCCGGGGTCTTGCGGAAGCGAGGATTCGTGCGGGCCGCGTCCCAGCCGCCACCGCAACGGGTGCACCACGGCGGCAGACTCGGCGGCACCACGCCGCCGGCGACCGGGCGCTGCCAGTGCGGCTCGTGCTTGGCCAGGTCCGTGAAAGACGGCTGACGCACGCCCATGTCCTCCGCGAGAGCGATCACGTCCGGGATCGACCAGCCGACCGACAGCAACAAGGCGGCCGACTCCCGGACCCGCTGCTCGGCTGCCGGGTTACGGCCCCGGCCGCGTGCGGCCGACCACGCCTCGGCAACCTTCGCCGTGTCGTTGTTGCTGTTGTCGGGCGAAGCATCGATCTCTCTCTCATCGGTGACGGCGCGAGCCGCATCGGCTGCCCGACCCGCGGCGGGAGAGAGAGGAAGGGTCCTGGGGGGATCAAAGGAAGGATTGGGCGGCGTTGCGTCCGTGACATCCGGATTCTGCGTGCGTGACGTCGGGACGGAGAATGCGTGACTCACGTCGTCTGCGTCCGTGACATCCGGTACTGTCACGCACTCTGCGTCCGTGACAGTCACGTCGTTTGCATGCGTGACACGCTTCGCCCGCGACCGACGCTGACGCTCGGCATCCCCCTCCTTCTGCCGCATCTCCTCCGCCTTCAGATCGTCCATGTCCGAGGCCGGCCGCATCAGGTGCATCGCCAGCCGGTAGATCGTGCAGTCGAACTTCGTCCCCTCAGCCCGGACCAGGCCACCGCCCTCCAAGCGCCGCAGGGCACGCTGAATGGTTCGCCGGTCGTAGCCGGTACGGTGCTGGAGAGTTATCAGCGCAGGCCTGGCCTCAGAGCCGTCCGTTTCAGCGAACTCGGCAAGCGCCGCCAGGACATGCCTGGCCGTCGTGTCCGGCTTGCCTTTGTCGGTGAGGAGCATCGGAGCATCACGCATCGCCCACTCCACTGCCTGCCAGCTCACGTGCTCGGTCTCCGTCGATCAGCAGAGGGCGGGTGGGAGTCAGGCAGCGTTGCCGAGCGGAATGCGAAGCTGCTCGACTCCCCCGAGGCACTTGTGCAGCGCGTGCAGCCCCTTCACGGTCACCCGGACCTGCGGGGCGTCGAGCTCCAACTGGCCGGTGCGCGGGTGGTAGTGGGACTGCGGGATCTCCGAGAGCCATCCGTGGTCGACGGCGTACTGCTTCGCGCGGTGCTTGCGATCAACGCCTTGCCGGTAGGCCCAGCCGGACTCCCGTAGCAGCGTGAACAGCCGGTCCCGGCCGAGCTTGATCGCCGGATCCCGGGAAAGGATCTTCGCAGCGTCCGCGACTGCGTAGTCGCCGTCGGCCGACGCCAGCACCTCCCAGGAGTGCGCGGCCGGCTCCAGCTCGCGGACCTGCTGCTCGGCGATCTCACGGCCAGCGCGTTCCTTGCGGGCCAGTTCGACGGCCCTCACGGTGAGCTGGGTCTGCCGTTCAATCTCCGCGAGCGGATCGTCCAGCGGGGCCTCGTAGCGGCCGGTCTCGCGGATCTCCCGCAGGATGGCCTTCACGCGGGCCTTGATCGCCTTGGCACCGGGCAGGCTGCTGCGGAAGATCAGCTCCCAGATGCCGTCCTCGTAGATGACGTTGAGCTTCTGGGGTCCGCCGGGGGTACCCACAATCTGGGTACCCTTCTCGACCTCGTCGAGTAGTCGCGTCGCCTTCTCCGCGTCGCGGTGGCCCATTGCCTTGGCGAAGTCGGTGGCCGCAACGAACGGGGTGCCGTCCTCGGTCATGCCGAAGCGCATCGGCGCGCCTTCGACATCGAAGGGCATGATCTCGCGCAGGTCGTTCATGACGCCTCCTGGGCCGGGTTGGTCTCTTCAAGGAGGCGCAGTGCCTCCAGGTACTTCTCCAGCAGCGTCCCGGACGGCTGTCGCTTGCCCTTCTCCCAGAGCCAGACCGCGCCCGCCGTGACGCCGATGGCGGCGGCGAGGTCTGCTCGGGACAGCCCGGCACGTTCGCGCAGTGGGGCGCGCTCCTGGACCGGGGGCAGGGCTTGGACAACACGAAGACGGGCTCGCAGCCGATCGGCTGTCGATTCCATGTCGATATGGTACGGCGACCACATCACTCATGCAATAGGCAGCGCACTCCATATCACTCAAGCGCGGCGGAGCGCACACCACATCAACACGCCC